ACAGTGATCATGTGAAGAAGCTGGTTTATAAGCTAGGCCTCAAGGAGAACAAATGTGAGGTTTGTGGTATTTCCGAATGGTTAGGTAGTCCTATTGTATGTGAACTTCATCACATCAATGGGGATACAACGGATAATAGAATTGAGAATCTTCAAATCTTATGTCCGAACTGTCATTCACAGACAGATAACTTCAGGAAGAGGAATACCAAGGTAATGAGTGCACAGAGGGAAACTTCTGATGTAGAAGCAGGCTAACTCGGTGAAGGTGTCAGCCTTATAAATGATAATAACGCCGAGCTAAGTTGAGTTATTAAATATGACTCATAAATGTGTAGAGACTATACACCTGCAACCTAAACCGTAAGGCATGGTTAAGACATAGTCCGGGGATCTGATCTAATCCTTGAAAATCTGGTGAGCAGAAGTGCTCGTGCGGGTTCGACTCCCGTTCTGGCCACAATTAAAATTATGTTGTATGCATCAGTGTGATTATTGCTGTTGGTATAATCCAACAGATTATTGTGAGTGTCCGTTAGTAATGAAAGCTAAAGCGTGTAAAGCTGCTATCAAGACTAAAGAAAGGACTGAAAGTAAAGTAATAACGTCTAAAGCAGTTAATAATGAAGATTTATGAATTTCTAAGAAAGGTTACTGAAATTGAATTGTCACAAGTCAAATATGTATTCGGTGACTGGGATTTAGCTTTAGAAGAATACGTCAATAAATGCGAAAGGCATCGTGCGCCCAATGTAATGGCATTATTAAAACTGTCATCTACATTGGGCGAACTTGTTGATTTATACAGAGGTCTCGAACTTAAAAGATATCCCATTCCAGAAACTGAATTAGAGGCTAAGAAACAGCGATATGACACTTTAATGGAATATTGTCTACGTGGCAATGGAGGACATTTATCTATGTTTGAGAGAGTGACTAACGGTTCCAGAATGGAACAGAGATTAAATTTTATCTATGAAATGCAATTAATGGCTAATGCTATACAAGGTAAAGATGTTGGCAGAGGGAAACTCCTTCGTAACTTCAGAGAAGGGAAATTCTATGACTCCTCTAATCAAATCGGGACTAAATCTGTATTTGGTAAAGTGACTAAAATACTGTAATATGAAAGAGCTATTAAAGAATTGGATACTGAAACTAGCATGTTGGCATACTTGGAAGGAATTAAAGCACATGAATGTATACATGGATGATGAAGAAGTTCCTTGTTCCCATGTATACCTTTTTGTATGCACTAAGTGTGGTAAGCTTAAGCAAGTGAAAATGAAACCAGGCTAGAGACTGGATTATAATTAACTCTAGCGATGAAGACTAAAGCAGAGTCTAGCATATGAAATAAGATGTGCTCCGAAGTACAAGGAGTGGGGTGGGTGCAGCATACCTCTTTAGGGACATAAGTCTTAATCACTGCTCCAACGCCATTGACAATCGTTTCGATCGGGTCCACAGTACGCGTAGTGGCAGGGGTTCGAATCCTCTGGTGGCGACATCCCTTAAGTCTTGTAACTAAATAACTCTTATGATAATAGGTAAGAAAGTAAATAAGATTACTAGTTCTTCTCTGGCAGAGGAATCCTCCAAGATTATTGATGCATTTCAGTCTACTGTTAATAAGTTGCGTGATGTAGCTAAAAGAGCAGATGATGAGAAAGCAGCTAAAGAACAAGAGATTATTTTATTACAAACTGAGACAGCTAATCTTAGCGAAGTCTCTAATAAAGCAACTTCCATGGCCGATAAGATTGGAAGTTTACTTCAATAATCAAATGGGTAAATTAATAGACATTAAAGACATCGAATTTGAATTAGATGAGTTTCTTAATGCTGAATCTTTCTTGGATTTAGCTAAAGGAGACATAACCAGAGCCTTTGCATTAGGATATCTTAGAGATGAGTTACAAGAACCTTTTCATGCAGCTATAGATGCTGGTGATAAGGGTTTGCGACTATCTAAGTCATTTGATATGGCTATACAGAAAGTTAGACCTTATATAGATGATATGACTAAGATATCTGATGAAGAAATGTCTAAGGATGATTTCTCATTGATGGAAGTATGTAATGCCGTATTAGATCAGCTTACATATGAAGAGCCTGAGGATGAATTGTATGTTGCATTCGTATTAGGAATGTGGACATTACATTTACTTCACAAAGCAACAGAAGCTGAAACAGATTCCGACGAAGATTTCGTTGAAGATCCTACAGCTGATGCATAAGTATACAATATTCACTGATGGAGCATACTCTCCTGCCAGAAACCAAGGTGGAATAGGATTCGTTATCGTGGAAGATGGAAAGGAAGTATTCTCCTACAGTAAAATGTATGTAAATAGTACTAATCAAAGAATGGAGCTAATGGCAGTTATAGTCGCATTAGAATCCATTAAAACTAGCTCAGAAGTCATTATAGTTACTGATTCCATGTATATAGTATGTACTCTTACTAAGAACTGGAAAAGGAAAGCCAATACTGACTTATGGGCTAGACTTGATAAGGCTATTGAACGTCATAAGCTTATAGACGTGAGATGGGTTAAAGGACATAATGGTTCTGAGTATAATGAGAAAGCTGATAAGCTTGCTTATAATGCCAGCAATGAATTAAACTTAAATGTGTATGAAGTACAAGAAGAAACAACAACGTCTTAGAGACCGTCAAGCATGGTGGGATAAGCAGTCTGATACATTCAAAAGGGCTACTACAAGACCAGGTTCTATTAAAAAGAAAGCATAAAGATTATGGACACACAAATCGGTACTAGACCCCAAATAGGAGCTCTAGAGATTCATCAAGCTTATATATTAGCTAGCTTAAACTGGTTGGAGAAAGCTAAGTTATTAGGATTTGATCACTCTTCAGTTATTACAGATGCTGAGAAGTATATGAATAACTTAGAGACTTTTAAATGCTATAACTTCTTCTCACAGAACTTTCCTGGATGCATTATACTCAAAGAGGAAGATTTTATTAATCTGAATGTTAAGTATGGATTGGTATCCGGGCCACTATCGTATTATAAAGGTGATATACCAGAAGATAATCTGGATGAAATCTTGGCTACTAAGACTACACTAGACTCGTTAACGGATAATAAATACTCTAATCGTGATAATGCTCTTATTACTAACGTAAAAGTCAATGTCAGAAGGATTAGTACCCCAAATCCATACTCTCGCTATAACTTTTATCGTGAAGAGCCTGTTTCCGAAGGTCTAATATTCTTACAATACCACAAGAAAGAACTTCTAGCGTATCCATTTGCTAAATATTGGAAGGGAAGAACTGAGGGAGTAACTATGTCTCATACTGCCTGTAAATCTACAGACTTATTTATAGCCGCACCAGTAGACGATATGCAACAACTAGTATCTTTTACTGAAACTGAGATAAGAGTAATACCACGGAGTATTGATCCGTTTGTATTCCAAGTGACCCCAGTAGGTGTTGTTATCTATTCTAAATGGGGAGAAGAAGCTAGTGATGCTATCTTTGATAATGTAAAACCTTTGTAAAATTTAATTATCGTGGAATTTATTGATTTTAAACGAGCAGTTTATAAGCAATTTGATGCCTTAGCTAATAATGCTGATAGATTGTATTTAACTAATGTTAATAAGGATGAGCTGTGGGATTGTTACATAGATTCTTATCCAGAAGACGAGAGACAATCACATACATGTAATTGCTGTCGTCAATTTATCAAACCTTATGGCAATGTAGTTGCAATAGTTAATAACAAGTTAGTAAGTATTTGGGATTCCTTAGTGTTAGATGAACCTTATGCTACAGTAGCCAGAAACTTAGCCCAACTTGTTAAATCTAAACCAGTATGTGACGTATTTGTTAGTAAGGTGGTTAAACTGGGTACAGATAAGAACAATGTATGGATAGAAACTCCTACAAGACACGTACATACATGGAATCATTTATTTTACAAGCTTCCTAATCATTTACTTTGTGCAGTATCTGATTCCGAAGAAGCAGTAAAAGGAGCACTTCGTATCAATAAAACAGTATTGAAGCGGGCTTTGGATGAGTTATCCATGGATGCTTTTGACATTGTTCTGGACTTGATTTCACAAGGTTCTTTGTATCGTGGAGACCAGTATAAATCCGATCTAGAGGCATTTGTTGCACTCAAGAAGAAATATGAAGTAGTTCCTCGTGAGGAACGTGATAATTTCTGCTGGGTTGAATCTGCTAAAGTTGGATATGTAGGACGTATTAGGAATACTGCTATAGGCACTTTGCTTGTAGACATCTCCAATGGGCGTGATCTCGATGCCAGTGTTAGTGCCTACGAGAGAATAGTAGCTCCTGCTAATTATCAAAGACCTAAGACATTAGCTACTAAGAAGATGATTCAAGCTGCTGAAGCTAGGGTTATTGAACTAGGGCTAATAGATGCACTTCCAAGGCGACATGCAGAAATTACTGACATTACAGTTAATGATGTAATCTTTGCTGATAGAAATGCTAAGAAGTCAATGCTTGGGAATAGTATATTCCAAGATTTAGCGGAAGATGTTCCAGTTAATCCTAAGAAATTAGGTACTATTGCCGAAATATCAATTGAGGACTTTATTAAGGATGTTGTTCCCAATGCTACCAGTATAGAAGTTCTATTAGAAAGTAGACATATAAACAACCTTATGACTCTAACGGCTCCATCTAATAAAGATGCAAAGAATCTATTTAAATGGCCAAACAATTTCGCTTGGACATACAATGGAGACCTTGCAGATTCTTCTATTAAGGATAAGGTGCAGGCTGCTGGAGGTAAGGTGAATGGATATCTAAGGTGTTCTCTTGCATGGTATAATGGTGATGATTTAGACATCCATATCATACAACCACGTGATAATGAAATCTATTATTCACATAGAACTGGAGCTTCTGGTGGGGTGCTAGATGTTGACATGAATGCTGGTGGTATACATTCTCGTAAACCAGTAGAGAACGTTATCTGGGAGGATGAACCACGTATGGAAGGTATGTATACCGTATATGTACACAATTTCTGCAAAAGAGATTATCACGATGTTGGATTTACTGTTGAAATTGAATGTAACGGAGAAGTACGTGAGTATACCTACACAACAGATCTTCGAGGTCGTGATAAAGTGACAGTAGCCAGATTTGAGTATTCTAAGGCCAAGGGAATTGTCATACATGATGTCCTTCCGAGTAACTCAAGTGATAAAGAGACGTGGAACTTGTCTACTAACAAATTCCACAAGGTATCGTTACTCACTCTGTCTCCAAATTATTGGAACGGTGCAGAAGTAGGCAATAAACACTATTTCTTTATCTTAGATGGATGCAAGAATCCATCTCCAGTAAGAGGATTCTTTAACGAATATCTTAGGAGTGAACTATCTCAGGATCGTAAGACATTTGAGATGTTAGCTAATAAGATGAAGGCTCCTTATTCTGATAATCAGTTGAGTGGTTTAGGATTCTCATCTACCATCCGCAATAGTGTTATCTGTAAAGTTACTGGCAGCTTTACAAGAACCATTAAAGTTAACTTTTAAATGAAAATGTTATGTTTGAGAAAGCATCAAGGGTAAAATTACGTTATTCCACTAACCGTGGAGTATTATCTGTTGAAGATTTGTGGGATTTATCTCTGGAACAACTTGATCCTATTGCTATTAATCTTAATAAGAGGCTAAAGGAATCACAAACCGAAAGTTTCATTAAGACTCGTACTAAAGACACCACTGAACTTGAACTGAAATTCAATATTGTAAAACACATTATTGACGTTAAGTTACAGGAACAGGAAGAACGCATTGTAGCTGCTGAGAAGAAAGCTAAGCGTCAAAAGATTCTTGATCTCATGGCTAAGAAACAGGATGCAGAGCTCGAAGGTAAGTCTCTGGAAGAATTGGCTAAAGAACTCGAAGCACTTAATTGATTATGGACTTTGAGAAAGAAATAAAGAAATGGCAGAAGGTGAACAGCTCTGAAACTAAAACCCAGCTCTTTGAAGCAGTAGATTACATCTGCGCTGATGAGCCTAATGGATTAGTAGGAGTGACTGGTTTGCTATTTGATGCCGATAAACTCAAGAGGAGTATCAATGCTGCGCTTTCCAGGAGAGCGGAAGCTAACGTGGTTACACGTAGATATGGTTTGCGTCAGCAAGTACTATACTTGATGTACTATGGCGAAGAGTGACTATAAGTGCTCTTGCGCTGGAAGAGGCTAAAATTAAAGGAAGCATGTAAGTAATACTGTGAGTTATGCTGACAGACCGTCCACGTGAAAAGCCCAGTACGTGATACTGGCAAGGGCGGCCGTTAAATCGGAATTGCTTCCTGTATGGTCCCATAGTTCAATGGATAGAACGCTGGTCTACGGAACCTGAAATGGCAGTTCGACTCTGCCTGGGACTACTAACTTAATAAGGAAAGAGATGACTAACTTAGAAATTATTAAAAGATTAAAGACTGCTAAAGACTTGTATGATAAAGATACAAAGCCAGGTAGTGATAAGAATGGTGGTATGTGCCACTATATGAAGCAAGCATTCAACGGAGTGTTTAAAGAAGGAATACCTCCCTCTTATAATGAATTAGTGGCATTAATTCCGGAGTTTAACCCAGAGTTTCTAGGAGGTAATGTCAAACAAGAAGAAGTAGCTAGGCTGGTCTTTTGGTGGCCCGTAGATGAGAAGAAACACAGGCTTATAGCCTTCGATAAACTCATCCATTGGTACACAGAAAGAATCAATAAGCACACTATCTTACTAAGAGCCAAGAAGCTGTTTGAAGACCATTCAGAATACTGGGGAATGTGTTTCTGCATTGAACATGCTATGGCTGGCACAGAAAGAGGAATCAACATCTACGATGAACGTGATGTAGTTGCTATGTTTCCAGAGTTCAATAGAGAGTTCTTAGGTGCACCTAAAGATAGATATGGTAAAGCTTATTGGTGGACCCCTGATAGTGAGGAAGGGCATAATGCTAGAGTTAAGGCGTTTGATAAACTGATTAAGTATTACGAAGGAAGATGAACTGGATAAGAAGAATCATGAATAGGCTGTTTGTTGATAATGAATCGTTTGATATTGATGAAGATGATATTACCATATCACAAATCAAGCGTAAAATTTACGTAAATGGTAAATTAATATCTGAAACTAATAAGGATAGCGTACATATCAGTTTTACTGGTAACGTAAAAGAGCTTAACTGTAATACATGTGACATTGATGGAAACGCTCTTACTATACATGGTAATAGTGTCAAAGTTAAAGGTAATGTAGGAGGTAGTATAGAAGCTAACAGCATCGAAGTAGGTGGTGATGTAGAGGGAGATATTACTGCTAACTCTGTTAAAGTAAGAGGTGAACATACCGGATCTATTAGTATGTAACCGTCAAGGCTTGATAGCTCAATAGTATAGAGCATCTCCGTCCTAAGGAGCAGGTTGTGGGTTAGAGTCCCACTCAAGTCACTAAAAGGAAGCTCAAATTAATTAGATTATGAGAAAGTTATTTGATTTCAGTAAACTGTTAGAAGGAAGTTCAATGAATGCAGAGGAAGCATATTCGGTTGCAACGTACAATGAAGTAGTAACTCAAGAAATTATACTTAAGAGGTTCATTAGTACTACTGACAACTTTATTAAGGCTAAAAGTGAGAATAATTACTTTAGCTTAGTAATGGATTTAAACGATGACGAACTAAAATCTATTGATGACATTCTTAAATATTACGAGGAGAAGCAATTCTTTGTAAAAGTAATTAATAAGGAAGGTTATCCCGGATTAGTAGGTAATTACTTGTTTATATCCTGGAAGAGGTAAATTCTTTATTCTAATATAACTAGTGGATGTATATGAGAGGATATGTCTACTTTAGGCATTACGAATGCCGTGAAATTCAATACTATTGAATTATATCATTACGTATTAGTAATAACTTCTTACGAAGTGCGTGTTAGCTGTTGCTAGCATTTGTAATTATCATATACGCATATGAACTTTAAAGAACAATCACAATTGGTCACTGTACTTAGGGATAAATTTAAAGAACCTATCAGTGATGATGTTATCAAAGAGTTATTCGATAAGAAGAATGAGATTGCTGCCTCTGATGTAGGTACTTCTCTTGAGTTCGATGATTTCTTTGTAGAAGTTATAGTCAGCTGGATTGGTACTGATTTAACTTCCCAGAAAGCAAACCTTCTTATTGAATTGATTAACTCCGATAATGGTGCAGTGGACGATTCAGAGGACGCACTTCTGGAGGAACTGGCGGTTTGTGAGGATTTGGATGGACTTAAAATTGATGATTCCTTCCGAAACAAATTTCCTGATTATTTTGAATAACATAGCAGGTCATGGTATTTACCAGCCAATTGCTATGAGGGGGGGGGTGTTAGTCTCCTTCTCGCTACTAATATGTAGTACACCTAGTAATAAATATTGCTATTATCGCAATTATGTGCGATGAAACCTAGCCGATTAGCGGCATTTATCGAGTAGTGCATACTTGTACTGCCGTATTGGGTCAGATTTAGATTAGTTTATTTAGATTATGCTTTATCTTTAACAGAGGTAAGGTCTAACCTATATAGCTGTCTGAGTTTGACCCTTATTTTTTTGAATCTAATTATGATTACATTTAAATTTGTTGATGGTTACATATCACCTGTTTTAAGTACAGGAGACATCATTGAGGTAGATGGTAGTTACTTTGAAATAGCTGAACCAGTTAATCCTAATGGCTCGTGCGAGTATTGCTACTTTAGAGATGAGTATAACGAATGTAGGGCAAATTACTGTCCATTAACTGGTGCTCAGGTATTTCTGAAGACATTGAAGAATAATAAACAAGATGAGAGGGGTGAGCAAGCTAAGAGCATGGCTGAGGAGGAAGGGATTTACTTCTACTGATTATATAGGAACCTCAGAATATTTTACTATTGAAGGATTTCCGCCTGTAATAAGAATCTCTGACCATGTAGGGAGAAAGGGTACGGAGACTGATAAATATGTAAATATAATACCAGATGGAGTTGACACATATATATTTGTATATGACAGAGTTACTAAAGCTATGACTTATAAGGAACTCACTAAAACTCTGGATGCATTATTACATTTATATATTACCATTCCGACCTTTCTAGCTAATAGAGCTTCTATGAAGAAGGGTTATGATGATTCTGTTAATGCAGTTAAATTAGCTTCTATGAAGAAGGGTTATGATGATTCTGTTAATGCAGTTAAATTAGCATATGCTAGTAAAATAGCCGACCAGAGAGCAGCCCTTGTTAAAGGTGCTGGTACGTTAGTCCCCATTATAGCAGACTTACAGAGACTCTGTAATATATTAAACAGAGAGAAATGACAGTCGTAATTATAGCATTGGTAATGTATGGAGTATCTTTCCTATTGTCTACATTGGCTGATTACTTAATAAATAGTCACTGTGAAGACCCAGATACCTTTTATGAATCTCTAAGTGATGAGTTTTATACTATGTCTCTGTGTCCATTCATATCACCGTTTGTATTTATTTGGCTAATTCATAAGATACTCAAGGAAATGGAGATTAACTAATTTATAAATTAACATTACAAAGTTGATGGTAATAGAAGAAGCTGATTTCAGAATGGAATCTGTAGGTGATAGTTCACACTTCTGGGATTTGTCAGTGCTAAGAACTGTCAAATCCAAGGAAGGAGAACGGCAAGAATTAAAGATAGCAGCGTATGGGGTGCCGTTGCTTACATGTCTTAAGATTATTGCCAATTATCGTGTTGAAATGAAACATCCAGAATCCATGTCTTTGGCAACTTATATTGCAGATTATAGAGAAGCAATACAGAGATTAGAAGAACTGACTAAAGGTATTTAACTATGACTTCAACTGTAGGGGTGACTCCCAAGAAAAGGTCAAGGAGAGTATATGAATCCGTGAAAGTTATGAATTGTACTAGGTGTGGTAGACTTACTAATCACACGCTGTATGATTATGAGAAAGGTATCTATAAGTGTAATACTTGTGGTACTATTCATACGAAGTAATTAGCATTTAATCTTATCAGTAAAATGGAGAAGAAGACTTTTAAGGAGAAAGAAAGTCCAGAGGACAGAGTTAAGAGACTTAGAATTAGAGACTGGAATGATGATGCTTTCCTAGTAGCTGAGCATCTGAGACAGCCTAGTGTTAAACCTTGCGACCCTAATGTTTGGACTAAAACTCCAAAGGAGCGTAAGCTGTGGAAGAAATTTAGAAGAGTTCCTGCTCCTAATTACAATTGGTCTGAGCCGGTTAAAACCATAGACATACCTGGAACTTTGGTAGTCTATGTAAAGGGTGGTAATTTTACTACAGGTAAGCTTAACCCGAAGACCAAGAAACCTATACCTAAGACTACGTTTAGTCATAAGTGTATCCAGTCTGACATTCCTTATATTTTAGGGAAGTATAAGACGCCCAAATCGGAAGTACTAAAGTATTCCTGGAATGGTAAAACGTACAGCCCAGACAATCTACCATTCTGGGGACGTTAAACTAACAGAATATCCCACCTTTCTATATGAAGTGCAATTATATCTCATTAGAAAGGATGGGGCAGAATGTGTAGGTACCAAATTCTTCTCTTCTGATAAACCTTTAAGAGTTAAAGAGTCGCAGTTCATCAAGATGGATAAAGAGATTACCTGTGCCAAGTACATTACTTGGATAGGAGCACCATTAGATTATTTGCGAAATAATAACTTTAAAGTATTTAACAGTGAGAAAGCTAGACAAAGACGGAAATCCAATACAAGAAGTAACAAGTGATGGGGTTCAAACAGTGGGTGCAGAACCTACTATGAAATATACTGAGAGAGTTATTGATACTACAAGACGTAAATGTCCTTTATCGTCGGTAATGATTGAAATGTTAGTAAAGCAGATGTCTGCTGAACTAGCTAATCATGCTTTGTATATGACATTCGCTAATTACTTTGAAGTAGAAGGACTTCCTAAACTTGGCATCTACTGGAGAGGTAGAGCTAAAGAAGAGTACCTACATCATTCGTGGATATTTGAATATCTAACCGAGAATGATGCCTTGTTCCAGTATCCCCCAGTTCCTCCTATTAAAGTGGATATAGTGGATAGAATCATGCCTTTTGCTGCTACGGTAGACAGGGAAATTGAGACTACTATGAGTATCAACAAGATTGTAGACCAGGCTCAGAAAGAAGGAGATTGGGCTACATTCCAGTGGCTAAATGGAGATGATGAAGATACTGGTATGCTAGTTAAAGAACAAGTAGAAGAAGAGTCCATTAGTAGAACTATTCTTGATATGGCTAGAGAACAAGCCACATGGCTTCGTAAAGAGAACGCCATACTTGACTTCTATAATGGTTTAGGTAGGAAATAATATCTAAATAGAAGATTAGACCATCTAAAGAGATAAGACTTATTATCTTATAAAGTTAATCTTATGAAAGAGAGAGTAGAATATAGAATTGATTCCTTTACTGATTACGCAAACATTGAACGTAAATTCATTATGGCAGCAGTGTCACAAGAAGTAGATGCTGTTATTACTGATTATAGTGATTCTGATGCAGTTCAGCATGATGGCGTAAAGAGACTATCAATAGGAGTTGCAATATGCAACCCCGAAGATGAGTTTAACGAGGAAGTAGGTAAAACAATTGCCTTAGGTAAAGCTCGCAAAGGAAACAAACATGCTTTCTACAGTACAGATTCAGGTTTAATCAATCGTGGTGTGGTAAATGCACTCTTAGATCAAGAAGTTGCATTCTTTAAACAATGCCCAGGGAAGTATATTGCTGGTTATAATACAGCAAAAGAAGTATATGAATTAGATTCCCGAATGGTAGAAGTTGAACTTAATCTGAATGATAAGGAAAGAGAATGTTTAGATACATTGCTCACAGCCTCACCAGAGAAAGTGAATGACATTGTAGATTTGTATAATCATTACTATCTGCAATGAGTAAACCATTTATAATAGGAGCTACTATAGCCATTATAATAATTGTAGTTGGTTTATTACTAAAGGAAGATCCTGTAGTGATGCCAGACACTGACAAATATGAGATGACTATTGATTCGCTTAATAAGGAAATAAGAGATTTAGCAAATACTAACGATAGTATTCTTAGTGTTATCGCTACTAGTAACGGTAAAATAGATACTATAAAGTATACATATGAAAAGGAGTTTATTAATATTACTAATCAGCCTATTGCCGATGATGTGGTGTTCTTCACAGAATATCTATCCGAAGTTGGTAAATGACTCATTAATAGTTATAACTCCTAAACAGCTAAAGTCGACTAATCTTATATTCCTGGAGCATAAGAAGTTAAAACTTGAGAAGGTAGAACTTATAAAGCAAGTAGATTCTTATGCCTTACTAACTGCAAACTTGGCTAAAGCTGATAGCCTACGTAAACTTCAACTGGAAAGAGCTAATATGCACATTAAGTTGCAAGATACAGCTATTCAAACACAGCAAGAGCAGTTACGTAAAATAACTAAGAAGAATAAAAGATTAACCACTTTATCAACAAGTCTAGGAGTAGTTACTGTAGGGGTAATAATGGCCTTATTATTCAAGTAATTTACTAAGACACAACTAAATCAGAGGCGCATGGCTAAGAAGCAATCCGAAGACTGTGACAAAGACAGAGATGGAGTTAAATACAAGTATCCTGAGCGCACCTGTAAAGAATGTGCTAAATATCCCTGTTTCAGAGGTATTGAGAAGAGTGTATGTGACTTCGCTAAATACGGTTGTGTAACTTATAAAGATGGTAAAATTAACACTAACGAATCAGAAGAATGACTGAGTACAACATTTATGCAGGGTTGAAGGGTAATATTACCTATCAAGAAACAGAAGAATTCGAAACACAACAAGAAGCTCTAGATAGAGGTAGAGATATTGCCCACGCAGATGCAGAAGCATTTGGATGGAATCCGGACGATCTAGAATGGAAAGCAATTCCATTTGAAGAAGATAATATTCCTGAAGATATGCGTGTAGGCTCAAGATATCTATGATAATAGAGACCTTACGTGTGCGGCTTGTAGCTGCACAAGAGAACGTAGGTGGCTATATTCAATATGTGTTTGAAGACTTAAAAACTGGTGCATATAAAGCGTGTACGCGATGTCACAATTGGGATAGCCCATTCCTAGTAGTTGGGGACATCGGATTCTTAAAATATAGGGAAGTGGTAGCTGGTAAGGATACTTGGTACGATTCTGAGAATAATATTCAAGTTCCTTATAAGAATACTGACTTTTATTTTGAGACTTTTATTTACGAGAAGCCACCAGAAGGTGAGATTATACTGTAAAAGATTATCTAAATTAAAGAGATTAGACCATTACATCAAATTAATATGATATATCTGTATGTTTAAAGAGAAATTGGCAGCTGCTATGAATAATATTAACTCCTTCGTATGGAAGGGTCGTAAACAAGAAGTTAATGGAGAATTAGTACAAGAGGAGAAGCGTTTGGTTGATTGTACTGAGGAAGAACTTCGTAGTTTCTACGCCCATTGTGAATCTATGCTTCACAATACTAGCAAGGAGTATCCTGGTCGTTATGTTTTATTAGACATTATTAATGACCAGAAGCAGCGTTGTAATGCCGAGCTATTCTTAAGATGGCTAGAGCAAGAGCAATATCTGCCTAGATTTAAATTCTTAGAGGCCCTAGTATCTTTCCTAGACATTAATAAGGATGCTATAGACCCTAAGGATTATCCGATTGACGGAACCATGAATAATTGTCCGGAGGAATTCAAAGATATTCCTACTGAACTTGTTCGTGAAGGTTGTTTGGACAGACTGGGAAAGTTCAACAAGCAACATATTACACTCACATTCATTCTCAAGCAAGGTCTCTGGTTTACTGCTCAAGAGAGTAAGGACTTAGTAGAGAAAGACTCTGATGGTCAGCTGAGAGACAAGCTTGTAGTGGCTAGAGAGAGATTAGGTCTTAAACCTACCGCTCCTATCTATATTACTCCCAAAGGATTGAATTATACTCAATTAAGAGCTATGGTTAATCTGAAGAGTAAGAAATATACAGAGTTAACTACAGACCAACTTAAGGTTCTCAGAAATAGAATACTCTATTCTTTGGCTGAAGAAGTTAAGTTCCACATCTCTCAATGGGAAACTCGTAAGGAACAAATTAAAATGGTATGTGATGCTAAAGGATTTACTCTGTAAATTGTATCTGAATTGTAATTGGTTGACAGTTATTAATCCAGATTATTATGTAATAGCTATGCATTACTTAATTTAATTTCATTATAGTCATATCACAAGACTTAAGGGATAGATGATTTAATTTAAGGTGTAATAGCTCTTTACATAACAAATGGCAGACTTATTTGGAAATATTACCAGAAGTGAACGTCAAGCTTTAGGTGTTCAACGATGGGTTAATAACAGATTATGTGGAAGTCTAGTCTATTGTACCGGTTTCGGTAAGACTAGAACTGCCATTATGTGTATGAAGAGATTCTTGGCTAAGAATCCTGGAAAGAGTGTTATAATAGTAGTACCTACAGATGCTTTGCAAAGACAATGGTTAGCAGATTTAGCTGAGCAAAAAGTACCTAAAGTTTATCAGGTGCTTATCATTAATACTGTAGTAAGAAAGGAATGGAATTGTGATCTATTAATACTTGATGAGTGTCATAAATACGCTTCTGATTTATTTGGAAAGGTGTTTGAAGTAGTTAAGTATAAAATAATTCTAGGTTTAACAGCAACTATGGAAAGGCTTGATGGTAAAGACAGTTACATCAAGAAGTATTGTCCTGTAGTTGATAGAGTAGATGTTGGTGAAGCTACTGCCAGAGGCTGGTTGTCTCCTTATAGGGAGTATAAAGTCCTAATAGAAGTAGATGATCTCAGCAAATATCTAGAATTAAATAGAGAGTTTTACGATCATTTCTCTTTCTTTAACCATGATTTTACCTTAGCTATGGCATGTGCTTCTAAATGGCAGAAACGCATTGAATTAGCTAAGAGAATGTGTCCTGATTATGCTAATAAGCCTGACGAATTTAAGGCTATTAATAAACAGATTCTAATACATGCAATGGGGTTTAACAGAGCCCTGCAAGGAAGGAAGCAGTTTATATATAACCATCCTAAGAAGATAGAACTTACTGATTTAATATTGAAGCACCGTCAAGACAAGAAATGTATTACGTTTAGTAAGACAATTAAAGTCGCGGAGAAGATTGGATATGGTAAAGTGTTATCTAGTAAGGAAACTAAGAAGAAAGGGCGTATGACCTTGGAGGAATTCAAGGAAGCTTAATACCTCTAAAACGTTAGACGAAGGTGCCGACATTCCGGGATTGTCAGTAGCTGTTATTATTGGATTTGATTCTAGTCCTACCACCAAGACACAAAGAATTGGCAGAGTTATTAGGAAGGCGGAGAATAAAGTGGCAGAAGTATTTACCTTTGTAATTAAAGGAACTGTTGAAGAAGAATGGTTTCGTAAAAGTACTAGTGGTAAAGATTTCATAACCATAGACAGCTCTAATCTGCTAGATGTCTTAGAAGGAAGAGAATTTACTCCTAAGAAGAACAAGGAAACTAAAATGATGTTTAGGTTCTGATGTATACTGTGAACTATCGTGACGTAATAGATCAAGAAGTTGTGTTACCTTCCCTAGTTACTACTGTGGATGTGGACATATTTGGTCTGTTACATCTATTAGAGAGACATTCTAAGGCTAGCATTTGCATTGTCTCTGCTTCTATAGGGGATAAGGTGTTAGATATACCAAACCTTATGAGAAGCCTCAAATTTAAGTAGATTCAGTTGGTAGTATAAATAGATTTGATTATCTTTGTAACTCATATCGAGAATTTGAAATGACAGTTGAACGTATAGTTGAACTATTTACTCTTACTTCCGTATTTGATGCTGTTGTTACTAATGGCATAAATGGGAAGGGAGAATTTACCTTTAATGGTAAAGTATATGATTCTAAGGCTATGGCTAAAAGACAGGAAGAACTCATTGAGGATTTCTTATCTCCATTTGAAGTAGCTGAGGATGCTTATGTAATTGAGGACACTGAGAAATCAGAATAACACTATTGCAGCGTAATAGATTAGTAAGTTACTAACTTATTAATCATTAGCTTGGATAAATTAAAGACGTCTTTGGACAACCAATTGTTAATGATGGAGCAGTATAGACTTACTGCTGAGGAGTTGTTAATGATTGAGTTATTATTTATAGCGCAACCAGAAGAAGGTCATGGAGAATTCCTTACTAAATATCTTGGATTGCCTATTACTAAAACTGGATTGAGGACTATCTTACTAAGTCTTCAAACTAAGGGAATTATTACTAAGAAGTATAAAGTCCCTGAAGTGGGTCAGAAGTTTGACCCCGAAACTGTGATCTTTAATGAGAATTTCATGAGAAATTACAGAAAGTACTCAGGAGAACTGGGTCAGGAATTATGGGATGCTTATCCTCCAATAGGTATTATTAACGGTAAAGAATATGATATGCGGAATTTCGCCAAACGATTCTTTACTGAAGATGAAATGTTCTTCCGATATGGTAAGAATATCGGATGGAGTAAAGATAAGCATAAAGAAGTACTAGAGTTAATCGACTGGGCTAAGAAGAATAAATGTAATCTGCTTAATAAGAATATAGCTGATTTCATTATATCCAAATCTTGGGAATCCATTAAAGCATTTAAGGAAGGTCACTTTGATGAAATGGTATTTGATACTATAACAGAATTATGACACATACTAATAGCTTATTAAATCTAATCGAAAGAGGTAGAAGAGGTGATAATCAAGGATTATCACTAGGTCTGCCTAAATTAGAACAGATTATTGACGGATTAACTCAAGAAACATATTACTTAGTAGCAGCAGGAACTGGTAATGGCAAAACCAGCTTAGTACTTCACTCTTTTATTTATAAAGCACTTCTTGATACAAGCCAAGATAGAGATTTACAGTTTATTATATTCTCATTAGAAATGAGTGCAGAACAGCTATTAGCTAAACTGCTTTCTATTCACATTTATGAAACTTATGGTAAACAGATATCTTTTAAAGAATTGCTTTCTAGAGGTAAGGGAGTAACATTATCTGACGAGGATTATGATTTAGTTCAAGAATGTATTCCATGGCTGGAATCAATAGAAGACAGACTTATAATACATGACGGAACTTTAAATTCAGAGAAGTATAAAGAAATGGTTATAGCAGACTTGAAGAAGTTTGGAACCTTTGTTGATGAAGACACTTATATACTTAATAATCCTAATCAGATCATAGCCATAATTACTGACCATTTGGGCTTAGTAAGACCGTTGCCAGGTCGTAGTAAGAAGGAAGAAATTGATACTATTTCTGCATATGGGGTATCATTTAGAAATAAATGTAAAGTATCCCCAATTAATATTATGCAGTTTAATAGAAATTCTAATAATTCTGAAAGACTAAAGCAAGGGTTACAGGAGCCAGATTTGTCCGATTTGAAGGAAAGTGGTTCTCCTAGTGAAGATGCTAATGTTGTATTAGTATTGTATAATCCATTTAGGAACAAATTGTCTTCTTATAGAGGATATGACATAAAGGAACTAAAGGATGGATTCAGGTCATTACTGGTTCTTAAGAATAGATTTGGTTCGTCTGACATAGCTATTGGTACAGGATTTTATGGTAGATGTGGCATCTTTAAAGAGTTACCTATTCCGTCTGAAATCAATGACTATGAGAGGTATAAACATCCAGATTGGACTATCATCGACTTTCCAGAAGATGAAGTTAAAACTAAACGAGATGATTTACGCGTAACCATAACATTATAACTTAATGAGCCAAATTATAGGACTTGGAGGATTTTCAGGTAGTGGTAAGTCTAGTTCGCTGCAATATTTGAATCCTAAAGAAACATTTATTATTAGTTGTACTCCAAAACAATTATCTATTCCAGGATTTAGAAAGAATTATAAGAAGTTAACTCAGGATAAGGACAAGAATTACGTTGGTAACTGGTATTTTAGTAATGAATTTGCTAAGGTAATGAATATTATGAACGTAGTTAATGTTAAACTGCCGGAGATTAAAGTCTTAGCTATTGATGATAGTAATTATCTTCTCTCTCAAGAAGTAATGTCTAGAAGTGCTGAGAAAGGATATGATAAGCATATTGACTTTGCAAAGCACTATTACGACTTAATTCTTAAGGCAATGACTCTCAGAGACGATTTAATCGTAATCTTCATATCACATATTGTGAATGATGGTAACGATTATGATCCTAAATATAAACTCTTCACCACCGGTAAGATGCTGGACAGAAGTGTTAATATTGATGGACTGTTTAATTACTTGCTCTATGCAGAGAAGATAGTTAATGATGAGGAAGTTACGTATAAATTCAGAACTAAATCCTTAGGTCCTGATACTTGTAGAAGTACTGCTGGATGTTTCTCTGACTTATATATCGAACCTAATATGAAGATGGTTATTGATACAATTAATAAGTTTGAATTAGGAGAATGATAGTTAAAATGCTATTAACCCTAGACTTTGATCCTGCTACTGGAGAATATAAATCTCTGAAGCAGGAGATAGTCAAGGAGGAACCTACCAAGAAGGTTACGGTAGAGGTTGAAGATACAGCGGAACCTCAAGTAACATTAGATTCCAATAAGTATATACTTAATAAGGCAGCTGCTGCTATGATAGGTGCTGCCTGGGGAGATAGAATTAGTATTAATTACCAGAAGATTGAAGGGGTAACATTCCCAATTATTGGTACCGATGAAGCTTTTGGTACCAAAGGTGGTAATAAACTTACTAAAGGTCTATCTGTAAGCTGTAGAGGTAAATCCAATGAGCTATTAAGACAGTATGGAGATACATTTACAGTAACTAAAATGAAGGGCTATGATGATTTGTTTGTATTAGTTGGTAATGCTGACAGACCTATAGAACCTGAAGTAGATAACATAGAAGTTAAGGAAGATTTTGACAATGTAGATTTGCCACTAGACACAGAGATTGAAGATGAGTCAGCCAAAGAGATTGACCCATTAACTTTTGAACTTTAATATTCTATTAGAACTATGTCAATGAATTTCAACTTATCCAACACTAACGGTACATCATCAATCAAACCTAGACTGAAACCTTGGGAAATCCATACTGTACTCTTTAAGGGTGTAACTTATAGCGAATTCGCTGGTAAGAAAGACCCAAGTACTACTTGGAAGACCATGAAGATTTCGTTTGAGAATGAGAATGGAGTATATGAAGAAACTATATTCTGTCCTAAGGAAGGTGATGATGTGAGACCAGTAACCTCTAATGGTGGGGTAGAACGTGAGAATCCGTCTAATTTGGAGAAGTTTAAGTTTATGTTAGCTCATGTTGGAGAACAACTATCTCCTAAGAAATATGAGAAGTTTAAATCTATGACCTTTGCGCTTCCCGATGAATTTGAGAAGCTAGCTAAGACTTTTATTGAGATTACCAAGGATGCTGTTAATAAGCAAACTAAACTGAAACTGATTGCTAATAAGAAGGGTGAACCTTGTTTGCCATACTTCGTTAATATTAGTAAAGCAGGTGATGCTTATATCTCTAATAACTGGCTGGGTGATAAGGTCTTCTTCTCTGATTACGAAACTAATCAGATGAATAAACAGAAGAGTAACGGTCCTACAGATATGCCGGGAACAAGTTCTGATGATTTTGGGGTAGCAGGAGATGCTGCATCAGCTAATTCAGACCTTGACTTTGATGTATAAGAAATAATTAGTAACTTTAAGGTTCTAACATTAAGTATCGAATCAATATGGTATTAGAGTATGAACCTAAAATTACTAAGAAGTATTTACTTGAAAGGCAATCTCAGGAGACATATCTTGAGTATTATCTTGGTATCCCAGTAAAAAAGGGACTGTTTAAATCTCCGTTGAGAAATGATAATTCTCCTACGTGTTCCTTTTATAGGAATGCGTCTGGGGATATCATCTTCAATGATTTCAGTGGACAATTTTATGGCAATTTTATCAGTGTAGTAATGTATAAGTATAGCTGCTCTTATTATAAGGCTTTACAAATCATTGCTAATGATTTTGGTTATATCAAACACAAGACGTTGCCTAAAGGTAGTAAGCCAGTAATTAGCAGTACTGAGTTTAAAGACAAGGGACCTGCTGTTATACGGGCTGAAATACAGGAATTCACTGATAAAGAGCTGGAATGGTGGCATAGATATGGAATTACTAAGGATATTCTAAAGAAGTTTAGAGTGTATTCATGTAAAACTGTATTCCTAAATGGGAATTATTATGCTACTACTGGTTCTCAGAACCCCATATTCGGCTATTATCGAGGTAAGAACGATAAAGGCATTGAGTTATGGCGTATATACTTTCCATTTAGGGATAAGGGAACCACAAGATTTCTCTCTAATTGGAAGGCTGTCATGTTGCAAGGAGCTCATCAACTCCCAGCAGAAGGTGATTTGTTAGTAATTACTAAAAGTATGAAGGACGTAATGTGCCTATATTCTTTAGGAATTACTGCAATAGCTCCTAATTCTGAGAATCTATTCATAACTGAATCTCAGTTTGAGAAACTCAGCAAGAGATTTAAGAAGATAGTAGTGTTCTATGACAATGACTTAGCTGGAATTCATAATATGAATCGGATAAGGAAGCAATTTGGAGTAGAATGCCTATGGATTCCTAGATCTTATGGAGCTAAGGATATATCCGACTTTCATGCTAAATATGGTAGAGATGCAACACTTAACTTAATTAACGAAGCATGGAAGGTACTGAAGAAGTAAAACCAAAGAAGAAACGTAACGGTGCTTATGCTAAACGTAAGGGTAATAATTATGAACTTAAAATTATTAAGGAATTAATTGAACTTGGTTACAAAGGATTGAAATCGTCTCGTAGTGAATCTAAGAATTTGGATGATGCTAAGATTGATATCGCAGAAACCGAGGACAAATTACCTTGTTATGTTCAATGCAAATGTACTAAGAATACTCCGTCTATTGCTGAAATCATCAAAACTTGTGGACGTAAAGACAGACCATTAGTAATAGTCTGGAATAAACAAGTTGATAAAGGTGTGAATATGGGCTCTGATGGAGAATACGTTATGATGAGTAAAGATTTCTTTTACGAACTTATTAAGAAGTCTTAGTAAGAGATGGTTGAAATTTATGAAGACACTTTAACTGAAGTAAGACTTACCTACGGCTTTGATTTGTCTTATGAAGTTCTATATTGCCTTAAAATTTTAAACTAAATAAATGAGTACTTACATTCTACCATGTTATGGTCTTAATAATGGAGACTTGTGGTTAGAGAAAGTGAGAGCTAGAAGCTTCACAGAAGCTGAAGACAAGTTCATAAACTTGTTCGTTGAAGATTATGACATAGCACAGAAGCTGAAGACAAGTTCATAAACTTGTTCGTTGAAGATTATGATACTGATCTACCTGGAGATTATGAAGAACTAGGGGTAATCATGTCAAGAGACAGAGAGATAATTATTGGTGACATCTATGATATAGAAGAATTCTAGAATCATAACAAGATGCTATTGAATGTTCAGAATAGGATTAGATATAGATGATTGTTTAGCTGGTTTCTGGGACGCTTATTGTGAGCGTTTCGATACAGCTAACAATCCTCACATGCTTAAAGACCATATAATTACTAGGAATGTACAACAGATCCTTAGTAAGGAGAGAGATTTCTGGTTAAATCTCCCAGTTATTAATAGACCTGACTTTATTCCAGAGCTGTATTGTACTAAAAGAGTCAATAATAAGGCGTGGACTAAAGAATGGCTCAGGAGGAATGGATTTCCTGACAGACCAATTTATCAAATGGTATACCAGCATGGTAACAAGGCTGATATGATTAAAGGTAAAGTGGATGTCTTTATTGATGATTCTTTAAGTAATGTAATCAAGTGTCAACGTTCTGGGGTGCCAGCGCTACTGTATCATACAGACAGAACTGTTGATTTCCCTATGTTCAAGGTATTCTCACTAAATAGAACTGAGATAATTGATGCTTATCTATTTATGAAGCAATATGCTTGAGGAAATTAAAATAACACCACTAATTGAAACCATAGAATATTTAGACATAAGTGATGAAGAATACTTCGGGGATGCTTATTCTGATTACATCAGTAACTCTAGATTGAAGCTAATAAATCCAGAGCAGGGTGGAAGTCCTGCTTTATATAAAGCTGGTTTAGAAGCAGACTCTAGGCATTCTGACTCACTGTATTTTGGTTCAGCAGTGCATGAATTAATACTGCAACCAGAATCATTTATTCTTGTAGAAACAGTTAATAGACCTACGGCTAAAGCTGGATTCATGGCGGATGAATTATATCCTACATTTGTAGCTAATCATGTTGTTACTGCTGACGAAATTATAGCAGCATCAGATAAAATTAGCTATTATAAGGGTAAAATGGATGCTGATAAGATGGAAGCTCTACGTATTAAATGCGAAGACTACTATGCTCAGCGTACAGCCTATGAATGGGGAAGTAAATATGTTGCCGATAAGGTTCCTATTTATTTAGATCCCAAGTCTAGAGACAAGCTACGAGAATGTCTCACATCAGTTGAATGCAATAAGCAAATACAGTCATTACTAAAACCAGAAGGTTTATTTGCAGAACCTGTTATAGCTAATGAAGCAGCCTTATTAATGTCTGTGTTGGTAGAACATGGTGGCAAGAATAAAGTATTAAAGCTTAAAGCTAAGCTTGATAATTTCACATACTGTCCTGATAGCAATGAGTTAACCCTCAATGACTTAAAGACAAGTGGGCATTATCTTACTAAGTTTGGCGAGAGTTTTGATAAGTATCATTATGCTAGACAAATGGCTATGTATATGTGGATGCTTAAACTGTATATTGAGAACACATATAAGGTCAAACCTTCTTTAAAGGCTAATATGCTAGTAGTATCTACAGTTCCTGATTTCAGGTCTGGAGTATACCCAGTTACTAATGGTCATATGAAAGAAGGATTCTTAGAGTTTACTAAGTTGTTACGTATGGTAGCATACTACGAATTGTATGGATACGATGCTGATGGAATACTATGAACCAACTCTGAATGACTTAAGGGAATATTATAAGGATTACTTCAGTTTGGGGTGTTTAGCTTGTGATATAGGAACTAAGTTTGCCTTAATCTCACTAATATGCTTCCTTACTAAACAAGCCAGAAATAAGACTCCTAATGCTACTACTTGGCAAGTAATTCAGAAAGTTCGTAAGGGCAAAGAGTCTCATAACTCTGAAAGGATTCTTAAAGGTCTTGCAGTTATCTGCGATGACTTCATGAGAAATACCACAGAGTTCCTTACATTCGATATGAAGTCTTCTAAGGAAATGGTTGATAAAATCAATGAGATTCTTGATAAAGAATTACCCTGGGAAGATTCAACTCCAGATTTACCATTTTAAAGTGTATGAATAACACTAGATATGTAAACAACAAGGCTATTCTTAATAAGTTATCCGATTTAATAGACAAGTATCCAGACATGAGATTTAATCAACTGTTATGGGCTACTGGAATAATCACTAATGATGAGAATGGCATAATAGATAAATTCTATGAAGAGAGTGAAGCTACATGGCGTGCAATAATACATTTTGCTTTCCACCTAATGATAATAGTTAAAATAATTTAGCGTATTATTTATTAGTCATTACTTGTCCAATTGGAGATAAAGTAGTACCTTTGCAGCATCCTCCCTGAAAGAAGAGGTCAGATTGAGAATACAACATTAAGATTATTTTACATCAGTATTGCTTGGTAATCCAATATTAAAGCAGTACCTTTGTAATACAATAACAAAGAGATTACACTCAATGGAATAATGTTTAAAACTCAATTAATTATGACTAATCAAGTAAATTTTAAGAAAGTAGAAGTTAAAGGTTACACTAAACAAGAAGCAGTTGCACAAGCCCCATTCCAAGTAATTCGTGATGCTACTCAGGCATGGAAAGCTGCTGGTAAGCCCATCACTGACAAAGCATTGAAGGAATTCTGCGCTGAATATCTTACTAAACATACTAAGATGGCTGCTGGTGTTGGATGTTCCATTACGTTTGAGGCAGGTTCTGCTGACACTCGTGAGCGTCCGTACACTATGATTGACATCAAGAATGAGAAAGGTAAGAGAAAGTACAAGACTGGTTATCAAGGTATTAATCCTGCAACTGGTGAAGTACTGTTTATCAATTTCGAGACTAAGACTAAGGCTAAAGAAGTAGCTAAGGAACTGTACACTAAGAAAGACTACACTGGTGACGTATATTGCAAGTATATTAAGGCAGTAGTTGAAGGTGAGGATGGTGCTTTCGAAGTTAAGTACACTCCGTCTAAGTCAGCTAAGATGGGTACATATATCTGCTTTGGGGTTGAAGGATAAGTTATAACTTCTATTGACCTTAAATATCAAGGGGATTATCTTATGTTTAATAAGGTAGTCCCCTTATTCTTTATAGATACTTAGTAGCAAAGAGATTAGAAATTTTATATTAAGGCCGAAAGGCTATCTAATTTACATCAGTAATATGAGAAACGAAACTCTAGTCAAATTGATCAGTCACTTACATAACGTAATTAAAGATAATGTTAGTATGAATGCTTATGCTGAGAAGACAGGTCTTCCTCAGAATTATTTCTGCAATAAGCGTAAGCAACTGGAGTTTGACTATGAGGCTAACAAGGTATCTAATGAACAGTATTCTACTGTCATGGATTTGTTTAAACAGATTAAAGAACGAGGTTATGTTGGAACTACCAAATCCAAATCCAAAGCCAAGAAGACCTCTGAAAAGACTAGTACTGGAACCATTCAGCATATAAGAGACACAGAAGGTAAGATTATTGCCTATGAATTTACTGTGCCTTTGCGTGATAAAGCTCCTTTAGCCGGAAGACTTACACGTGATGAAATGAATATGATTTATAGATTGTATTCATATTATGGCTCTTCTATCACGCAAAGAGAAGTTAGCCGTAGCTTCCCAGAATATTCATTGGAAGATTTCAAGAAGATTCTGAGAGTATTTAATATTACTAAGGCTTCAGCTCCGTTTGCTCCTCATATCATAGAGGAGAATACTCCTGAACAGCTTCAAGTTATGCAACTAAGAGAGAAGGAGAATGACTTTCTTAGAGGCATGGAAGCTCAAAGGATAAAACAGAATGAATCCTTATTAAAGAAGTATGCATTAGAGAATGCAGAATTAAAGTCTAAGATTGAAGATGGTAAACACATTCTAGAAGGTTTAGACATTAATAATTTGTATGATTGGGGCAAAGCACCTATGATAACCAATGGCAAAGACTTAATCATTTGGTTATCTGATATTCATACTGGAGCAGCTGTATCTCCACAATCTATTTATCAAAATCCTTATAATGAGGAAGAGATGAAGAGAAGATTTGATATGATTCTTAAAAGAGTGTATACGGAAGCCTATCATATAGGTGGAGGATTTGAGAATATCGTTATCTGTAATCTTGGAGACTCTCTAGATGGATATAATGGTCAGACTACTAGAGGTGGGCATGACTTAGCTCAGAATATGAGCAATAAAGAGCAACTGCATACTTATATAAAACTAATGACTAGTTTTATTAAGTCTATACAGGAAGAGATTAAGCATTCCAATTTATATTATTACTGTGTTGGGGAATCTAACCACGATGGTGATTTTGGATATGCTGCTAATATAGCATTGGCTGCTATACTTGAACAATTCGATATTAAGTGTCAAGTATTTGATAAATTTATCGGAGAGTTCAAACTTGGTGACGTTACCTATGTAATATGTCATGGTAAAGATAACAAGGATATGTTCAAGAATTTGCCGCTAACCTTAGATGTAAAGACTGAGAATTTTATTAATGAGTATCTAGATAATAGGGGAATCTCTGGTAATGTAGTCTTTGTAAAAGGAGACTTGCATCAGTCCGCTACTACCTATGGTAGAAGATTTACTTATAAGTCTGTAGGCTCATTATTTGGAAGTTCTGAGTGGATACACAAGAATTTTGGAAATACATGTTGGAGCTGTGACTATTCTATTGTCGACGAAGCTGGTAATAGATTAGATGGATTAATCACAGCTAAGTCCTAAGTTAGAAATTCTATAATTCCATACAAATAGTTTTGATTCGTCCATATTGTTTAGTAACTTTGTCAAAAAGTTATTAATATATGGACGAACAAAATTTTAAATTTAATTATGTATTCCAGGGACAAGATTGTACCCTATCAACTGGAGTCTATAAGATTACTATCCAGAATCATGTTTACATCGGTAGTGCAGCAATCTCTTTTAGAAAACGGTGGAGACAACACCAGTTAGACTTTATTAGAGATATACACCACTCTAGGTTCGTGCAGAACGCATTTAATAAATATGGCATTGCCACATTTGAGATAATGGAATTATGTCCTAGGGAACTATGCATAGAGAGGGAGCAATGGTGGATAGACACTTTGAAACCAGACCTGAATATTCAAAAGATTGCTGATAGTGCTTTAGGAGTCAAGAGGACTGAGGAAACTAAGCGGAAATGTAGAGAGGCTCACTTGGGAAAGAGGTTGTCTGAGGAAGCTATAGCTAAGAGAACAGCAAAGCAAGTTAAGACAATCTATCAATATGATTTAGATGGAAATCTAATCAAGGAATGGGATAGTGTTAAACAAGCTGGAGAAGCTCTTGGAATTAATAGACCTTCTATTAGTAACTGTTTAAAAGGTAGATACAAGTCTGCTGGGGGATTCATTTGGAGGTATTCTGTGGAAGAGGTTTCTCCTGTGAAGAAAACCAAGTCTATAGAACAATATGATTTGGATGGAAATTTAATTAAAGTATGGGATAGTATAAATTCTATTGAAAATGGGACTGATTACAAAAGGAAGACAATTTATGCTTGTGCAAATGGTCAAAATAGTACAGCGTATGGATATGTATGGAAGTATTGTAGATAATAAACTATGCTTAATGTCAGAATTATTACTATAATGCCTAAGAAACTTACTACTGAAGAATGGATTAATAAAGCTAGAATTAAACATGGAGATAAATATGATTATTCTAAATCTGTGTACACTGGAAGTAGAGATAGAATAATCATCACTTGTCCGAAACATGGCGACTTTACAGCTATATCCGGATTGCATATTTCTAGAGGGGATGGTTGTCCTGAGTGTGCTTCATTAGCTAAAAGTAGCAAGCTTTCATTATCTAATGAAGAATTTATTAACCGTTTACGTGACATGTTTGGGGATAATTATGATTACTCTAAAGTCAAATATAATGGCACTAGAGGGTATGTTACCATAGTATGTCCTAAACATGGTGAATTTTGGCAGACTCCAAATAGCCATATACAAGGTAGTGGCTGCTCAAGTTCAAAGGGCGAAGAAGAGGTATGTAACATTTTGTTAAGTAATGGAATTAAATTTATAAGGGAATACACTATCCAAGTGCCTAATGAGATTAACACCTCTGGACACGCTTATATTGATTTTTACTTACCAGAATATAATACCTTTGTGGAATATAATGGCATTCAACATTATAATCCTAAAATGGCATTTGGCGGGTCTTTCAAATTTGAGCGACAACAAGCTCGTGACGAGTATGTTAGGCAATATTGTAAAGACAATAATATCAAATTAATAGAGATTCGTTATGATGAAGATGTGTGGGAAGTTTTGACCAGAGAACTTCTTGATAATCAAACAACAAACGAAGAATGCAACTGACGATTGATCAACTGTTAAATGGTAAAGCAACCAGAATAGGGAAGCGTAATTACTTCCCTACGGCTGCTTATGTAGAGCCTTTTATTGAAAGAATGTCCAAGTTTACTAGTGACTTTATAGTGGAAGCAGAACTTCCTAAGCAAGTTACTAGAACAGCAGATGGAGAGGTTAATGCAGATGATATCACTTATAATCGTGTATTAATTCAAGCTGTAATGCCAGAGAGCTGTAGCTTTGATAATCACGATGAAGTTATTGGTATGGTTTACGGACTAGATGTACGCAAACCAGTAGCTAAGATTTATAGAGGTGCTCTTAATAGGGCATGTACAAATTTGTGTGTCTTTGACCCAGAGTTCTTACAAGTTCAGAACTTAGAGTCTGAGAAACCCATTAATTATAAGGCTGTTGAACATCTTTTATCGCAAACTAGTGACATTAAATTGATGTTGGACACCTTACATAATACTACATGGGAAGGAACTCCAAGTAATATAGACTCTAATCTAGGTAGATGGATTAGAAACGCTATATCTATGACCTATAACGGTGGGTATGGAGACGTAAAGATAGGAACAGACCTTGTTGTTAAGGCTTATGGTTCTATGTTTGAGGACCCTGATTCTAGCTATTATATAGGAGAGGGTAATGAGGTGGATATGTTTACTGTGTATAATGCATTTACTCAGTTAATTAGTAATGACAAGGGTTAAACTTCTAAATTGAATGTTAGTAATTAAAAGAAACAAGAGAGTAGAACCTTTCGACATTAATAAGATTGACGCGGCTATTACTAAGGCGTTCAATGCTGTTAACGAACCAATTGATTCCGATATTTTGGATGATATTAAAGATGAATTGTATATTAACAACATAGTATCAGTAGAAGAGCTTCAAGATCAAATTGAAAAGGCTTTGATGGCTTGTGATTACTATGATGTTGCTAAAGCATTCATTTTGTATAGACATAAACAAGCTGAACTTAGAGCATTAGCTGGGAAGAAGCAGTTTATTAAGGATTATGCCAAAGCATCTAATGCTGCTACAGGTAGTAAATATGATGCTAATGCCAATGTTACTGAGAAGAATATAGTAACTTTAAACGGAGAGTTGTTTAAGGGTGATGTAATTAAAGTTAATAGAGCTATTCTTACAGATAAAATTAGGCAGTTATATGGTGAAGATTTAGCTAAGGAGTATATTAGACAACTGGAATCTCATGAACTTTACAAGCATGATGAAACATCAATTATGCCCTACTGCGTGGCTATCACTATGTATCCGTTTCTACTTGAAGGGCTACAACCAATTGGAGGTTTGTCTGCCAAGCCTAAGAATCTGGACTCCTTCTGCGGTATGTTTGTTAATCTGGTATTTGCTATCAGCTCGCAATTCGCTGGAGCAGTAGCTACTGGTGAGTTCCTAATGTATTTCGATTACTTCGCTCGTAAAGAGTGGGGTGATGATTATTGGAAACGTCCAGAAGAGATGGTTGATAAACATAGAAATATTGATAAGACATTAGAGCAGAAGTTCCAGCAGATTGTATATTCAATCAATCAGCCAGCAGCTGCTCGTAACTTCCAATCAGTATTCTGGAATATCAGTTATTTTGATAAGAATTACTTTGAGGGCTTATTTGGGGAGTTTGTATTCCCTGATGGAACTAAGCCCATATGGGATTCTCTGAACTGGTTACAGAAGAAGTTCATGACTTGGTTTAATAATGAACGCACTAAGTGCATCTTAACATTCCCTTGGAATTTCGATGGGGAATTAAAACCTTTGTTAATTGACTTGGAACTCCTAGCATTCATAGTAATACTAGGACAACAGGGGGCAAGCAACTTCAAGTGTGCAGCCTGACAGACTAAATACAGAGGACTTTAATGCATGGTGTGTGAACATAGTGGATTAAGGTGTGCGATAGTCGGAACTGTATGGTAACATACAGAGGGGAATTGAAGCATTCCCCCGTTTATTAAGTATGTCCATTTGAATTAGTTTCTATCGGGAATAAGTTGTACCTTTGTCTCATTAAGTGAAACAATTAACAACTTTATAACTATGGAGACTAATGAAAGAATTTGTTGCATATGTGGAGCTAGTGTTGGTAACGGCACTGGTAGAGTAAGTAAATTCAAAGGAGATGGACAGTATTACTGTAGAAAGCACTATTTACAAATGTACAGACATGGAGAGATTTCTCAATTCACTCAAAAGGACGCTAATGAGTGGAGAGATAACATCTGTGTATGTAGAGGGGTACATGGTGAGGTCACTGGTGAAGTGACATTCGATTTAGACAAGCGAGAGTTCTTGCGGCAGTTTAAAATTTACATTAACAGTCAGGGTTATGCAGTAACTAAGACTAATGGTAAAACTCGTCTAATTCATAAGATTCTGACTGAAACAGAGGGTTATGATGCTAAGACTGTAGTAGACCACATTAATGGAATTAGACTGGATAATAGAATGGAGAATCTTAGAGTAGTATCGCAAGCAATTAACGTAGTAAATAAGCACTATGGTAAAGTTGTAGGAGTTAGTTATCATTCTAACAGAAGGGATGGTAAGTACTGGAGAAGCTACATTAAGAAAGACGGCAAATCTACAATCGAATGGTTTAATACAGAAGAGGAAGCTATTAAGAATAGGTTACTAAGAGAGATAGAAGTCTATGGTAAACTAGTTAGTAGTGAGAATAAGAAATACGAATACTTAATAAATCACCCGTCTGCCGAGGGCGGGGTGTAACAGAATGGTCGAAACTGTAGCACTTCTCACTGATGGAGAGGACGTAGTAGATAAAGAATGGGCAGACTTTACAGCAGAGATGTATAGTAAGGGACACTCATTCTTTACTTATATGTCTGATTCGGCAGACAGTCTATCAAGTTGTTGTAGACTTCGCAATGAAGTAACTGATAATCAATTTAGTTATTCTCTTGGAGCTGGTGGTATTGCTACTGGTAGTAAGTCTGTAATGACTTTAAATATTAATAGGTTAGTTCAAGATGCAGTTAATAACGGATACGATATGATTGAGTATTTACGTGAAAACGTTCAGAAAGTTCATAAATATCAAACTGCATATAATGAATTACTCAAAGACTATTTAAATGATGGTTTGCTAACTGTCTATTCTGCTGGATTCATTCATATGAAGAAACAGTATTTAACTGTAGGTGTTAATGGAGTTATCGAAGCTGCTGAGTTCTTAGGAATTCCGGTTAATGACAATCCTACTTACAGAGAATTTATGCAATCTATCCTTAAAACTATTAGCGATGAAAATCGTAAAGCTAAAACTAAGGAGTTGATGTTTAACTGTGAGTTTGTTCCAGCGGAGAACCTGGGAGTTAAACATGCTATGTGGGACAGGAAGGCAGGTTACTTTGTACCGAGAGATTGCTACAATAGTTACTTCTATGCTGTAGAAGACACTTCCTTGACTATACTTGATAAATTTAAACTACATGGTAAAGATTATATCAAGTATCTTGATGGTGGTTCTGCTCTCCATATGAATTTAGATGAACATCTTAGCAAAGAACAGTATCGTAATTTATTAAAGGTTGCGGCTGTCAATGGTACTAACTATTTCACATTTAATATTCCAAATACTATTTGTAATGATTGTGGACATATTGATAAAAGATATCTCAAAGAATGTCCTAAGTGTGGTAGTAAGAACATTGATTATGCTACTAGAGTTATCGGTTATTTAAAACGTGTTAGCAACTTCAGTCAAGCAAGACAGGAAGAAGCTAGCAGAAGATTCTACGCACATGCTTAAATATGTAGGATATGATATAGTATTCAGGGAAATTCCTGATGAAACCACCTTAGCTATAAATATATCTAATTGTCCATGTCATTGTAAGGGCTGTCATAGCTCTTACTTGGCAGAGGATATTGGAGAACCTCTAACAATTACTAGGATAGAGAAACTCATTAATGAGAATAAAGGTATTACTGCTATCTGTTTTATGGGTGGTGATAATGATCCCAAACTCATTAATCACTATGCTGGTTTAGTAAGGGCATTAACTACTACTAAGATAGTAGATTCCTTTACTATTCATAAAGAGGTAAAGTTTCCTAAGGTAACAATTCCAGCTGAAACTGAGATGCAATGGCAAGAAACAGTACCGCTTAATATAAAGATTGGGTGGTATAGTGGTAGAGCTACTCTGGCAGAGGAAATTGAACTGAAGAACTTTAATTACGTTAAGCTCGGCCCTTACATTGAAGAATGTGGACCGCTTAATAATCCAAACACTAACCAAAGGCTCTATAAGGTTATAGTTGAGGATGGAGAGTATAAGTTAACAAACATAACTTATAAATTTTGGGATAAATAGTTATGAACAAGATAGCTTGGTCAGATGAGCAGTTGTATGCTATTGATAAGATGATTAAATTCTTAGATAGTCCGGAAAGAATATTAGTTCTTACTGGATATGCTGGAGTAGGTAAAACAGCAGTTATGAATGAGTTCGTACAGTATTTAGATAGTACCAAAGGAACAGAATTCTTTAAGTTGTGTGCTCCTACTCACAAGGCTAAAGCAGTCCTAGAGATGGCTACAGGCTATACAGCTACTACATTACATAAACTATTAGCATTATCTCCCAAGCTAGATATATTTAACTTAGACTACAAGGATTTGAAGTTCTATTCTGAAGGTATGGGTAACATTCCTAATAAGGGATTAATTATCATAGATGAAGCCTCTATGGTTAGTGATGAACTTTACGATCTACTTGTAGACTATTGTGAATTTTATCAGTGTAAGATTCTGTTTATAGGGGACATTGCCCAAATAGCTCCCGTGAATAATGGAGGTCTTAGTAAGGTGTTCGAACATGAGAATGTAATACGTCTTACTAAGATATTCAGACAAGATGAAGACACTGCCCTAGCACCCATATTATTAACATTAAGAGAGAATCCTATAGCTAGATTTGAAACACGAATCGGAGAGAAGGGTTCTCTCTTTTGTTATAATAATGCTAAAGAGTTTATGCTAGATGCCTTACCAGAATATACTAATAAGCGCGTAAAAGGTTTTAATGATTGTGTCAGAAGATTATTATTTACAGACAATGAGCCATATCATAAATCAGAATTTCTAACTGGGTGTGAGAATTTTGAATACGATGGCGACATGTTCTTTAATTCTTCTGACTATATTATTGTTAACATACGCAGAACCTCTAGAAACATTCCTCATTTTATGAGACTTTCAGGGTTCGAGCTGAGCCTATATGATAGCGTTGATAAGAGATTGATGAACGTATTCATAATAGACCCAGATAATATAAATCCTGACTATTTACATACACTTGCTCAGAAGATAGAATCTGTAAGGCTTGATGCAATACAAGCTAAAAAGTGGAGTAATAGGACTAAATCTAAGTATTTATGGGGTATGTATTTCGATATGGTAAAATCGTTTGCTACTCCAGTTCCTCTGTTATTTGATAATAGAGTTATTAAGCCACAGACGTTCGACTATGGTTATGCCATAACTGCACACAGAAGTCAAGGGAGTTCCTATAACAATGTGTTCGTAGACATGGGTAATCTAAAGTTGGATAGAGACATTAACGAGCTTAGACAGCTTCAATATGTATCTTTATCAAGAACCAAAACTAATGCTTATATATTAAGTTAATTACTATGCACTACACAGATTTCATTAAATTAGCGAGATTAAAAGGATTTGAAAATCCAGGGCAGTTATATATGACTGCTTATCATTTAGGACTCAATACTGCCACTGAAGCAGAGTTAGAACCATTTCTAAACACATGTTCCGAAGAAGAAAGTATATGGAATGGCATCTATGAATACAGAATTAACGGTAAAGTTATTCTTATTCTAGATGATGGCGATGCTAATAGAGTAGTTAACAACTATAGAGACTCACTTAAGCAAACAATGGAGGGTCAGTCTAATCAACCATCTGTAGTGACATGTAAAGAGATGGCTGATGCTTACTATGACAGTATATTTGATGTGTTTGATACTGTTCAGGAAGTAGAACTAGAAATAGATGGAATTATATTTCCTAAATATTATATAGTTGAATGCTAACGTTTAAATATGTTTACGATAGCCAGTCTTCCACTAAGTTGAGAGATCAATTAACAGAAATGGCTGGGTATTGCTTCAATTTAGAAACCTTCGATATAAACCATTACAAGGAGCGTAAGAAGGCATTTAAGATTAAAGGGAGTTGTAGTGCCAGAGAGAATCCATTCCTAGCAGTCTATGATAATGATTTATTAGTAAAGGCATTTTATACCGAAGCTGATGAATGTAAATTTGAAGTTATTATCAAATGGTTCAAAGAGTACTCTTTAGAACATGCTAAAAAAGGATATATGACTATCACTAAGATTGAGGGAATTAATAATGCTAGACAAAAGGTAGGGTTTACAGAATCAGGTACAACTCCTGCCTTTACAGAAGGTCTACCATTAGTCCTTGATAACACTGATAGGTGGTATACTACTTCCAATATAATGTCTATAGATTGGAATAAAAAGATATTTAAAACTAAGAATTCAATTTATTCGTTTACACTCAATGAAAGTACAAGTAATTAATTTATCCAACAACAAACTTCCTCGGTATGAAACTCCCATGTCAGCAGGCATGGATGTGCGTGCAGACTTTAGTAGAGTAACAGTTGATAATCCTATTAAAGCCTTTGGTGACTGCGAGGTCGTATTTGCATCACCTAAAATGGACGGTAATAAAGTAACTATGCTAAGATTGGATCCAGGAGCTAGAGCACTTATTCCTACTGGACTAAGAATTGCCCTTCCAGAGCCTAAAGATGGATTAGTACCTAAATGTCTAGTGCAGCCTAGGAGCGGATTGGCTCTTAAGAAGGGAATTACTGTGCTTAACACACCTGGGCTAGTGGATGCAGATTTTAGAGATGAAATACATGTCATTCTTATCAATAATGGACATGAGGCAGTATGGATTGAAGACAAGGAACGCATTGCACAATTAGTCTTCGGATGGGCTGCTAAGGCTGAATGGGAAGAAGTTGCTAGATTAAATGAGACAGATCGTAAAGGTGGATTTGGACACACTGGAACTAATTAATTATTGTTTAAATTTATATGTTAAACTCAGAAGAAGTAATAACTAGAAGTAAGCAGATTACGGAATTAGGCGTAGAAATCCAAAAAGCCTATGCGATGCAATTTGAATATCGTGCAAAGGCGGAGGAAGCAGAGGAGATAGCTAAGAAGTTAACTACAGAGCGTGCTGAATTAGTAAACTCGCTCATTAAAGATTGTAATGAATCTGTAACTATTGACGATCTTGATTAATTGCATAAGAGTGTAAATTAATATGGACATATTAGTAACTAAAGACAACAAGGGTAAAACTAGAGTAGTTGAGATTAGTTACGAATGGGATGATGCTCAACATGGGTTTGTTATTAGAAGAAAGACATATCAATATGGTGGTAAAGTAACTGTACAGCCAGAGATATGGATTTATAAAGGTAAGGTTAAAAGAACCGTATCTGAACAGGCTCGATTAGAGTATAACTCTCATTTAAAGAAATACACAGATAAAGGATATAAATTGCTACCATCTTCGATTAAAATTAATAATGCTGTAGCAGTTGAGGCATTTGTTGAGGAACACTTAGGTAATGGTGTTACTGATTCAAATGGATTTAAGAAGCATATGTTAGCTAAACAAGCTGACAAAGTTGCTACTAGTGTGTTTGATAAAATCAAATACTGGTACGGTAGCAGAAAGATAGATGGAGTTAGATGCTCCTTCTATTGGAAGGATGGGGAAGTAAGAACTGCCTCTAGAGGAGGTGGTGATTACGATGCTTCAACTTCCTTCATGCGTCATAATCCAAAACTTATTCAATTCTTTGAAGAGCATCCTGATATTGTACTAGATGGTGAACTATATAAGCATGGTAAATCTCTACAGCAGATCAGTGGTGCGGCAAGATTGGAGAAAGATACAGCTGGAATGGATTGGCTTGAATATTATATTTACGATGTAATGGATAGTACCAAAACATTTGAGGAACGACTAGATATTCTTCATGACATTACTGATGAATTGAATTTAGGTTTCAATCCAGAGAGAGAATGGGATGATGGAGAATTGAAGTTCCAAATAGTTCCTCAAGAAACAGTTGTTGGCTGGGCTAATATACAGAAACTACATGACAAGTATGTAGGTGAAGGCTTTGAGGGAATAGTTATTCGTGATCCTTCTAAGGTATATAACTTTGGAGGAAGAACTAATGCTATGATTAAAGTTAAAATGTATAAGGACGCAGAATTTGAAATTGTTGGTTATAGTGAAGGATTACGTCCCGAAGACATGGTATTTGTATGTAAAACTAAAGAGGGTAAAGAGTTTGAAGCCAAACCTATGGGCCCTCGTGAGTTAAAATGGGAATACCTTGACAGAATGGATGAAATTATTGGTAAGATGGCTACTGTGAAGTATTTCTATCTTAGTGATGAAGGTTGTCCTCTACAGCCAGTTCTAAAATGTATTAGGGATTATGAATAAATATGACATCCCTAGTAAGGTTAGAATAGCCAATCATTGGTATAAAGTCACTTTGTGTGATTTTATAGATGATGGCGATACCTTTGGTTTTCATTGTAATTTAACATTAGAAATAAAGGTAGCAGAATGCATGAAGACTGATGATGGAAAGGTAATTAATCTGACTGAAGAACAGATTAAGAACTCTTTCTGGCATGAAGTGTTTCATGCATTCAATTATTACTATAACAACAAACAAGATGAATCGTTAGCACAAGTATTTGCTAACTTTATGCGTGAATTTGAACTTACACGAGAATGAATTATATAGTAGCATATAGAAGGGAAGGTAAGCCTAAAATCCAGTTCTTTAAATACAGGGACGATATAGCTTATGATGAAGATACTTTAATCAGAGATGTAGATGATGTCATTAGAGTTATGAGAACTCATTATCGCCCAGATAATGATGTGTTCTCAATTCGAGAAACATTACTAACCATCAATGATATGAGTGATAAAAAGATACTGGACATACTGGCTACTTTATTTGTAACATTAGATGATAAATAAAACATCTGTATTATTAAGCTCTAACATAGCTGATTTAATGGTATCCCTTGCTGGGAATTCCCTTACTGATGCTGAAAAGGATGATTTGTACCAATCTATATTTGATTATTATCTTGCTTTATTAAAACACTATGATTCGGCTACAATTCAAACTATGAGCGATAACTTCGATAAAATAGTATGGTAAAGACTACATTCCTACATGCAATTCACTCTCTTACTAATATTGTAGAGCAAATGAGAAAGCTTTACAATATGGGCATTGATATAATGGAAAGTCCACTAGTAACCAATGCTGAGGATTTAGCAATGTTACTTCTGTCTGAGTATTATAATGAAGAAGGTATGGACTGGATTCAATGGTGGGTGTATGAGAAATCAGAAAATCCACGTATAGTTGCTACAGACGAGCAAGGTAATGAGATTCTAAAGAACATAGATGAACTCTATGATTATTTAGAAGCTAATTGTAAAACCAAATAAATTTTTAAGATTATGGAGAAACAAGTATTTGACTTTGGAGAAGCATTATCTATGATGCGTATAGGCGAGATAGTTACTAATCCTTCTGGTAGAAGGTATACTATGCTTAAGGGTAGTATAGTATGTTATCCAAAGCCTAACTCTAATCAGTATTATAAGGTAACTAAATGGTTCCCCGATGCTGTAGAGCGTACTGATTGGACACTTGTATAGATTATCTATTTACAGACGGAAATTATCCGTAATACATGCGTATAAATCAATCTTCTAAGTTTAATGTTAATTATGCAGCTAAGATAATTCGAGTAAAAGATTTCACACCACACCCTAATCCTAAATGCGAAAGGATGAAATGTGTTCATGTAGATGGTTATATGATATCCGTATCTAAGGATACTCAACCAGGGCAATATATATATTTCCCTGTAGGATGTCAGATTGCTAATAAATATTTGGCAGCTAATAATCTATTTAGACACAATGAATTCAATGCTAATAAGGAAGCTTCTCCAGGTTTCTTTGAGGATAATGGTAGGGTAAAGCCTATTAAGTTGCAGGGAGTTCCTTCAGAGGGATTTATAATGCCTATAGATTCGTTATATAAATGGCTGGATTTTATAGGAGAATCTCATGAAGTAGTTACTAACTTAAAAGAAGGAACAGAATTTGATAGTTTGGATAAACATATACTTTGTAAGAAGTATGTAGTGAATCCTCCTAAAACTTCTGGAAATTCTTCTAGGCAAGCTAAGCAGCCTAAAGGCATTAGTAAATTAGTAGAGAATCAGTTTAGATTTCATTATGATACTGTTTTCATTAAGAAATGTCCTTGGGTTATTAAACCTAATGATATTATTAGTATTACTTCCAAAGTACATGGAACGTCAGGCATTTCTGCTGATGTACTATGTAAAAGACCATTAAGATGGAAAGACAGGGTGGCTAGCTGGTTCACAGATGTTCCAGACACTAAGTATGACTACTTATGGTCTTCTAGAAAGGTAGTTAAAAATCAGTATTACAATAAAGAAGCAAGTGCAGGATATTATGGTTGTGATATTTGGGGTGAGGCTCATTCTAAATTGTCTCCATATCTTACTAAAGGACTTACTCTTTATTATGAAATCATAGGATGGTTGCCTACAGGTCAGGCTATTCAAGCAATGAATGGTAAAGCTTATGACTATGGTTATGAGAGGCCTATATAGGATCCTACTACTCAGACTACACCGTATGAATATGGTAAGAATTTCGGTATCCAAATTTACCGTATCACTTATACAAATCCAGATGGTGTGGTATTTGAATTCTCTGCTAGACAAGTACAACAGTGGTGTAAAGATAAAGGACTTATTCCGGTAGAACAGTTATACTACGGATATGCTAAGGATTTATATCCAGAGCTTGATGAGACTGAGCATTGGAATGAGAATTTTATCCAAAAGCTAGCTAATGATAAAAGGTTCTACATGGAAGAACTTTCACCTACATGCCACAATGATGTATCACATGAAGGTATAGTGATTCGCATTGAGAATGGTTTATCTGAAGCTTACAAGCTTAAATGCTTTAGATTCTTGGGAGAGGAATCTAAATCATTAGATAAAGGAGAAATTGATATAGAAGCAGACCAATAATGAATAGGTATTTAATTGAGTGCATAAACGACTGCAAGAATGAATTTGTGGTCGCTTATGCACCTTCTATGTATGATGATAATATGTCTAAAGCTGCTGATGATTATGCTTACGAATTAGCTATTAGCGTAGTTGACGAGGAATTTATAGTAACAGCAGAAGGATATGATTATGAGTATATGACAGACGAAGATGTCCTTAAAGTACTGAATAGCATAGATTGGGATGAATATTATAACTATAATATTACTCCATTTGAAGGTACTGATGAGGAGTTTAACAAATATCCACTTATATATGACGGAAGAAGTATCTAGTAAGCTAAGTTTATTAACCCGTAAGCTAGCAGAAATAGGGCAGCTTAAAGGCGAGATAGCTGATAAGCTATTTGAGGAGGCTGATGCAGGAATTATTACTAAGGAGCAAGCATTAGAAGTCCTAGACACATATGACTTATTACCTACTGATGGCTATGTAAGTCTTCCTCCCTATTTAGATAGTTATGAATACTTTGAACGATATTCTAAGATTCGTTATATGGACTTTACTTGCCCTGAGAACTTTGAGGAAGATCAAAACTCATACGGTCCACTCTTTCCAGGCATAACATTTGAGGAAGCCATTAATCAGTTGTATGGATTCGTTAAGAAGAACAGAATAATAGGATGCATCTATGACTGGTAGGGTTAATACAGTCATTGATAAAATAGAAGAATCACATTCATATTTTTATTAAAATGGAAGATTTTAAATTTTATGAAGTTGGTGGTAAAATACGTGATGAGCTATTAGGTCTTACTAATAAGGATGTTGATTATGTAGCTGTACCTAGAGGGTATCTACTAGACGCTGGGTGTGGTAATTCTGATGGAACTATTACTCCTTTATACACAGCAGAGGATATGTTTAGGAAATTAGAAGGTTTCTTGAGAAGTGAGAAGTTTGAAATCTTCTTAATTACTCCAGAATGTTACACTATACGTGCTAAGTTCCCAGAGGGATACAAATATCAAGGTGTAGCAGACTTTGTAATGGCAAGGAAGGAAGTAGGGTACGTTCCAGGTACTAGGATTCCTATTGTAGAACCAGGAAACCTTTATGATGATTTATCACGTAGAGATTTCACTGTTAATGCAATGGCTAAAGACCCTGATACTGGGGAGATCATAGACTACTTCACCGGTAAGGATGATATAAGTAATGCCTTAATAAGGACACCTCTCGATCCTATAGTCACATTCGATGATGACCCCCTTAGGATACTTAGGGCTATTAGATTTGCAGTTACTAAGAGGTTTACTATAGAATCGGCAACTTGGCGAGCTATGGTGTTCTATGACTATGATACCAAGATGCCTGTAGTGTCAGAGGAGAGAATTAGAGAGGAATTGACTAAGTGTTTTAAATGTAACACTATAAGAACTTTAACATACTTAGATAGACTTCCCAGACTTAAGGATTATATCTTTACTAAAACTAGTTTATGGCTTAAACCAACTAACGAGAAATGAGTAGCTATTTATCATTTTATTTAGTGCCTAAAGCACATCCAGAGGAGAGGTTATTACTTCAATCATTCAGTAGGTCTAATGAGGTGTATCAAAGATTCTTTGATAATCTTAGTATAGCATATGCTGGCAATGAAGAGAAGTATACTAAACTCACTGTTAGTGATGTTGAATCAGTAATTCAAGACCTTGATGGTGACATTGCTAAAGCAGAAGCTAGACGAGTGGAGTACGAGAAATTCTGTCATGGTAATTCGGAACTTATAGAGGAGATAATATCCACTAAAGAGTATATACGGGATTTACAAAGCACAAGAGATTATATATCGTTTATACGAGACATCTTAACTGATTTGGATTATAGTGGATTCAGCGATGTCTTATGTAATGTTGATTAATGGAAACATTTGAATTCTTAGTAACATCAACGGTACAGGCAACTCTTCACGAGTCAAGCCCTCAATTACGAAGATGCTGTTGGTAGAATAAAGGATGAAGATTATTATGAAGAGGATGGGGAAATAGTAGATTCTAAAATAGAAGTGGACAATCATCTAGAAATAGATAACATTTCTGATTGGGAAGATGTTGTTTACAATCCGTTTATAAAAGACGAACAGCTATGGACAAACGAGTATTAATAATTTGTAGAGGAATACAGGGAAGCGGCAAAACTAGCTTCGCTAAGCAATGGTGTCATGAAGATCCAGAGCATAGAGTTAGATTCAACAACGATGATATTCGTAATATGTTAGGAGACTACTGGGTTCCTAGTAGAGAGAATGTTGTCACTGCAACCTATAACACTGTGCTAGCTTATAGTATGGAGAAAGGTTATAATATCGTAGTTGATAATATGAACCTTAATCCTAAGACTTGTGCTGAGTTGGAGAAGATGGTTAAGGACTTTAACGAGAATTATACCTACGATTGGAAGTATGAAATTGAATATAAAGATTTCTGGACTCCCGTAGATGAATGTATTCGCCGTGATGCTAAAAGAGAACATTCTATAGGTGAGAAGGTTATTAGGCAGACCTGGAGACGCTATAAAGACTTCATAATTCATGAGGAAATTATGGCTGCTAAGGCTAAAGCATTAGTACAAGATACCAACTTGCCAGCAGCTATAATTGTAGATATGGACGCTACTGTATGTTTAAATACTAGTGGTCGTCCCTTCTATGGTGAAGGAGCAGCTGAAGGTATGCTTACTGATGAGCCTATTACACCGATTCTTGAACTTATTAGAAACTTCTGTGACAATTATCCTGCCAAATTAATAATACTAACCGGCAGGGAAGACACTCCAGAAGTTCGTAAAGCTACAGAACAGTGGTTGGAGAATAACTTCCTACATCCAGATATGATTCTTATGCGCCCTGCTAATAGCTTCGTAGCTGGTCCTATATGTAAGAAGAAGCTCTATGAGGATAATATCAAAGGTAAATACTATATTCCATTTGTACTTGAAGACAATTGTAAGTGTGTGGAAATGTGGCGTAATGAAGGCTTGATTTGTTTACAACCTAACGAAGGTAAATTCTAAAATGAAACTGTTACAAAGACTAAAGAACTTGTTCCTACCTGAAGGTAAAGTTTCAGATGGATTCCATACTTTCGATGAACTCTATCATTATAGAATGTTATATAATGCAGCATTCTTTAACAGTTTAGAAGGAAGATATGAAGTCCATAAATCTTACAGACATGCAGATGGTGAACTGTGCTTTGGAGGAAGATACTTTATTGTTATGGCTAATCTTCCTACTGGTCAAGTAAGTAACCATTACAGAGTGGAGGAATGGAACCTGTTCAATATTCCTGAAAGATGGAAAGCTGATGAATGGGATGGTCATACTCCAGTTGAGGCTGCAAACAGATTATATAAGTTCTCTTTATATTATGACAAATGGCACTCTTAGTAGGACAACTGATTGAAATTCTACAGAAGTATGATCGAGACAGAGAAATTATGATACATACTCTCAAAGGAGAGACTGTAGATGTTAACGGATACTTCGTACAGAGAGACCTAGATGATAACGGATTCTATTTAACAAATTTAGATGTAATTCCAAGTGACTGATATGAAACAAGAGATATGGGGATTTGATAATAGCATATTAAATCTATTTATATGGGGAGTTCCTTGGCTGATACTTGGGGCTGTGCTCGGATTCATAACTTTATTTATAGTTCCAGCTGCTCCCTTATGGGCATTTAGTATTGGATTGTCCTTTATAGCTACAGATAGACTAGTTGAAGTAAATAAATATAATAATGAGCGAAGAAGAATTTCACAAGAAGCGTAAACCATTTTATTTAGAGTCTGACACACTACTAGTTAAGTTTCCAACTAGTAAACATATGGATTGCTCACATGCTAAATGGTTTAGCGAGATTGGTTATCCGTTTGTACACACAGTTAGAGGTTATTATATAGAGGATGAATATATAATGCTGTACTGGAATGATTTTGAAATTCCTAATGTAAATGCCAGTGTATTCTCTTATTTATTTGACTTCTTTCCAACTATTAAGTAAAATAACAAGAGGATGATAGTAGATAATTTTGATCAGATATTGGATATATTAGAGTTTAATGACCCTAATGAATTCTACTTCTTACAAATTATCCAGCGTAGGAAGGACGGTTGTGTAACTGACACGGGTAATAATGGCTATAGGACTGTTAAGACTTATTATATATTCAGCAGAGAGCAGCTAGAACGTAAAAGAGCAAAGATTACAGAATTATGTCAGAGTAATCATGCAAGAGCATATATAACTTTGAATAAACGTAATGCCGAACAAGTTGCCTGCACTGCAATTCAAGAATATGCTAAATTAATTCAGGAAGGCAATTGTTATCAAGGATATAGGATTTGGGATTCTTCATGTGGACATACTAGAGCTAGAGGTTATAAGCCTCTTTGGATTGTTGATGTTGACAGTAAGAATGAAAACTATCTTAACAATATTATTAACATAGTTAATAATTGTAGAGGTTCTCAAGACGTAAAAGTAAAGTATATTATTCCTACAGTCCACGGATACCATCTTATAACAATAGGATTTGATACTAATCAGTTTGCTCAACAGCTTGCTATTAGGAACTTAGATTCTATTGATATTCAAAAGGATAATCCCACATTATTATACTTTGATACCGGAAATTAAGACTCGGTAACGAGATCTGTTAATAGATTACTTATTATTAATTTATAATCATTAATTAATGAGTAATTTACCTTTAGGGGCAGACATGGATCCATTTGCTCCATATAATGTAGAAGAGAAAGTCTTTAAGATTGATATTAATGCTAAAGGATTAGCATGGTATGAATATTATGGACATCTAGATGTGGATGAAGCTGTAGAAGCTATTAAGAGTAGAATACAGGCTGCACTTAGTAGTTTAGGAGATGTTGATATTAGTAATATTGACATAGAGGTTTCATGATATATCTAGTAAGTAATCAGAAATCACTATTTGAAACTGATGCTTATAAAGAACTATCTCTGTCTGATGCTATAGACATGGTAATGCCTCATAGCTGGATTGAGTACGATTCGGAGACCGCGGGATTAGATCCATATACAAAACCGCTATTGTGTACTCAATATGGTTTAGGGGAGGATCAGATAGTTATTGATAATGTAACCATTCCAATTGAAAAGCTTAGATGTGTGCTTGAAGATCCTACTAAAACATTTCTAGGTTGGAATATTGCGTTTGATTTAAGGTTTCTATATCATCATAGAATAGTTCCTTATAATGTATGGGATGGAATGATTGCTGAGAAGATACTCTATCTAGGGTATCCTCCTCAGTTTCATAGTCTTGCTTTAAAAGCTGCCGCTGACTTCTATCTTGGTATAGATATTGATAAAACAGTTCGAGGTCAAATTATCACACAAGGTTTAACAATACCAGTAGTACAATATGCTGCTGGTGATGTTATGTATCTTACTAAGATTAAAGAGAAGCAAGATGCAGAGCTAGAGAAGAAAGAACTAACCAAGGCTGCTGAATTTGAAATGAAGTTTACTCCAGTAATTGCTTATATGGAATATTGTGGAGCTAAACTTGATCCAATCAAATGGAAGCAAAAGATGTCAAGGGATAAAGAGGAAGTTAATAAAGCAGAAGCTGCTCTTAATAAGTGGGTAGAGGATTATTATGAAGAACATAAATCTTCTACTGAGGGATATATTAGAGTATCTACCGAAGAAGTTCCCATTATGGAAGAGTTTAAACTATTTGATTCCCTTAACAATAATATGAGTAATGTAAAGAGAGTTCAGAATCCTCAAACTGGACTTATTCATTATGAGTATGATAAAGCATTTCCATATGTAACACGTAATCTACAGGGAGATTTGTTCTCTGGATTTGATACTTGTGCTAAATGTAATGTAAACTGGTCTAGTAGTCAACAAGTGGTGCCTTTATTTGAAATGTTGGGACTTAATTGTACTACCATTGATGCTAAAACTAAGCAGAAGAAGAAATCTGCTGATATAAAGCTTATTAAGCCACAAGCCAATAAGTGTACTATAGTTCCATTATATGTAGAGTATAAGAAGGCTAAAATACTTGTTGATACTTTTGGGCAAAAGTTTATAGATAAGATTAATCCAGTTAGCGGACGCATTCATCCAGATTATTTTCAATTAGGAGCTGATACTGGTAGATTGTCTGCAACCAACCCGTCCCTAATGAATCTTCCACATGATCCGTTTACTAGAAGTTGTTTTATAGCAGATTCTGGATATAAATGGATTAGTTGTGATTATAAAGGACAGGAATCCTTCTTAATGGCGTCTATTGCTAATGATGTGGCTATGTTAGACGAATTAGTAAATGGAAGTGGAGATTTACATAGTCTAACTGCTAGAATAGTATTCACTGATATTCCCGATGATACTCCATTATCTGAAGTTAAGGCTAAATATAAACCTCTTAGAGATGCTGCTAAAGGGTATGAATTCTGTTTCAACTATGGAGGAGATTGGAACACTTTAATGAAGAACTATGGTCTTACTAAGAGAAGGGCTCAAGAAGTATATGATAATTATATGTCTGGTTTCTCTGGATTAAAGAGATATCAGGAATTTAGAAGAGAAGATGTTCTAGATAAGGGATATATCCTTCTTAATCCTATTACTAAGCATAAGGCATTCATATATGATTGGGATAATCTTTGTAAGATAGACAACGAATTAGGCTCTCCAGAAGCTAAATATATGTTAGGATCTAATGGTGATAATTATTACAAAACAAGCTCTCAGCATTTGAGGAGAAGATTGTCTGATTCAATGAAACAGTCAATAAACTATCCGATGAACTCACAAGTTGTGTCGGAGTAAAACTCCCTTAATTCGGTGAACCCTGGAGCACAAGTCGTGATGATTAACTGTATGGGAATACCGAGCCAACCTAAACAGTAATGTTTAGAAGTGTGTAGAGACTAGAATATGGATTCCTTACTTTAGATGGTAAGGAAGGTAAAGTTCCACGAACAGGGAGAATATGTTATGTATTACACATAATATTAATTATCTTTGCAGGGTAATTAATAATTAAAAATTGTATTATGTGTAGTACTAAAATTTGCAAACGTTGTAATAAAGAACAATCTATAGACAACTTCTATAAAGTCCCGTCTATGAAAGATGGACATGATAATACATGTAAGACTTGTAGGAAGGAATTAAGAAGGTTAAGAGATGGAGTCGAGATAATACCTTTAGTTACAGAAGGCACATTAATCTGCCCAGTATGTAAACAGGAGTTACCAGTAGATAAGTTTGATACTTATGCTAGGAGCAAGACTGGAAGATACTGGATGTGCAGTGACTGCCGTAAAGAACACACGCTAATCAACAATGGTCGAGATAAGAATTATTTTAGGAAGCTTAGAATTAAACTATGTCCAGAATATAGAGAAGAAATTCAGCAACAGAAGAAGGAGTCTAGGGAGCGTAACATAGAACAAGCTATGCTAACTAGTGCGAGAAACCGCGCTGTTAGGAGAGGGTTAGAATTTAATTTGGAGCTGTCTGACATAATAATTCCAGAGAAATGCCCATTGTTGGAGGTTCCATTTCAGTTTGGAACTAAAGAGTGCTATGACTACTCACCGTCTATAGATAGAATTGATAATTCTAAAGGATATGTTAAGGGAAACATTCAAATCATTAGTATGAAGGCTAACGCTATGAAGAATTCCGCATCTCTTGAAGAGTTACATACGTTCTGCAAAAACATATTAAGATATAGTCCGAACTGTACCGAACAGGTACAGAATTAGAGGATAAAGAGCCTCTAAGATAACAGAATGACAACATGCAGGTTCTATGTGTTTCAAATTATCTGCTATTAAGTTCTTTAATTGGCTAAGGAAGAATAATTTGTTATTTACGGTTAGATATTGTGTGCCTGTTCATGATGAACATAATGTCGAAGCACCTGAGAACATTGCTGAAGAGGTAGGCAAGATACTTGTGAAATGTATGGAAAGTGGAGGTGAACCGTTCTGTACTAGAGCACATTTAGGTGCGGATATATCTATTGAAGACTATTGGGTACATTAATTATGACAGAAATTGAAAGAAAGTATTTAGTAAAGAATAATAGCTATAAAGTACAGGCTCAGAAAGCAGGATTAATAATTCAAGGATATCTTGGAGATAATCCTCTATCTGAGACTAGAATAGCTATTAGGGAGAATAAAGGTTGGCTATTCATAAAGGCTAAGGGAACTCTTAGTAGGTTTGAATGGCGGCAGGAGATTCCAAAGTATGAAGCATTAGAATTGTTAAAACTTTGCCCGAACGTTATACGTAAAGTACGTTATATAGTTTACCATAAAGGTAACAAATGGGAAATTGATGAGTTCTTGGGAGACAATGAAGGATTAACAATTGCTGAATGCGAATTAACTCAGGCAACTTTGAATCCAGAACTGCCTGATTTTGTTGGAGATGAGGTTACAGAAGATACAAGGTATTATAACTATAACCTTGCATCTAATCCTTATTTGAATTGGGACGATGACTCTAAATGATCTAGAGAATACAATGGTAGTTAAGCTGAGGAATGGCGGACTATATGTAGTGTTTACTGACGTTAGAATCTTTAGTGATAATTGTGTTGATAAAGTTACCACCATATTTGCAGCTGAAGACGGTTATATGGATATTTCTAGTTATGCTCCAGATATGACTGTGAAAGAATCACAGTACAGTGAATGGGACATAGTAGAAGTATATAAAAGGGTTTATACCGATATTGAGGAGAAGAGGAAGAAATTTCCTCACACTGCTCCTTTTGGACTTCGGTATCTTAAAGACCCCAGATACCTACAGCCTATATGGTCTAGAGATGTTCCTGAACCTATGAATGATATAGTGCAAGATGAAACAATTAAAGAATTAGATGAATTTGGTTCTAAAGAAGTAACATTTTTATTAGTGCGTCTAATCAAACCGAAAGTAGAAATTATTAACCAGGAACCAGGTGTTGAGGGTCTCTTCAAACACATGGAACTGTGTGCAAGGACTTGTTATAAGTCGGAAGATAAGATTACTGAAGATAGTGCTAGGAAGTTTATTAATAATGTCATTGTAGCTAGAGGTCATACTGCTATGTTAGAGCATGGTACTGTATACCTCAGATATGACTTTAAAACCTATGACAACTCTAACTCTATTGCTTATAGACTTTGGAGTAAGTATAATGAGAATCAGTATTCAGAAGCTGTACAAGCGCAACCCGTTCCAGGCGTACCTGATGGATTTGTAGCTATAACTACAAACTACAGAGTATTGCTTCAAAATGATTGGCTGGACGATTTGCAATATCTATGCGAACCTACAGAGTATCATGCTAAACGCACAACTGTAAGGTTTGTATGTGATAGAGGAGTATCCCATAAAGAATTTGTGGCTTAATACAGTAATGTGTTAAGAAAACCCAGTGAATTGCTGGAAAGCTAAAATTTATTAAATTATGCTAATCAGCAGCCGAGCCAACCTTTAACAAAGTTGGAAGGTTCAGAGACTAACAGTTGAAACTATATGTGGTAAGAGGTAGTTGTATGCGAACTACATTAATAGGTAGACCTACTACTATGTTGGAAGAGGATTAGCTATCACAGGAGTTCGAGTCTCCTATACTACACATAGAATATAATACTGACACGAGTGCTGGGCATCCTGTAAAGGATGGTGATATAGTCCGACACTCCAAGGAAACTTGGAGAAACTTAGGATAAAGAGCCTAAGTATTAACAGATGGAATTTGTAAGGCACAGACTATTTAGCTTCGCTCAAGAAAGTACTAGGTATTGCAATTACTCTAAGGCTAAGTTTGGTAAGGAATTAAATTGTATAATACCGTGCTGGTATAAGAATATGTCCGAGGGTAATTCATATAATATAGAACTATGTCATACTTATGATTTAACTATATCTGAAGGATTGTCTCGAACTGAAGCTGCATGGATACAAGCTATGTGTGAAGCAGAAAGTACATATTTCGGATTGTTGACAGAGGGCGAGCCTGCTCAACAAGCTAGGAATGTATTACCTTTGGCTCTCAAGACCGAGTTAATTATGACTGGTACTGATGAACAGTGGGCAGGATTCTTCAATTTAAGATGTGCACGTGATGCTCATCCTCAAGCTAGGGAGTTAGCAATTGAGCTGAGGGATAGAATGATATTAGCAGGTTATATTAATATCTATGATCCAGGGAGTATACAAGTTTAGAACTGATATCAGAAGAACTAAACGTGAACAGCACAAAGTCGATCAAAAGCTCTTCGATATGCAGATTAATAGGATATGTAGATTAATATTATTTGTTAAATATTTATTCACATTTAGAGTGCAAGAAGCTAAAGCCGCTTTAGACCTCGATAAGGAACTATCTCCGGAAGAAGAGGTTAAATTGAGAAACATGATTAGTAAATATCTAAGTAGAACTCCATATGTACGTGAAACTCCTAAGATTGGAAGGAATGAAACGTGTCCATGTGGTAGTGGTAAGAAATATAAACATTGTTGTGGTAAATAATGAGTGATTTTAAATTTGACCCAGAGCATACTTTCTTTACGTCTGATACCCATTTCGGCCATGCTAACATTATTAACTTATGTAAGCGTCCATTTAAGGACGTAAACCATATGAATGACATGTTGGTAGAGAACTGGAATAATGTGGTTACAGACGATGATACAATCTTCCATTTGGGAGATTTTGCTTTTGGTGGTAGTGATGTATGGAATAAAGTCTTGTCTCGTTTGAGAGGCAAGATTTATCTCATATTAGGGAACCATGACCGTAAGAATATACGGCAAGGTTACATGGACAAGTTTGAGGCGGTAGTTCCCCAGATGCAAATAAGGATAGAGAATCGTAGTATTTACTTAAATCACTATCCCTTCTTGTGTTATGGTGGAACATACCGCAAATCAGAGGATGCTGTATGGCAATTATTTGGGCATGTGCATTCAGGTCCAAATGGTACAGGAATTGATGCTGATAGATTAAAATATCTATTCCCAACTCAATATGATGTGGGAGTTGATAATAACAATTATATTCCTGTGTCATATATACAAGTAAAACATATAATTGAGAAACAAGTAAATGAAGGCAATTAGAGTCTGGTATGCTGTTGACAAAGACGGAGAAGGATACTTCTATACAGGAGCACCTTACAGAGATGTTGACAGTGAAATGTGGAACTGTGATGGAGAAGCATATTCCGCTACAAGTGAATTGTTTAATGGTGTAGAAACTCCAAACATTACTTGGTATGATACACCGATAGAGTTTGAAATGAAGTATGAAATTGCGGAGAAATCTTAGTGGCATATTTATCTTCGATAAATTAGAAGAAGAGGAGAAACCCATCCCTACTTGTATTGAAGATTGTACTCCAGAGACTAGACTTAAATGGCTAGAAGGATTGGAGAAAGAGGCACTTATAAGATGTGTAGAACATCTATGCGATACTCTTAATGAAATGGGTGAAACATTTAACATTTATAAAGAATAAGTATTATGGCAAGAATTATTAGTAGTAGAAAGAAGTATGTTCCTGTAAAGGATTTAACAGTGTATCCTAGTAAGACAGAAACAATTGAAGTGATTCCTGATGATGGATTCAATGGAGCACATCGCTACCGTGCTCGTATGTGTGCTGGTTTTGTTAATGGCAAGACCAAGTATGTAGACGCTACTGATACTATTCAGTTTGTCCACAAACATGAAGATGGCACAATAACTCCGGGCTGGCAGTCAGAACAACTGGTACTTATCTTACTCGACAGAGTAAAGAAACTGAATGAGAAATTCCCTTGTGAACAGAATGCTAAGCAAGTAGAAGCACTTGAAGCTTATCTTGATGCTTGCAAGGAACGTATTGATGATAGAATTAACCGTAATGTGATGGGAGACTTGAAAGAATGAAAGTTAGTATAGATAAACGTAATGATGATGATATTCTCTACCAAGGGAGTATCATTGAATTTGAGTTTGATGACAAGCATATTATAGGTATCTATATAGGGCATGAGAATCCCCATAACTAGTCCAGTAGGTAAATGGTGGGTAGTAGCTGTACCGGACGGAGGCTTATATGTTACAGATGGCGATGAACCTATAGTAACAGGGGGTGGCAGCTGGAGTGGAAGTAATAACAAATTTCTTTGGACCTTGGCTAAAGACGATGTATTTAAGGATTGTTTTATTCCAACCACTACATATGAGAAAGGCCCATTACAGTTTGAGATTGATGAACAGTTAAACACAACTTGGTACAAGAAATGAAACGAGCATGGTATTGTAGAGACTTAAAGGGTAGTCTTGCCGATTATGTATATCTATATGTCGGATACAATCCTCCAATTATGAACGATGGAAAGTGGGAGGAATCAGACGACGATGGTATATTTTGGTCGGAAGAAGACTTTAATGACAGCCTTAATAAATTATTCGGAACAATCGCTTTCCCTGAACTGAATAAAGGTGAGTGTGTAGAGATGGAACTTATATGCGAACTTAAGGTTAAAACCGAGAAATGCGAATAGGAGCAACATCTGATTTACATGGAATACTTCCAGAAATAGAACCCTGTGAGTTATTCTTCATATGTGGAGATATAATGCCACTGTCTGTTCAGTTGAACATGCCTGCTTCTCTGGAATGGTTAAAGACTGAGTTTATTCCGTGGGCTAACAATCTTCCGTGTAAACATGTTATATTTATAGCAGGTAATCATGACTTCTGGTTTGAAAGAAATGGAGGTATGGAACCTGAAATATATGAAACATTTAATAAGCCTACGGATGGCAAGCTAGTATATCTCCATCATAAGATGTGGGATTATGATTACGAAGTGAAGCCTGGAGTCTTTGTTAAACTTAGAATCTTTGGAACTCCGTACTGTAAGATATTCGGTAATTGGGCATTTATGCGAGAATCGGAGACATTACAGGATAGATATTCCGATATTCCCATAGATTGCAATATTCTACTTTCTCACGATGCCCCTAAGATGTTAGGTTTAGGAGAGATACATACTGGAGCATGGGCAGGTAAAGATGCAGGTAATCCTTGGCTAGCAGACGAAATAATGCGTAAGCAACCAGATTATTGCTTTTGTGGACACATTCACAGTGGTAATCATGAATTACAGGAAATTACAGGTATTCATTTAGCCAATGTAAGCTTAGTGGGAGAAGATTATAATATTCATTACGAACCCTTATACTTAAATATCTAAAATGAAATATACAGTTAACACTCCTGAAGTAATATATAGAGGACCCAGTTTGTGTACACTTTTAGCAGTTGTATTTATAACTCTTAAGCTATTAGGAGTTTCTGCTGTAGCTACTTGGTCATGGTGGTGGGTACTGGCTCCACTATGGATACCCGTTGCTCTTGTGTTTGGAATTTTAATAATTGCTCTAATAATTATAGTAATTGGAGCTGCTATAGCAGCGTATAGTAAGTAGAATGGACAAGATCTTATTGATTGTAGACCCACAGGTAGATTTTATCAGTGGGTCTTTAGCTGTAGAAGGGGCTAAAGAGAAGATGGATGCTCTTGCTAGTGCATTACAAAACGGTGAAATTGACTGTGACTATATAATGGTTACCAAGGACTTTCACCCATCTAATCACTGCTCCTTTAAGGAGAACGGAGGTCAATGGCCTCCACACTGTGTTAAAGGTACTGCTGGTAGTTGTGTATACGCCCCACTATGGAGTGTGATAAACAACTATGCTTATCGTAAGGATACAGACATCTTTATTAAAGGAGACAGTCCTGATAAAGAAGAATATAGTATCTTTGATAATCTGGAAAGTCTTTCTGTTATATCAGACATATTACTTGATTTTGAATCTGACCCAGATAACGAAATTCGAGTAGTCGGTGTAGCTGGTGATTATTGTGTGTATGAAACCATTTGTAGTTTAATAGCTATGGGGTATGCAGACAACATAATAGTAGATACTAAGTATATAGCCTCTATAGACGGAGGAGATAAACTAGTTGAACTAATTAAAGAATATAACTTAAAATGGGATTAATTTATGCTATTTCAGTACTGGTGTTTGTATGTGTAATTGCTAGTGTTTATTCTAACGAAGTTACTAGGCCTTATCTTACTACTAAAGTAGTAGTGTTTACGGGTATAGTAGGCTTGACTCCTTATGTCAATGCTATTCTAGTAATAGGCTCTATAGTGCAAAGAATAACTAACCATAAAGAGTATAGTACCTGGTCTAAGGAATATAGAGATAGTAGAATAATAGAATCATTACAAACAATCGATTCAGTAGTGTGTAGAATTATAGAAATGTTTAAACGAGATGATAATTAAATCTATATTAGATACAGATTTATATAAGTTTACAACTTCGTATGCTTATATGAAATTATTTCCTCAAGCTAGAGGAACTTTTGAATTCATTGATCGTGATAATACTGAGTATCCAGAAGACTTCATAGAGAGGCTATACTTGGAACTTGGTTCCCTAGGAATGTTACATCTTACTAAGGATGAACAGGAATATATGAATAATAATTGTAGATTCATCCCTCCAGTTTACTGGGAATGGCTATCTTCATTCAAATTCAATTCCGGCAAGATACAAGCATCCTTAGATGAAAATAACCACTTGCACATTAAAGTAACTGACTACCTTTATAAGGTTACTTTATATGAAGTACCTATTCTTGCAATAGTATCAGAATTACGCAGCAGAATATTTGATAACAACTGTGATTTGGCTGACGTTATTAAGAGGCTATCACCTAAAATTAAGCTTTCTAATGTTGCCGGGATTAAATTCTCTGAGTTTGGTACTAGAAGACGATTTAGTTATAATGTGCAAGACATAGTAGTATCTGCAATTAAGGAAGGGTCTATTTATTGTACTGGTACTTCTAATTGCCATTTAGCAATGAAGTATGATATGCCTATGATGGGAACTCACCCACATGAATGGTTCATGTTCCATGGTGCTATGTATGGTTATAGGCAAGCTAACTACATGGCTCTTGAGAATTGGGTAAATGTGTATGATGGTGATCTAGGTATAGCATTGTCTGATACATATACCTCGTATACATTTATGAAGAATCTGTCTCGTAAGCAAGCTAAACTGTTTGACGGAGTACGATGTGATTCTGGGGATGAATACAAGTTTATAAACGATATGATTAGTCGTTATAAAGAACTTGGTGTTGATCCCACGACTAAGACTATTGTCTTTAGTAATGCCCTAGATTTTGACAAATGTCAAGATATTATGGAATACTGTAGAGGTAGGATTAGATGTTCATTTGGAATTGGTACTAATCTTACTAATGACACTGGTTTTAAGCCAGCTAATATTGTAATGAAGCTTACTAGCTGCCAAATGAATTCTAGTCAACCAATATTTGGTTGTGTTAAATTATCAGATGATGCTGGTAAACATACCGGTAAGATTGAGGATGTTCAAAGGTGTTTAACTGATTTGGGATATGCATATAGAGTACCTTAGAAAGACTGTATACGGTTCAGTAATGAGCGTGGAAGAATTAAATGAGCTGGGAGCACAGGGATGGATTCTCTGTGCTGCCGTTAAAATGACCGAAGCTCAATATAACTATCTGTTTTATAAACACAGTTAATATGAAGTTTGAATATAAAATGTTAGAAAGAGTCTATCCAGTATCAGAGAGCGAATTAGACGCTCTAGGGTCTTTAGGCTGGGAATTAGTAGGAATGGTATCTCATGAATATTCTAAACGTGTAGACATTGCTATTTCTACTAAGATTTCAAGACTCATATACACATTTAAACGTGAATTGAAATGAATAACTTGGATTATGGTAAAGTGTTTAAAGTCCTAGTAAAGGAGACTGCAAACTATGTAAAAGTTAATAATCTCAAGGCAATGGTATTAGGCATCAGTGGAGGAATTGACTCCACTGTTGTCGCTGCCATTTGTCATGAGGTTAGTAAGCAAACTACCATTCCTCTTATTGGAAGAAGTCTTCCTATTAAGAATAAAAGTGACGAGTTTGATGTGTCTAAGTTGGTGGGAGAGGCATTTTGTAGTGATTATAATATATATACTATAAGTATCTCAGATTGTGTACTCCACAATACTTGCTATCCATTACGGAAAGGTACTAGGGTTGTAGTATCTATGGTTTCCCATTATACTCAGAAAGGTAAAGCTGGTTTTATACTTGAAACAGATTACAGGACGTGTTTGCCTTATTGTGTCAAATGGGACGATGGTAGTACATCTTGGGTTATAGGCTGTACTGTAACTACAGAAACTCCGGAAGATTCAATAATAGAGGAGTCCGAAGAGGATATTGAGATAGACCTTATCTCAGAGAATGGATTCTCTAGAGAAGTAACATTTTATGAAAGGAATTAATAAGTATTTGTTCTTAGATGTTGACGGAGTTCTTAATAGTGTGGCATGGTATCGAGAGGAATGGAATAAAGACCATGTATATCCTCAAGGAGACTTCGACCCTAAATGTGTTGAAATTGTAAACAGAATAGTTGAAGAAACTGGTTGTAAGGTAGTTGTAAGTTCCTCTTGGAGAACTGAATCTAACTTACAATCAATCTTTGACAAAGTTGGTTTAAAATTTAAGATACATAGTATTACTCCGTTCGGAAGTCATAGAGGTTGTGAGATACAGGAGTGGCTTGATTCTCAAACAGAACCTTATGTCTATGCTATATTGGATGACGATAGAGATATGCTATCACATCAGAGGAAGTACTTTATTAAGACTAACACAGTTATAGGCATTACTGATGAGAATGCTAGACATATAATTAATATTTTAAATAGGAATGATATGTGGAATAATAAATTGAATGCAATGATTGCTGATTCTATGAAGAAGCATGACACTACACGTACTAATGTGTATAGAGCTATTAAGACTGCATTTACTAATTATGCAGCAGCTAAGAATGCTAAACCTTTGGATGAAGCTGCTGAAATCTCCATTATTAAGAAGATGAGGGATGAAAGATGGGCTAATGCAGAAACTTACCAAACAGCAGGGCGTATGGACTTATCGGCAACTGAGGCTGATGAGGCCGAAATACTAGAGGAGTTGCTCCCTAAAGAGCCTACTAAAGAAGAATTGAATGCTGCATTACTTAAACTTGCATTAGATAAAGGATGGTATGACAACAATGAAGAACATAATATTCATCCAGTACAAATCCCTAAGAATCAGATGGGAATAGCTGTCAAAGAATTAAAAGCTAAATATCCAGCTGCTGATGGGAAGAAGATTGCAGACTTAGTTAAAGCTAATTTATGTAATTAATGACATTAAAAGAAATTGTAACTTTGCCTTATCCAGCCAGATTCACACATGCTATAGCTGGAGTACTTTATTATCAGATAGAAACTGAGAACCAGAGAATTGTGTTCCCGGTGGATATGAATGATAAAGAGGATGTAGGAACTGCTACATTTGTGGCAGAATATCCTAAACCCATTACTTTAATGAGATATATTCGCAAAGCTATAGATAGTGGAGAGTTAGTAACTGTTACTATGTGCGATGCCGAGGTATAACGTAAGTATTGATAGACAGCTTAGATGTCGTTTATATTTTGACATGGAAGTAGAAGCTGACAGCGAAGATGAAGCTTGGGAGAAAGCTATGGACACAGTAGATTACGGAGATTTAGACGTAAGAGATTGTGAATATAGTGATGATTGTATAACCCTCTTCGAAGAATGATAATCGGAATAGCTGGACGTAAACAATGTGGTAAAGACACCATTTGTAATATTATTAGATATTTAGAATACTTAAAGTATAATCAGATCTTCGAAGGTTTAAAGCCCTCTGCTGCACATTTTAACAATACACTTAATAATCATGAGGAGAATCTAATTATATCCTCTGAATGGGAGAAGCATGCCTTTGCCGACGCACTAAAAGCATGTAGTTCTCTTATATTAGGTGTTGACATGTGTTGCTTTGAAACTGAGGACTTTAAGAAATCTCCCACTACCTTAAATCTTGGAATGACCAATAGAGAGTTCTTACAAAAGCTAGGAACTGAAATTGGTAGAAATATTCATCCAGATTTATGGGTTATGTCTCTAATGCAAATCTATGAGTCTAACCCCGATTCTAAATGGATTATTACTGACGTAAGGTTTCCTAACGAAGCTGATGCTATAATCTCTCATGGAGGAATAGTAATTAAAGTAGAAAGAGATACTGGTTTAGATGACCAGCACATCTCTGAACATGCTCTAGATGATTACGAGCATTTTAGTTATGTAATAAAGAATAATGGTACCATTGATGCATTGATTGATAAAGTCAAAGCATGCCTTGGTGACTATATTTAATAATAATGGCCTATGCAGGTGGAGTTAAACTCTACTTGTATAGGCCATTTTTTTTATTACTGTGCTGTATCTTCCTCTATTGCATCTGCTGCAAGTTTGGACATATTATTAAGTTCTGTAGTCATTCCTTTAAATGTTCTACCAAGTCCAGTAGTTCCTGTGAGATAAGATGATAAAGATTTATCACCAAATGCAAACTCATAGGTATTATTAAAGAATGTACTTAAGTATCCTATAGATACAGGTTCTGAATTTGTAATAAGTCCTTTCAACACACTCCAGGGAGTTATGTCTCCGTATGAACTATTGTAACCTCTTTCAAATAGGCTAAATACAGTATCTCTCATGGCTTGAGACATGTTAGGATTTAAAGGATCTCTATCTTCCTCTCTAGTCTCTCCCCATAGTTCAATAAGGTATTTACCTATAGTTCCAAGTATCATCCACAAGAACATATCATGAGCTAATCTCTTTAAATTTGCTTTCTTTACACCGGTCTCTTCATTCCAGATACTATCTCTGAATTCTGAGAACCCACCTTCATGTAAAGCCCTAAAACAGTCTTTAATAGTATAATAAATACCTTCTAGATATCTGTCTTCATTAATAGTAGCAGGAACTCCAGTGTTCTCAGTAGTAACTATTACTATAGAATTACCGTTCTCGTCCACTTCATCTTTATACCATAATAAATCACCATTGTCATTCTTAGCTTGAACTCTTCCAGCTAAATTATAATTCTTGGGTTTAAGTAAGTAGGCATTTCTAGTTGCAGATAAATAGGTTTTAAACTGTCCAAATAATGCTCCCATAAATGTCTTCTCAGCTAATGCTCTACTTTCCTGGTCATAGTGTCCATAAATAAGATCCGACAAGGTTTTGGCGGCCAATATTTCATCTTTAGTATAGGCAAATGGCAAATCATCTCCCTCTTTTAGATTTAATCCATTGTCTCTATTATAGGCTTCCATTATAGATAAATAAAGTCCTCTCTGCTTATTATATTCGGGATTACTCTTATTACCAGAAGCATATACTGCTAGACGCTTATCTTTCTTCCAATTGTATTTAATACCCTCATCAGTCATTTCTAATGCATCCCATGTACCATCATGTAAGCATTGAGCTACAAATATGGTCATACGATGGAAATAATCCGGAGCAGTAGTTAATTGATAAGCATGTCTAGACATATTAGCTAATCCAGATTTGTTACTAATAAGTCGTTTATTTAGAACTTGCATATCTATATTAGCTAGTCTAATCATATTATTAATAGCCTCAATCTTAGTAGTCCTACTAAGCATATCTGGCCCTTCTTTGGTTACTAAAGCCATAGCTTGGGCTAAATCCTTTCTGGTAAACTTCTCATCAGTATAGTACATTTTACTAAAGGCTATAGATGATTGCTTCCACATACCATTAATCATATCACGAACACCTCCAGTAACGTTAAATGCAAGTAGTCCAAAAGATGCTAGTCTTTTAATAGGGTTAAGATATCTAAAAGCTTGACGGCCTTCTTCACTAATAATAGATTGGTTAAATACCGCTACCTTTAAATAGTTGTCTAAAGTCTCGTTAAGGACTGATAGATCTGTATCCGTAGACTTAGCGTATCCTAATAATGACATCTTTATTCCCTTAATTGCAGGTAATATAATATCCAATTGTTCCTTTCTAGCTGATGCAAACTTATAAGTAGTTACTAAAGTCTCTATATTACGTTCCCAGAAATCTGGTTTATATTCAGCTAATAAAGCATCTCTAGCTTCCTCGCTGGCTTCTGATAAATTAAATCTATTGTACATTTCGTACCTAGTAATTACTTTCTGTTTGTCGCTATACTCCCTATCACTATAAGCATCATTTTGGGACCTATTCCAATAATCCCTAAATCTTCCAGTTGCGTCCTTTACCTCTTGATTAATCCACTTACTAATTCCCATTTGTAGAATCTGATTATCAGCTTTCATAAGAGGAACCCAAAACCATTTCTCTGTCTTCTTAAGTTGCTTTACCGTCTCACTATCTTCAGACAAGCTTCTAATATTAGGAAATCTTTCTTGGTTTATAAGCCATAATGCTTGCTTTAAGAATCGTCTTTCTTCTGAAGTAAGTGGGGTACTGCTATCATAAGGATCTACAAATAACATCTTATTATTAAGACTTCCGTCAGAATTCCTTCTAAAGAAATTATTATATAACTTAACCTGATCTCCTATGACAATGTTTCTAGCATTACTATAGCCTTTATCTTTCCATAGGGGTTTTACATATCTGGTAAGGAATTTCTCATGATAAGGAGTCATTTCTCTAGTAACGTTATCAAATGCACCTCTCACAGCAAGAGTAATTTGGCGTAAGTTATCCTCTGGGAATAAATCCGGGTTAGTTATCATACCTCCAGATAAAGGAGTTCCTTTCTGTGTGTATCTGGAAATCTCTTTAGGTTGAAGGAAGTCTAATCCTTTATAATAAGCTATAGCCTGTAATATTGACTTATATAGTCTTTCTATTCCAGTGTTAGAAGATTCATTAGCTATAGATTCTAGAGAACCTCCAACTATCTTACCAAGACGTTCTCCATTCTCCATTCTTCTAGCTAGGGCTATTAGCCTATTAGCTATCTCATTCTTATTTACGGTATTAATGTTGAATAATTCCTTAGATAAAGCCTCTATATCTCTAGACAAACTATTAGTGAGTCTACCATTAGGTCTGTTCATTAAAGCTAAGAACTCATTCTTAATAACATCTAACTCGTCCATAAAGGATAATTTGTTAATGTTATTATTAACTTTAGCCGCTTTAGCTAATAGATTAAATGTTTCCTTTATCTGTCTTGAAGTGGCAGTAGTAGCTTTAGAGTCTTCTGTATTAATTACTTTAATGTCTCCTATTTTAAATACATCAGTTAATGCATTAGGAATCTCATTAATGGCAGCCATTATCTTCATTAACTCAATATTGCCATTAGTTGCCAATAGTATCATTTTGTTATTAAGAGCATATGCATCCTTTTCATGTTCTCCTAACATTGTAGTTCCTAAAGATAACTTAAGCTCAGTATGTAAATCATGATGACTTAATGCAATAAAATCAATTTGTTTGGTAATAGTATTACTAATAGCTACAATTCCTAATTGTTTTAGTGCTTCTATATTTACTAATTCCCATCCTGGATCGTTAACATATTTCTGGAATGTAGTTACTACAAAGGCATTAGTAGTATATCCAGTAGTAGGACTCACATCCTCCAACGGAATTTTACCATCAATGGCTCTTTTAAGATCATAGATAAATTTGTTAGTCTTAAGTCTATGATTCTTAACCATCTTATTTAGGTATTTCTCTACTTCTACTCTAAGCTCTGCATTCTTCTCTTTAGGTGAATCCTCTTTGATATAGATAGGCTTTCCTTTACTGTAGAAATCTTTAAAATACCATCTACCCTCAGAGGGATTCGGAGAATCATAAACATGATTTGCAATAAAAGCATCTACATCAATTTGCTCTCTAATTGATTTAATCTTAGGATTAGGTATAAACTTACTAAGAGTATCTAGTACATTATCTCTAATAGATTCCCCTATAGTCTCATCGGTAAGTCTTACTGGAATTGCATAACTTACATTATTATAAAATTCACCTACTCCCCAAGCTAGTCTATTAATGGTGCCTCCGGAATCTTTAGTTCTGTCTTGCACTCCTTCAAAGCTAACTCCAGTTAGTTCCCCATCCTCTAGCCCTTCCAGATGCATAGGTACTATATTTAGTTCCATATTAGCAGCAGGAATGCCTTTAGAGGCTAACATTTGTCTATAAAAGGCTAACTGATAATCATATTTAGTTTGTTTAGCAGCATCCCACCTATCGGACAACTCTGCAGAACTTTTGAAGATATATAAATGTGGCTGACCATCCTCACCTATAACTACTAAGTCTATAGAACCTATAATATTAACTCCATCTAATGTTTTAGAATCTATAGTAAATTGAGGCAGTAGTTTAGCATCCTGTCCATGTGCCTTATAGATTTCATCTTTAAAAGATGCCATATTCTTGTATATACTCCTAACAGTTTGTTCACTAAATACTCCAGCATACTTATCTACAAGCTCTTCTAATGACATATGACCGGCAAAGTAATCACCTAAAACAGCATGTAATTCAGCACCAGTATCTGCTATCCTCTCCCACATTTCCATAGTATTATTAACCTGCTCTTCAGCTTCAGCATGAGTTATGCCTTTGGTCACTAATTCGTTTATAGTATTATTTCTCCAATTCTTAATACTGAACGGCTGTCCTAAGAAAGTTTCTTTAGAGTCTTTAGTAATAGTAGCAGTTTCTAGGAAGTCTGTAACTGACATGTTAGAACCTTCTGCTTTATATACAATATCACCAGATACAGGGTCTACCCCGTTGCTGTTGAGTTTAGCAGTAGCTTTAATAGATCTTAACTTAGCTACCATTTCAGACTGCTTAGTGTCTTGACTAAACACAATATCTGATATGAGTCCCATTTCAATCTGGTTCTTATGTCCTATTAAGAAGTCAAACAATTCAGCATAATCGTTAAATTGCTGTATTTGACCATTTATATTTAAACTGTATGTACAAGCCATTAACAATCCTCCTTTAAATTACCACTTTTAATCATTCTTTCTATTAAATTAGTAATTACACGAGATTCAGATGCCATATCCATATCAAAACCCTCTCTAAAGTCTTTATTGACTAAGGCACTACCAAATTCTGACATTATATCATCTATGCTCATGTTAAGTAATTTACCTAATTTCTCATCTTTAATGTCTTCCGAAGTTTGGAATGTGTTTTGAGTTTTGGCTTTAAATAGTTCTCCCAGGGCATCCAAGTCAGTTTCCTTACCTTCAAACCACGTGTCTGCAATCTTACTAAAGTAATTACCAAACTCTGTAACAAATATTTCTTCATTTAAGTCTGTAACTGCTCTGCTATCTCCTATATTCCTAAATGCTTGTACTTTATCATCATAGTCAGAAAGTTGCTCTACTTGGTTTACTAATCCGTAATATAAATCTGAATTAGTCCTCTTAATGGAACCCATAATAAGATGTGCAAATTCATGTAATGAATCGGCAGTTGTTGCTCTGTCTACATTTAAATATATTTCTCCATTATAAATAAATGCATTAGTTCTACCTACATTGGGTATTACACCCTTAAAAGAATCTGCTAATTCCCTAGCTGTAACTACATTAATTTTAATACCATAATTCTTTCCAAGATGGTTAGCTATTTCTACCATTTCACTTTTAAATGACCTTGGCACCTTCTTATGAACAGGAACGTTAGTATTCATCTGAAGTTTCTGTAGGTTGTATTTATCTCCAGCTGCTGCAACTACCTCATATACTGACTCACTAGCATTCTCAATTATATTTAACGCCTTAGTAATAAGCTCAGTTTCATAATTTAATTTGTCTGGGGTAAGCATACTAGGAACCTTATTATTATATAAAGCATTATGGGTTTCTGGATCTCTAAGTTGGTTCTTAAGTAAGAAGAACGTCGCTACTTTCTCTGGAGTATCTAATATAGATTGAATGTTAATTCCTTGTTCATTTAGTGATGTTAGTATTTTATTGTATTGTGGCTTCTTCATCATTTCAGACACGAAGTTATTAAATGTTATGGACTTAATAAGCTTCTTGTCATTGTATAGATTTATTTTATCATCTAATACAATATCTAATACACTAAATCTATCTCCTATTTCCAACTTAGAACTAGAAGATATGTTAACTTTGTCTCCAGATTTCTTCTTAATACTAGTTGCTACTGATTCAAAATTAATAGGTCTATTTAGCTGTAGTGCAATCAGGTTTTTAGCATGTTTTAAATTGTCTACGCCAGAGGTATGTATATTATCAGCAGTAGTTATTAACTTATCACTAATATAGTATTTATTATTATATCTGATTATATTATACCCATTATAGTTCTCTATATAATCAACAATATCTCCAGTATATTCTGTATTAACAATAGATTTATCAAATACAGGTTTCTTGACAGTATTTCTTAATAACAATCCACTATCACTAATATATGCTATGTCTATAAACTTCCCATTATGTATATTGTTATTAATGTCTTGAATAGCAGACACTATATTATCTTCAGTTGCCTCGCCATAACCGTGATTCTCCATAAAGGACTCTATATCTTGTCTAGATATTTTAAGATACTTTCCAGATATCTTAGCTCTATCTATTAAAGCTTGAGCAGATGGATTATCATAACTGATGGACTCTTGCTCTGGAGCTCCTATTAAGTCATTAAATATTTTATTAAAAGTTCCAATTAATCCTGTCTTATATAGAGCATCACTTAACGAAGCACTAGAATAGAAATAATGGGTAAATGCAGAGACAACATTAGACTTACTGGCAACAAATTTACCATCTGAATAGCCTATTTTACTTAACGTAATCATAGCTCTTCTAGATGTAGTGGGGTCAGTGGCTAGTATTTTAGCTGCCGTAGCTATATTAGAGTATAATCCATCTACAACTTCTTTGGGAGCTTTATCCATTAAAGATGATACATATAATTGTTTTAAATGTGTCTCTATATGATCTGGAGTAGGTTTAATCACTGCTAATGAATTACCTTGATAATTAAATATTCCGTAATTACTATTCCAATTTACACTGAATTTAGCATCAGTAAGTAAGATGTTATAGGCGTTTAAATCAACTCCTTCTTTCTGTAAAGCATCTACAAGATATCTTATATTAGGTGTGTCAAACTCATTTCTAATAGTATTTAGATTGTAGTTACCAGAAGGTAATGTAAATCCTTGTCTATTACTATTAATATTAAAGTTAGCTAGAGGAAATCCTCCAGAGTTAACGGCAGCAATAAACTCATCATATGCTTCTTTATTACCCATTAGAGCACCTACTGCATCCTCTAAAGACATTTCACTAGCATCGGGAACTTCCAGCTTGATTACGCTGGAAGCCCCTTTGTTAGAATTTATTATAATTTCAACTGAACAACTCATGTTAACACTTGATTCTCATTTGTATAGTATTACGTCTCATTAGACTTTTGATCTTACCTACTAAGGTATTAAGTGATTCGGAAGAGTTAATTACTAATTCCTTCATTCTGTTACTCTGGTTAGGAGTATTTATTACGAAGTAATTGTCACGTAACCTTAACGAATCCTCATCTTCCATATTTGGTACTTCGTCTACCATATAGTAGTCATCTCCGCTTCTCATATATAGAAATAGCCTACCTGTATCATCGTCTTTAATTCTAATGTATTTATCCCTGGCTCTACCTTTAGAACTTTCACTTACTATAGGTGCCATCCTAATAAGGGCATCCTCCAATGAGAATGAATCCATATTAACATCAAGCCAGTAGTCAGCATTACCTACATAATTATGAAAGTCAGTTAACATATCACTAACATCAACTCCATCTATTGTATTAAATAGAGAAGTTAATCTATCAGCACCGTACTGATTCTTATTAACTACTAGATTATACAAGAAGAACCAATCTGTTAAAGATACTCCTTGAAGTTCTATTTTCTTAAGAGCAGCAAAGTCTCTTTGGTATCTACTAAATACTGGATCTGTTTCAGTACTTAACATATTAATTGGCAACTTCATATAAGTTACATTAGATCTAGTAAATGGGTCTAATCTTCTGTTTCTACTTAATCCCTGTATGAAGCTATTAATAAGTAAGGATCTTACTCTTTTATTACCTACAACTCCGTTCTTTAATGCAGGAATTACCTCTCTTTCCATCCACATTTTAAAGTTAGCAATTCCCTCATTAGTAGACAAATTAAATACTTCTCCACCAGGACCAGCTGAGTGTATAGTCATGTCAGATCCTATGTATTCCTGCCCTTCTTCCAATCTAAATACTACGTTTCTACGTGTAAGCCAATTATTAATTAGAACGTTATCAGTATGAGATGCTAATGCAGCTAATTGCTCCTTTTTAACAGCTCTACCGTAAACTGGATTCTCTTTAATAAGAGCTTCTCTGTAGGAGTTTACTAGATTAAATTTAGTACTTATATTTATGTCAGAAGTATCAGTAAGATTATAAATATCAAATAGTGCTTTGAAATGAGGAATTTTAGTAATCATGTCAAATATGTTCCAAGTTCCTTTAATAATATTATAGTAATCAATTGTAGTCTGTCTATAGCCATTATTAACTGGATCTAAGAATTTTCTAATACTAAAACCTCCATTTACTATATTCTGAGATACTGCATCTTTAACTATATTTCTAACCGTAGTTTCTTCTAAGTAAGGTTTCTCCTTCAATGCATTAACAATTAGTTCATCAACATTAAATCCATTACTGCTAGTTAGATACTTACGCTCCCTATTAGTAATAGCCGATTCATAAGTATTCAACATTGCCATTTTACCTGCAATATCAGTTGGCATACCTTGATTTAATCCGTAGAATCTACCAAGAAGCTCAGTCTCTCTTGCATCAAAATTAATATTCTTGAACTCAGTGAATTTATCTGGATCTATCCTTCTCTTCATCTTCAACAAGTATTCATATTCTTCTAGGAATCTAAATTCTCTAAAGTTCTTAGCAGGGAATATGTCTTCGATGCTACCATTATTAGCGAATCTATCTTTAATTTCTTGAATCCACTCACCTCTCTTGGCAAACATTCCAGGATTGTCAACAGATACTCTAGCATACAATCCCTTCAGTCCGTCATTATTTAAATAGTTTCTAATATTAGGACCTTCCTCTAATGACCTAATTACTGAGTTAACAGATGCCGTTTCGTGATATTCATCAAATACATTAACTTTCATCAAGTCATTAACCGTTTGCACTGTAGGTGTAGTCATTAGATTCTTTGCTATATCATTAAAACTGAATCCTAACATAATCATATGTAGATACATACCGGCCAGATTAGGACCAGCATTAATTTTAGATAGAATCAACTCCTTGGCATTATCGGTTGCGGCAGATAGTAAAGCTGAGATAACCAATGATTGGTCAGGCTGTACTCCTAATTGCTCTTGAATAACTCTAGAAACATCTTCCTGAGTTAATTGTTGCTCAGTAGCAGTCCTAATTAGGTTCTCCCAATAATTCTTCTCTGGAGCTAAATCAGTAAAGTTAATGTTGGCCATTATGTTTCTGAGGGTATCTACAGTAATTATTTTGCCATCCTCTGACACCTTACTTTGAATACCTTTGTAAACATTAGAGAAGAACATGTTGTTCATCCATTTAGAATCTCCACTTCTAATGCCTTCATTAAAATAATAACAGTTAGCAAAGAATACCTTCTCACCAACAGCTGCAATACCAATTACTTGTTTACCATCCATATTCTGCATCTGCATTACCCATTTAGCAGAAGGAGACATAAGAGTAATTTTGTTAGCTTCCTTACCAGAAGTAGAATTCTCAGCAGCAGCTTGAGGATCTCCCATTTCAATTGGAGAATATGCTTGAGTCATATTCTTTAGGTCTTGGATAATATTACTAATACTAGCCGATACAGAGTTTCTAAATGCAGGCAAAGTATTAATAGCTCTTATCTTCTGACGACCATTCTTTACCCTTCTACCATTCTCGTCACGTTCCTCAGTCATATACATAGAATGATTATTTATTCTGCTTAGAATAAAATCAGCATTCTTAGTGTCCGACCCGGTATAACTTACTAAGTTAGTATCATCAATTGCAGTAAGTAACTCAGCTATGATTGGTAGAGATTCTGGGTTATAGAAATTCTCCTCATTAAGTATTTCCACGTAACTAGTAATATCTACAGCTCCAGGAGCATAGCTATATGCATATAGTTTACCATTAGGAGTAGGTAGTCTTTCAGACATTCTAAGAGCTTCTATAGAATTGAAATTGAAGTATGGAGACCATCCTATATAATTACCATTAGTATCAAAATCATAACCCATTACATAAGCCTTATCAATATCCGTTTAACCTCATACCTTTCAATATGAGACTGACTATATCATCACTCTATCTCTAGAGTGTCTCGCGCTTCGGAATCAGCTTTCTGCTGTGCTATAAATTCTTCTTTAGTAAAGTTATCTCTAATTTTATAGAGCAATGATGGAACCTGTTGTATATATGGACGTATAATTTGTATGAACGCTGCACAATCAGATTCAGTGGAACTAGCAATAGAATAAGTTCCCTTTCCTTCTTTAAAAGGTCTAAATTGTACATCCCAAACTTCTTTGAAATAATCAATTATTACTTGAGCTGTATCTAAATCAACACACGTAGCTATTTTGATTGTATGTTGTATTGAGCTACGCTGTTTTGAAGTGTTTACGTTTATACAACCATCATCCATATACCATATAGCCAACCCGATAGGGGTAAGCCAATTCAGTAATCTTCTAGTAATATGTTTCTTAGGAGTATAGACTGTCCTCCTTAAGGCTTTTATAGTTGGGTTAAGTGACATCTGAGAGTATAAAACTTTGTTTCCTTTATTATATCCACATGTTGATATATACTCCTTAACACCATTATTCTTAAACCCAAACTTGTTTAATAAGTCTATCTTCCATTCTAGAAACTCTCTTTGAGCTTCAGAATGACTTAGCTTGAACACATAATTACTAGATATTGTTCCATCTCCTAAAAGAAGGCCTATAAGGAGGCTCTTCTGCTCTTTACTAAGTTTCTTTGTTATTCTTCTAGCCATTTACCTAATATTAATAATTAAACATTAGATAAAAGTTCCTACTCCCTCACGGGATAGTCGATGAACTTTCATCCTTATAAACACAAAGATATTAAAACTTTTGTCAATTAACTAGTCTTATTATCCAAATATTTATCTAGGATGCTTAGCTGCGGATTGTCCAATCTTAACCTTTTTTACTTTACCAACAATAGTTAATTGCCGCCACTAGATGTATTACTACTCTAGTTTAGTAGGTTAAGCTCTAAGGAGTTCCCCGTCAATTCACGAGATTTATTATAGTGACTACAATATTAATATGTCACCTAACTAAACAGTTAAAATTAGGTCAATAGTCACTTCCCTGTAGCCAAGTTTGCCAGTGAGATACATGCACTACGTTCTTGTCAGAATCATTAAATGCTACTGCTTTCATCTTCATAAATGATTGCATAGTCTGTGCCGGAATACGAGCTACAGTAAATTCAAGAGATTTCTGGAATGATACAAACTTCTTCTTAGCAGCAGTAATCTTTCTAGATTTCTCTAAAGCCTCTAATTCATAAGCTATTTTAGATACGCTAAAATCATCTTTAACTAATGCTTTAGTATATGTGTCATATAATCCTTTCAATAATCTGTCACTTCTGTCCTTACCCTGTTCTATAACTCCTTGTAATGTTGCTTTGTCTTTGATGTACTGACTAATTTTAATGGAATCAAAATCGTCAGTTTTATAAATATCCATTACATTATCGGGAGTACTAACAACTAAAACTTCTTCAACAGAATTACCATCAATTGCATTATAGGATGTTACTAACTCATGATAATTACCTTCAGCATCGTAATATCCACTTTCATATAATTTATTACCATCTTTGTCTATTCTAAAGATACTATCTCCAACTCTCATGAAGTCATCGTCAGTAAGAGTTTTATTAACTGATAGCTTATCTATGATAGCAGTAGATGTATTAAATGTAATATATACGTGTTTACCACTTCCTCTAGTAAATGCTATATCAAATAATTTAGTTTTAGGAGTATGGTATTTATCATACTTATTAACAAAGAATTGATATCCTTGTGTAAGTACATCATTAATACTATCATTAGGACCTAAATTAAATTGATTGACATATAACTTACTAATTACTAATTCAGCAGGATTATTAACTAGGTTTTGAATTGGAATAGCTATATTACCATTAGGCAGTTCCATTAAGTATTTACCTTCCGGAACGTACTTCTTACTAAATGCCACTGGATCTTGATTATATTCCAATAACATATCTTCAGTAGCAGGCATATACCCTTTATCTAGTAACATGAATGTATTCTGAACATCGGCCTGTAATTTAGCTCCTATTTCTTTAGGAAGCTTCTTATACTTCTTACGTTCAGTAAATGATGCTTGTATTGCTGGCATATCGAATATACTATGTCTCTTACCAGTTGCATCATCCCAGTATATTTCGGCAGGTTTCAAATCTGTAGGTCTAGTAATGTCAGTATAGAATGTAGAGAAATTCTTCTTAACGAAATTATAAGAATCATAATCGTTTACATATACTAACATATACTCTCCTTCTAGTTTCCATCCATTATCTTCCAAGAACTGAGGTACAGTTAATGCTATATCCCTATTTAGTCTCTCTAACTTAGATAATGCCTTATTAAGATTGTCTTGAGCCTTAGATAATTCAACCCCTTCACCATCTCCTCTATTAGCTTGATCTACTAGTCTAGTATACTTGCCGACTTCTAATTCAGCAAACTTCTTATTTCTAGTAGCATCACTATTAATCTTGGCAACTACACTAGCTACTTCTTGGATAGGTATTTTAATTCTATCTCCAGGTAATAGTCTATCAATAGAATTAGCTGGTTCAGATTCAATTTTAGCCTGCTCTCTTTGTAAGTATTCATCTACTGATATTCCTTCATCAGCTGCAATTCGATATAAATCGTCATATCTATAATTCTGTCCTCCAATTCTATGTACTTGTATGATATTATATCCAGGAGCCATAACAGCACCCATACCTGGGAACTTTCTTTTAATAGCAGTCTTATTAATATTGGACGTAAATGTAGATAAAGCCTTAGCAAATATAGAAGGATCACTATAAGGAATCTTATAAGCATCAGCTCCATGTGAAGTTCTACGTTTCCTATCTAAAGCAAACTCCTCCTTAGCTTTCTGAATGATAGTTTTGGCAGTTCCTAATTCATCACTGTTCTTATTTAATTCCTTAATAATAGCTTTACCAAATATCTCATACAAGTCTGATTTGACATCAGGATTATCAGTAGGTTTTATTCCAGTAAGAACATATACAGCTTCTTTAATATTACCTATAGAAGCTAATGCAACTTTACCTAAGCTTTTATATGCATTCTTAGCCATATCATGAGTAAATCCCATAGATTCAAGAGCTGAAATTACCTGAGAGAACTCGGTCATTGTTGACTGATGTTCTGGATCGGTAACTACGTGGTCAGCATCCATCTGCATACCTAAACCATCAGTGTTAAAGTGCATTGTCATTAATGGAGAATCATCATACCAAGAGCTATCTGGATTTATATTTTGAGCTCCCACTTTAATTGCAGACTTGTTAACTAAGTAAGCAATCATTTTATATTTAAGTGGCTGGTTGGTATTACGTTGAGTAGGTATGTCTCCATTGGCTTTATACTGTCCTATATTATTAACATAAGTAGCAGTTACGGCTAATGAAGCATCACTATATGCAAGTTCTCCATCTCTAAGTGATTCACTATAAACTCCTCCTAAAGCAGCATGTAATTCAAACAAAGAATTAATTGGAACGTTAGTATCAATTAATACGTTAGCAGCACCTACTGCTTGTATTGGATTTCCATTTATATCTACTAACTGCTTACTAATATTATACAGTCCATTTCCTACTTTGTCTAGTCCTAGTATCTCATAATGATTATTACCGTCTCTGTAAAATATTCTATCACCTCCAGTGACATCTCTTAGAGTCATTGGCTGACCAAATAAATTTACAGTAAGGTCTACATCAGCAGGAACATCCCAATCAGCTGTTGATTCATTCCATTTAAAATCAGACATCTTCTTGAATAAATTATATAATTTAATGTCTGATGTTAATGATTGACGAAGTCTTTCATTGTAAGCAGAGAAGGTAGCAAACTTTAATAAAGCTGCTGTACCATATCTTCCATTATAATCATGTCCAATAGGTTTCTTATCTTCCCCTACCGATGAATCTTGTAATGATAAGTTCTCCAAATAAGACATAATAGGATTACACCATGCAGAACCGTCATGTGCATCTACTTCTGCAATTTCCCCTTTAAAGTTATATACAGGGGCTCCGACATCACTCATCACAGCTATTCTATACCAGGGTGGCACTCCAGTCAAACTATTCTGATGTAGATATTGTAATGTAGCTGGTACAATTACATTACGTTTTAACTCAGCAAGTTCTCTAGAAGAGTGTTCCATTTCTATTCCGTTAAATGAGTCAGGATTTAAACTACCATATTTAGCTTTATTTGGATGTGCAATGCTACTGCCAGTAGTTACTAGTCTAAGGTTCTCTGATGTTAAGAAATCAGCTACAAAGTACCTTTCAATTAGAGGATTTAGAGTAATTTCTACATCATCTCTTAACCAATTACTATCTAAATCAGATAGTCTAGTAATATTAGTATTACCCTGTTTAGCTAATATAAGTTCTTGAGTGTTCTCATTTACCCATAGTCTTTTATCAGCTCCTAATAGCTTATCTGCAGCCTTTCTAAGAACTGTATTGCTGTGTCCGTTGGCATATACTAAAGGGAATGACATATTATTGTCAATCATGTCTTTAACAAACTTCTTACGTTCTCTAAGCATAGCTTTGTTAAACACATCATCTTTAGCATACATTTCTGTGGCAAGGAAGTTTAAAAGCTTATTAGGAATCAGACCTTTCTTAGTTTTACCATTGAGTTCAAATGATTCTCCCTTATTAGTGTGAACGTTATCAATATTAGGGACTCCAGCAGCATAAGACATATTAGTGTACTCCCCTGATGTAGTAACTGCCAATAAATTAGTAAAGTCTTGATAGTCAAGTACATCTACCAATGAAACTGGCTCTTTAATATCAAGAGAGTCTAGAGCACTTACTATACTACTAGCATCCATAAAATCACCAGCTGCTTGTGCTGCATCTAATGCTTGTAACAGTCTATTTCTTTCTGAATCTAGAGATTCATTATGTTTGGCTATTTTAGCATTCTCAGCATCTACTTTACTCTGTTTAGATAGTATTCTATTTGCAGCCTCAGGATTGACAGCCTGCAATCTTTGTAAGTATGTCTCTAAAGATTGTCTGTATACTTCTTTATAGTCACTCAATACATTATTGAATACTTCCTTATAGTAAGTTCCTACAGTCCCTTTGATAGCACTAATAATGTCTTTAGTAGGTGAAGTAAGTAAATTAATGAGTAATGGCTTACCATTCTCATCAAGTACATCTATCTTATCTACACCAAGCTTCCACATTACAAATGTTCCCTTATCGGAATATACAGTAGGTTGTACATTAATAGTTACAGGTGCATTACCATTCTTTGGTCTTAATAAGTTTCCATAGAAGTCATATACCAACGAAGAATATCCTATTTCTGCAACCGAGAATTTAGTAGCACTCTTCTTTATTCCATTTCTACTAACTACATCAGTCTTTATGGAAGTTCCCATTAGCATATTAGGATTTCGTCCAAATAGCGTATTCTTTAAAGCAGAGCTAGGATTATCAAGTATATGCTTTTTAACGTAACTTCTGGTTAGCCCAGCTAAGTTAGCAATCCTGCTATTAGGTATATTATTACCTTCAGCATTCTTAATAACTGACTTATATATTTCTCCAGTTACTACCTGTTCAGCCGCTACAATATCATTAAGTACATTAATTAAATTAGGTCTGATAGCCTTTAATGAATTTGAGGCTTTATCGTAGTAGAACCTTTCATTATTGTCTCCTAACTTCTCATTGTAATAGTTCAGAGTTTCTATATATGAACGTAATGATAAATTCTCAGGATTATTGTTTTCATATCCATCATATACTGTATTAACAAATGCAGAACTGCTTGCAACAGCTACTAATTTATCAAGATAATCAAGATTATTAGCTTCATTTACATTTCTGAATGCAGCTAGTAAATCTACATTACCTCTTAAGAATCCTGTATTAGCAAAGTCATCTATAAATTCTATTAAAGACACATATAATCTTTCTCCATCAGTAAGTACCTGTGGATTGTTCTCTTCATATATAGCTTTTAATTTAGTAAATGAAGGTTCTTCTAATATAGTATTTAGCCTTCCAAATTTAACAATATCAGAGTTTGATAATTCAAGCTTTCTTTGTCCTTTACTACTAACTGCATTGCTGTTATAAATTACAGTAACCTTCTCTCCTTTATATGGCAAAGTAAAAGAGACGTCGCCAGTAGTAGCGTTACTAACAGATATTCCCCACCTATTTAATAGACCAGTTCTATCTGCCATAAGTTCATTGGCAATATCAATATCATTCTCTCTCTGTATTTTACGTCTATTTACATTAGATTGCTTAATTTCAGAACTATCCAAATCTCTAGTATCACTATTAAGAGCATATTCTACATATCTGGCATTGTTAGTTCTGTCTAAAACTCCAGATATAGAATCTAACAAATCGTAAGTAGTGATAGCTTTAGAAGTAAGATAATCTCTATTTGCAATATTATATAGAGAGTTGAATTTATCTTTGTTATAGAACTTATCATAGATAGATTTAAATACGTTAAGATCGTTTACTTGGAATACCTTAGACCTAGTATCACTATTTAATATTTCCTTAAGAATTTCTCCTAAGTAATAATTAGGGGCGGAATGTAAATTTAAAACTAAATCCTGTAGTCTCTCCCCAAAGAACATAAAGTTGTATTCGTCTTTAATCTTGCTAAAAGAGTGAACGAATTGTTTTAAATTTAAATACTTGTCACCTATTTGCTCTCCAGTAACGTGATTAATTACAGGAGTTTGTTCAATAAGTAATCTAGATACATTACCTATTTCAGATAATGCATCTACATTCTCATTAGTTCTCCATGTTTTAACCATATTAGAACCAGATCTAAATTGGTATTTATTAGTGCTCACAGGTAGTTCTATTCCTACATATCCCTTATTCCTAATTTCCATATTCTTTCCGAATAAGCTTTTAAGAATAGTATCGAAGTTACCGTTAGATAGAACAGCCCATGCATTGAATCCATCCACTAACATCTGATTCTTATAGAATCCTTCTATATTTCTCTTCTTAGACACGAATGCACTGTCTAACGCAGATTTAGATATGTTTTCAAATATACTAGAAGCGGTATCCAGAACCTTCTGCATATTCTCCACATTAGGAATTCCATCTAGGTAAATAGTATCTAGTATAGACGCATCAGTTTCTATACCTTCTTCAGAATTAGCTAATTTAATATAGTCGACTAATTTCTTAAATAAGGTATTCTTATATTTAGCAATATAAACATTTAAATCATCATTGCTCTTAATAAGTCTACCGTCGGCAAAATTAACTAATGATGCTTCTATAATATTATACCTAAACTGATTCAGCATATACTCCTTAACTACAGAAGCAGAACCATAAATATCACTAATGGATGGAGTTGCAACTCTTCTCTCTAATGGTTCTTCAATTACTTGAATGTCCTCAGGTTCGTCTTTAATAACAAGACTCTTGTCAACTTCCTCTACTGTAGAGGTTTCTGGATTAATACTGAATTTGGAACTTAATGGTACAGCATATTCAGCTAATAATTGTTCCTTCTGTGCATCTGTTAATCTTCTGGATGTCTTAATAAAATCTTCTAGAACCTCAGAAAGCGAGACATATTCTGCCTCGCTCTCCAGGTTAAATAGTCCAGTATTCTTCAAACTGTTGTAGAAGTCGTCTATGAAATTAGCAGTAGATATTACTGGCTCTTTCCTAAACTTTAATACTGTACTTCTTAGGGCAACCTCAGCATCAAGTCTGTGTTGCCCTATGTCAAAGTTAGTACATGCCATTTCTTATTAGATATTAAATTTACATCCTTGACTATCAATAATGTTCTTATTGGAAGCTAAAGAAGATATGTATTCTTGCACGTCAATTAAATCATCATTGTCCAACTGCTCATCAGTCAATAATCCTTCAAAATGGCTGTCAACTAGTTTGGCTTTATCCAATATAGCCTGAGCCTGTTCTGGAGTTACTGACGATAGAGACATTAATGTGTTAATTAAGTCAGCAATTTCAGATTCCCTAAGATTATCAAAATCGTTAAGTGTATCTGCGAATATCTTTAACTTCTGTTCTCTAGTTGGATCAAATGGAATTTCATACATAGTTGTATCTGTAATTTCTACTTTACCATCGAGAATAGAACCTTTTATTGTTTGTCCTCCCTGCAAAGTTACTGTAAATTCCTCTAGATTACTACCATTATATTCAACATTCTGAATTGCAGAATTATCAATAGAACCATCTACTTTCTTAGGTAATACAGACGGACTCTTCTTATTTATTTCGTCTAGTAGGGTAGAATAACTATTTATAGTTAATAGTCCAGTGTCAAGAACTGTAGTATAAATACTTAATACAGTGTCATTATTCATCTTTAATTGTCTATTATTAACTGCATCAGAAAGCTTAACAGCTACTGAGCTACTATACTCTTTAATGATGTCGTTAATAGCAGCATCTCCTTCAGTCTCATATCTAGACCTAGCCCTGTCAGTTAAATCTTGTAAGGATTCATATCCACTTACATTAGACAGAGCTCCCATAGTTGACAAATTCATTCTGGAATTAAATTCGTCTCTCTTAGCATGTAATATATCATCCTTAAATTCTACTTCTTTTAAACCAGTAGGGTCTATAGTAATTTCGAAATTAGGACTTTCTATAGCTACATCTATATGGAACTGATCTAAGTTATTTCTAGTAGGATAGAAATCCGAGGGTTGACTGTCATGAGAAGTCTGAAATCTTGGAGTATAGAATATTCCATCTATAAATGGAGCATACGTTGTAGTAGGAGCACCTTCCTTAATAGTTGGAGTACCATGTAATATAACATTGAACATATTATTAAGTACAGAAAAAGCACTAGTCCTACCTGCATCTCTGACAGCTTCACCTATGCGAACATTAGTTGCTTCTAGTCTAGTTTCTATAGGTTTACCATCCGGTCCTTTTGCAGTAAATGAATAAGCATCTCCTGCTTTATAACCTTTAGTGTACATCTTATAGATAGAAGATAGCAAACTAACAACTTTAAAAGATCCTCCCATATTTCCTAAAGCTGAGGCTGCATGTTTAATAGTTCTTACTCCATCACTGAATTCTATCTCTCCATTATCAGATATAAGTTGCTCTAGGATATTATCCATATTTCTTCCTTCTGTTCTAATTGTGAAATTAGCATCCTTAGGAAGTGAAATGTATTTACCTAAAACATCAAATATTTCATTTAATATAGTATATTGAGCCTTAGCAACTGCTGGATCTATATATACTCCATAAGTAAGTTTTCTAGATACTTTATTACCTGCGTTGAATTCTTTCCATTCATTCTCACTAAGATTTATAGGTCTAACTACCACACCTGGAGCATTAGCCTTAATAGCATCAGCATAAGTAAGTCTAAACATAAATCCATTGTAAGTGGAAGGATTCCAAGGAACTCTTTTAGCACCATTAACCACAGATTGGTCTAGTAGTCCATTAAACTTATCAACTTCAGTCTGCCCTCTTACCTCGCTTAGATTATTAGTAGACATATATGTCTTATAAGCATCTAAGAAGTTGTTAAGTCCAGCTCGATAATTCCATAATGCTACTAACATTCTAGCCGCTGTAGTATTACTTCCATATGTACCTATATAATCTTTAACCTGCTGTATATCAAGTTTACTTTTGCCATCATCGTCAGTACTAGTTAAATCACTGAATGATAATGTAAAGTAGTCATTTATAAATGAACCATTAGGGGTAGCTACTATAGCTCTAATGATTGGTGGTACTCTATCTGCAACTTCTGCATTTGCCTCTTCATTAGAAAGACCCCTTGATTTAGCTTCATCAAATGCTCTTGCTCTCTTCTTCTGCATTTTGATATACATGTCCGCCAGATTTGATTCAGTAACTTTCTCCCCGTCTATTTTGAGGTGCTTGTTAGTAGTTGCAAACACTATACCTTTGCCTCTAACTGATTTATCAATCATAGCTACACCACCCTGTCCAGTATATCCATACATAGGACTTATTAGAGCATTAGGGAAGGCTTCTTGTAGTTCATTAAGATTCCAAGTTTGACCTGGTACCTCTTTTAGTCTAGTTGCTCTAGAGAATGTAATGTCAGATTCATTGATTTTGAAGTATTTAGAAGATGTTGGATTAGAATTAGACCATTCTTGCATGTTCTTATACCACTTCCTATACTTAGATATAGCAGCGTCTAACTTATTGCCATGAGCTTTATCCCATTTCTGCCAAGTGTCCGGATTGGTAAGTTTACCCATAGTAAACTGAATATCCTTACCTCCATCTATACTGACTCTATAAACAATGTTAAATGCAGTAGACTCTACTTTAGTCTTATCGTAACCTTGTTTGTCTCTAGCTATATCTGTTCCAGTGGTACTAGTATCGTCTTTACGAACTTCAAGATAGAAACTTCCATTATTCCATACATCTAATCCTAACTTAGCTAAATATGCATTACCACTATCAGACAGTCTCTGTAAGAAATCTTCATCAAACTTCTCACCAAATGTCAGGTAGTTTCTAATGTCCACCAATAATGATTTAGGAGTAATCAATTGATTAGCAGTATAATGAATTCCGTTCTTAGTAAAGACGTTTAAATCATCTATAATATCATCCTTAACTACTCTATCAAATGTTCCGTCCTCATTCTCTAACATACCATATCTCATATACCATCCATAAGCCCTAATTCCAGACATAACACCCTCTATTTCTGAATCTAATACAGTAGTCTTCTTTCCATCCAAGTTACCTAATAATTCATTCTCTATAGGATTATCTCCTTTAGGTTTGGAAGGACTTTTAGGCGTATAAGGAGTAGCTTTAGCAGCTGGTTCAGGAGATTGAGGTGTTTCTTCAGAAGTTATTGGAGAAGGAGTATATCCTTCCAATTCTGAATCCAAAGCAGCCATTCTGATTTCTTTGAAGGTGTTAATAATACGTTCTTGACTAGGAGTTACAGAAGTTCTATCTTCCTTAATAAGATTCTTCTCTTTTACGTATGCAGATAATCCATTATTAATAATGTAAGTTCCCTCTTTAGAACGAGACATCATAGTGTAGAAGGATTTAGCAAAATTAATAAGGTCTGCCCAGTCAGTAGAATCGTATTTAGCAAAGTCTACATCAATAATGAAGTGAGCAGCTTCTGAGCCTTGTACAGATTTAGGAGTATATACCTTGATTCTACTATCATTCATTCTCTGAATTAACTGATATGTAGGAGAGTTTTCATTATCATATACATAACCTATCTCACCATCAGCTTCCAATAATGCCTTAATATCTTCCTCTGAAATTTCATTTACTATCTTCTCTCCATTTAGCGGATTGTCATCGTCTTGATAATGTTTCAGAATTAAATTACTAGTAATTTCATTGAATATTCTATCTCTGACTTCTGCATCATTATCAGCGGTCACATTATCCTTATTAAAGTTGATCCTACTAAGAATTGCATTAACTTGCTTATTATTATCGTCTTTCTGAACATTAGTAATACGTAAGCTAATATCTAGTTTAGGAGTTCTAACCGTTAATGCTTCAGTTGGTTTAACATTGTATATACTAGTTTCTACATTCTCATATCCATTCTGATTTAAATCTCCTAATAGTATTATTGTAACACCATTCTTGGACGCCCAATCAGATAAGAATTGCATATAAACGCTATTAACCCAAGTAGCTTCATCAATAAACAGCAATCTAGGAGTAGCGTTATCACTATATTCTATATCAGACTTAGCAACTGCTACAGTGTATCCTTGCTTAAGTTCATTAAATTCTACTAAGTCATATAATTTAGATTCAGTATTAGAGCTATTAATGTCCTTACTAAGTTCACCATAAGTCTCATCACCTAAGACATGTCTCATTAAACCTTCTACAGTAAAAGATTTTCCATCACTTCCTAGAGAACTTACCAAGTTATTAACTTGTTGCTCGGACGGGCCAACCTTCCACACAGTAGAATTAGGGTTAATTTTAGTAACGATTCCCTGTACCAACTTAGCAATTACCGCTGTTTTACCAGCACCTCCAATACCATTAACCATTACAGTATTAAAGTACTTTAGTAATTCACTGCCAGACTGACCTTTAGGAACATCAATATTATCTATAGCAGCATTCATTACTTCTGGGTTAACTGCCATAGCTGTAGACATGTAAGCAGCATATTCTTGGGCAAATAAGGGAGCATAAGTAGCTTCTGAATCAGCAAGAGTCTCTCTTAAGTAGTAATCAAAATCAGACTTCTTGAATGCCAATGTGGCATGCAACCACATATAAATATCAAAATCTTCTATATATTCCGTTTCCGGGCTAAACCTAGTGTTATTTTGATTTACTAAACTAGATATATTGAATTTAGCCCCTAAATTAGAGAACATAGATTTAAGTACTGTATTTACCGATTCTCCGCTTTCAGATACTATTTTATGGAAAGTATCATAAAGCTTATTCTGTAAGTTAGCCAATTCGACGGATATTGCTGGATTATCATAAGCTGCTTCGTCAATATTGTCCAAGGTTGGGGTAGATATTTCATCTAGACCTGCAAATAACTTGGTTCCGTTATATTCTAAGTCTTTTAGGAATCCATATTTACCATTACCTCTTAATACATTATATAGCAATTTAGATATCTTTTGACCAGTTCTAGCATGTTTACTAAACTGATTTACCCCATTCATTATAGATAAATCAGTTAAGAACAGCAACTGATTAATAATTTTATCCAATTCTATATTCATCATGGCTGCCACATCGTCCCTAATAACTCCATATTTCTCTTCTTTAGGGAAGTATGTCTCCAAGAAATGATTCATAAGAGCATTATGCCCAAACGGCCTATCAATATCCAAATCGGCAGTAGAACTAGAATAGATTACCGATTTAAGCATATTAATTGCTGTAATAGCATCTTCTATTTCCTTCTCTTTGTTGCCATCTAAAACATAATCAGATATAGTAGGAGCTGCCTCAAATCTTCGTTGCTCATTCTCTATAAGGTCTACAATATTGGAAGTACTTCCGAACACAGTTCTGGTAAAATCCTGAAGATAATCATACACTGGACTGGTTTTAAGTTTAAGCACATCACTACGTAGCTGTAATACTGTTGCATTGTACGGGTTGGCTAGTACTTCGTTATTTATTTCTTTAGCAGCATCTTGATATATCTTCTCCATGTTATTAATACGCTCTTCAGTATACTTCATAACATTATCTGCATCTTCAGACTCGTAGTATTCTCCTACAGCATCAAAATAATCTAAAGTTTCATTAATAAGCTGTTTCTTGTACTCTTCAGAATTAATAACATCATGGATTTCCTTGTTTATGTCTTCTAAGTTCTCTCCATTAACTTTCCCTAATGTTTCCATTAGTCTATCCATCAATGGATTAGGAAGAAAGTTACCACTATCATCAACGCCTCTACTAATAATCTTATTAACGAACATATTACCTAAAACAGTCGTAACTGCTCGTTCGTTAGAGATTTTATCACCAAGAACACTAAGTAGTAAGTCTTTAGTCTCGGAATCCATAAATCCATAGCCTTGTGCCATTTGAATTACTCCTTGAACTCTTCCTAACACTTCTTGATTATACAGTTCAGTTTGTTGTAATCTAGCTTCAGCCTCTTCATCAGATTCGTTGTCCTTTCTGTCAAATACTTGTCTAGTAAACTTCTTATTAAGAACCCAGTCAATGTTACGGTCTACTCCAAATCTAGATTGGAGTTCTTGCTCAGTAACATCCTCTAGATTAAGCCTGTCTATAGTAGCCTTTAAATCAATCATAGTTGAGAATATTTCCTTTCTAAATTTGTAATATTCATCAACTGAGATACTACCCTCTTGAAGCTTATTGGAGAACTCTTTATTAACCTTCTTATATATACCATAAGCAGCATCTAGGGCTTCCATCTTATCTTGCTTCAGATATGCTTCGTATTTAGGTTTCAGAGATTCTATTTGTTCTTCTGATAAATCCTGGAAGTTCTGTTTAGTATCAAATTCAGCGAAATCCTTAAATGTAGCGGCATAATATTGATGGTTAGCTAAATTATCTATAGCAAACAACATTTGATCTGTATAATACTCAGAGAATGAACCATCCAAGAATTTCTGCTTTTGAAGTTGTAAATCAGAATATTCTTGCTGTAGTCTTTGTAAATCAGCTTGATAAACTGACCCTTTCTTATCTGTGTCATTTGTCTTACGCTCTAAATCTGCTATTTCATTACGTTTCTCAACTATTTTAGAAGTAAGGGTGTTAAAATCTTGGAGCATTTTACCATTATAGCCATTAAGTATAGCTTTACCAAACTTCTGACCATCAGACACCTCAATGCTAGCTAAGGCTTTCATTCTAACATCACTCATTACCATCTTGTCTAATAGCTGTTCGTCAGATAGTCCCATACCTTCTTGGTTAATAACAGCATCTAGATGTTGAAAATAGCTCTTAGTGAGATTATATACTGCTTCATTTTGGTTATCTGCCCCACTAGTAGGAGATGTCCATACAGTACCTTCCTTAGTATCCTCAGTCTTAGTAGCAGATAGATTCTTATTACCTAATTTACCCTTCTTCTTAAGATTATTAAGCTCTTCTATTAGTTCATTAGTACGCCCATTTCTGATTAGATATATAAGCTCTTGATTAGTTTGTTCATTAGTAGCTCTATGATTATTCACCACGTCTACACCATGAAATATAGCACCACCAATAGCTCCTCCGAAGAAACTCATTCCGTATCTTTCAAAGGCATTCTCTCCAGCATTTAACTTATTCTTGCTCTCAGTAAAGCCCATTTCTTGAGCCCAGTTAAATGTAGCTTTAGCTAAGTCAACTACAGCTTCTTCAGACATTTCCTCTAGGCCTTCAGTAAGCATCTTCTGGGCAAACCCAGTAGTATGATTTCTAACATCAGACCAATAGTCGGAAGACTTCTTTTTAGCTGTATCAAAGAATTTAGCTAGCTTCTTAGGTTGTGGTATATTAGATTTAGCTAGTGTCTCAAATCCCTTATTAACTTCCTCTGCAACTTCTCTAATTGCTTGTCTGTAAGCAGGTACGGAGGTTTTAAGCTCTGGGAAGAATATTTCACCAAGACCAGTTCTATCAACTGCATACATACCAGCAACAGCACCCCATGCAATAGCAGCTGCTTCAGCTCTAGTAGCTCCTTGGCCGATAGCATCCTCAAAGGTTTCTAAACCCTGCATCATTGCCATATAACCAAGTGCAGTATTTGCTGCCATTCTATTATTTCTCTTAAGGATGGTTTCAAACGCTTTAGCAGCCTTTAACTGATTCATTTCTATGACACTGCCAGCTACGTTCTTATACTTCTCTGGATTCTTAAGTAATATTTCGGCAGCTTCTTCTCCTGCTTTGGCTAAAGCAGCTCTTTGTTTGGCTTCTGTTCCAAGTAATTTATGAATACCTTGGAATATAGTTCTCTGCTGTGCCCACTGCAAAGCTACATCTGTTACTAAATCAAAGAAGTTCTCAGTTGAAATTAAGTTCTGCTGAGAATATTCAGATTTAGAACCTTTAAATGTTCTACCTATACCCTGCAATAAGTTAGCAGTAGGAGTGTTTTGATTCAATCCTATGGTGGATTTATAGATTGTAGGAAGAATATCCATTAATTGAGCACCAATCATAGCACCTCCATATACAGTATTAACGTAGGGAACAAATAGAGAAGCTATTGCAGCTACTGTCTTCATTACAGTACCAGTAACTGATTTATCAAGACCATCAGAATCGAAGAAGTCATATTTATTAGCTGCTAAACCGTCTACAGTAAATGAATCAAATGCTGATTTAAATTTACGTCCGTATGCTTCTCTTCCTCCTAGAGTCTCGTAGTAATAAGTACCTTCATCGTTATATTTTAAGTCTCCTTTGCTGTGTTTAACAACTCTTCCAGTAAATGGGTCTATATGTTCTCCATCTTCATCCCACTGTGCAAGAACTAAAGGTTCACCTAATGACGCTAAGAAACCTACTGGATTACCAAATAGTATATTATCATTAGGTGTATATTCCTTATACTTCCCAGTTTTATGGTCGTATACCTTTTGAGTTTGAGCTAGTTCAGAGGCAGTCCATTCTCTATTGTCAGTCCTTCCTGTTTGAGATACACCAGTCTTTAATCTGTCTGGATTGAGTACTTTAGTTACATTAAAATTAATGTCCCTAATTTTACCATCCTCTGGTCTTAACTGAGAATAAGGATCCCAATCAGCATCATCCATAATACTTTCCTCAAACTCATCATTAGCAAACTTTTGATAAGTTTGAGCGGCAGCATCATATACTCTATTAAAGGACACTTCATCAAACTTACCTTCATCATCCTTAAATTTATCTTGGACATATTTACTATTCTTATAGGTATTTCTATCTAATAATCCAGTATTGTCGGCAGTTAATCCTACATCTCTAAAATTTCCAGGAGTAAATGAAGGATTATCTATCTGCGCTATGAACCAATCATTAGGTTTCTTTACGTTATTCATATTTAGTCTAATTTAGATGTACTAGCTCCAGTAAATGTTGATAACTTCTTAGCTTGAGCAGCTTTACCTTTTATAATTCTCATATCTCCCCAATCCGCAGGAATTGTTGGATCTTCCCCTGCTACATTAAGAGCTAAACCAGCACTTTCAAGTACAGGCATATAAGCTACAGTTCTAAACAATTCACTCTCTGGAGTAATACCTAACTTACCTTTAAACAAATTCTTAATATTATCAGGGTCTACTTCAGGCATACTTCTGATATTAGTCATATACCCTTCCCCTGCTTTATCTACATCAATTACTCCACTCTTTCCACCAATCCAGCCATCGCTACCTCCAGCTATTACATTAGTCATTAGGAATGGTCGGAACTTAGAAGGATTCCATATAAGTTCCCCATCTTTATTTTGGTACATGTAGTCTCCTAAATTGTGAGCATTCAATATCTGTGATAGTTCAACGGCAGTTATATTATTGCCTCGCTCTTTAATCTCTTTCTGAGCCTCTATAAATTCTGGCATTAATTCAAAATCTGGAACAATCTTACCATTAGCGTCATATGTATATGGTAGTATAGCTCTGGCTAACTGTGTACCATCGTATAGTACTTGCCCAAGATTGGAAGAATCTACTCTCTGATTTCCTAGAGAAATAGAAGTAGTATCAACTATACCTCCGATTCCTGAATTTAATAAAGATTGTAATGACCCTTGTGGAACTACGTCACCTTTCTGGTCTAATGGCATCCCATAAATAACTGCATCAGTATGCATTTGGTATCCTTGACCCGGGTTTACTATATAAGTGGATTCTACTCCATTCTCTCCAGCATAATAAGACATTATAGGCTTCATACTCAAAGTCTTCTTATTACCATTACTATCGGTATTAGCTCCAGCGGTAGCAGCTTTATCAAAATCAATTCCAATTTCACTAGTGTTGTCAATTCCAGATGCAACCATATCAGCCACTAATTTATAAGCACCTTTATTAGGGTCTAATCCGGCTAATGCGGCTTTGCCTCTTAATAATGCCTTAGCATTAGTAGGCATTACAGAGATTAAATAATTTAAAGCAGTCACAGCTTTCCTAGATTGGTCTGTATTCTTCTCTGTAATCTTATAAACACCATCTTCTCCGGCAGCTAATAATTCATCAATACCGTCTTTTATGTCCTGACCTTTCTTGGTTCTAAAGAATTCTTTTGAAGTGTTATCCTTTCCAATTTTACTAATAAGTTCCCAAATAGTCTTATTAATACTCTCCATACTAACACCATTAGCTATAGTAGTAGATATGTTATTAGCAAATGGGACATTATTAGCTCTTAGTTCAGCTAAATCTGCATTAGTAAGTACTCTATCGCCTCTCTCTAAAGTGGATTTTAATTCCGGACCATCTTCTCCCATCACATAGTATCTACCATCTGTACTTACTGCCATTTCACCATAGGAACCATTCTTCTTAGATTCTTCTATAGCCATCTTCCACTGTTCCTTACCCTCTCTAAGCCTAGCCATTAATTGTAGTGTACGTCTATAAGCAGTTGCAGTAGAATTTGGATCTAACGGATTATTCTTATTAGCAAACAAATTACTTACTTCGGAAGCCACAGCATCTACATCACTAATGAGGCCTTCTTTGTATAGAGCTTGTAATAGGCTTTTATCTATACCTTCTGCCTTATCTTTAGCACTCTCTACATTATTAGAGCCTTCTGTATATGGAGCACTAGGCATTGGTTGTGGAACATTAGTGTAGCCAACGAAGGCGGGAATACCCCCGCCTTGTAGCTTCTTAACTTTATTAATTATTTCCATGACATTCCTTTCTTAATCAGCTCAGCAGTTAAAGAAGACATATGCTTAATTAAATCTGCTTGTTGCTTTTTAGATTCGTTAATATTCTTATGGAGTTGTTTATTATCTTCTAGCATTCTCTTATTGAAGTCTCTTGCTCTTTGCATTATTATTCTATCAGCTGAATTCATTTTAGCTCCAGATTTATTATAAGGTATTTTAGCTTGAACTGGATTTACTTGCTCAAACAACCAAGGCATTTGAGTTAGTTTCTTTCTCTGAGCTAACATTTCCTGATTCTGGGCATCAACTAATCGATAATAATCATTCATAGCAGCTTTCATTCCCTCTTGATCATTGTTCTTTTGAGCTTCAAGATATCTATCTTGTAATGCTTGTAATTGAGGTCTATATTTAGTAGCATTAGCTAATCTAGCTTGTTCTAAATCGAACTGCTTACCAGCTGCCCTATTCTGTCTAAATCTTCCTTCAATACCTGCTGAGTAAGGAGAAATTACTCTTTCATAGTCATTAGTAATTCTAGCGGAATCAATTTGTTTCTTAGCTGCATTAATTTGTAACATTGAAGCTCTGTTTCTATTAGCAACATCAGTTCTTCTAGCCTTAGCAGCGTCAGATTCTTGTTGTGCTAATGTTCTAGTTCTATTAAACATATCTGCATCCGCCATATCTCCTTGGAATCTTATCTGGGCAGCTCTGTTACCAGCTTCCAATTCTCCAGCTAACTGTAAAGAACTATCGGAAGTTCTAGGTCTAGCAGCTAACGAGGTAAGATTAGAAGCCTGCTTATCAGCTGATACTTTAGCAAGATAGTTACCAGTAATAGGTACTACGTTCTCATAGGTATCTACTAATAGTGGCTTTAATCCTTCTTTATATTTGTCTGCGGCTCTACGATTAGCTCTTAACCCTCCAACCATTCTACCTAAAGCAATAATATCCTCTGGTAGTGTTCTTAAACCAGACAGTACATTAGTAGCTGCTTTACCCTTAGTATTTAATTTATAACTACCTAAATTATTTGTAGTTTTAATATCTTGAGGAGTAGCTTCTACATCAGGAACTGTTTCGTCTAATAGCCCTGTAGTTGCAATTGGAGTATTAGGAATATTAAATCCTTTACCATCAGTAATACCAGCCATCTTTAGTTTAGGCATAAAATTTACCATACCTTGATTTAAATTCTTAATAACATCTATATCATCGGGAACTAGGGATTTCAATACATCCATTCCCTCCCTAGTAGTAGCTGCTGTACCTAAATGCCTTAAGAACGTTTGATCTCCCTTAAGTCCATCTGCTGTCCACTGTGTCCCTTTATCCGAGCTACCACCTCTACCAGTAATACGTCCTCTTCTTACTAAATCAGACATAGTGTCTTGATTAACAGAAGTAAGATTATTAAATGTAGTTTGATAAGCAGCTACATTAGGATCATATGTAAGAGATGTATCACCAGGTTTAGAGGTACCAAATCCTAATTTAGCATAATCTCCTTGCATATTATTATACTTACTAGCATTAGCAGGAGTTATATTACCTAAAGTGTTTTTAAGTCCTAAGCTATTAAGTATGTCATTATTCCAACTTAAATCATCTGCTGACCTAACGTTACGACGTTGTATTGGAGCAGCAGGAGATTGAAATTTAGGAATTAACAATCCACCATCTGCCTTCTTGGTAACTCTATCATCCTTAGATTTCTTTTTAGTCTTAGGCTTAGTCTGCTTCTTAGGAAGTTCCCTCTTAATGTGAGCAGTGCTACGTTTAGGAGGGTTAACAAGCTCCCACAAGTATCTAGCATTCTTGTCTGTAATAGAACTAGAATTAGGAGTAACAGTAATTTCAGTTGGAATCGGAGCAGTATATATATTCCTTCTAGGAGTTACATCCTCATATCCGAAGTCTTTTCTATTCTTAACTGCTTCATCCCATACTTTATTGTACTCACGTTCAGTTACTGGTTGGAATATGTTTCTGTAAGACTTCTCCTTACGAGTTCTAGCAGCTCCAGTTAATGGTTGTTTAGGGAATGGCTGATTAACAGCCCATGCAGCTAACGCCTCATTTTTAGTTCTTTGAGTTTCTTTAGATGCAGCTTGTCTGCTAAGTCTGTCATTCTTAGCCACCTCTCTAGTTCTTGCAATTCTAGAAGGTCTGAATTTAGAGTCGTCTACATCTGCCCTTTTATTGGCATCAGCCACAGCTTTCTCTTTAGTATGTCTAATATAACCTTGTAATTCAGCATTCTCTTTAGTGTGCTCATTTCTCTTTCCAGTTGAAACTAAAGCGGTCGATTTGGAGCTAGAAGGTTTAGAACTAGAGGGTTTAACTTCAGCAGGGCTATCAGCATTTAACTTCCTATACTTATAGGCATTATACCATTGAGGCACCTTTTCAAATCCAGGTATAGATGGGAAGCTTCTCTGCATATTTCCTGCAATCTGCTTCTCAGACCTAGAATATACTAATGGAACTTCTATCTCTCCTTTGGAAGTCATGACTTTCTTAGTTTTATTAAAATCATAATCATGTCTTATGATAGAATTAGTTCCCATTCTCCAATTAGCCTTCTTGGGAATGTTAAGATCATCATCTTTTAACAATAGCTGAAGAGCTGCATTTTGATCTGCTAATTTCTTATGACTTATGATTTCATTATACTGATTAGCAGTTAATTTCTTCTCTCCCTTATTAGTAGTTATTTGATAATCCCCAGTCTTAGCAGCATTCTTAAGGTTGTATGATTGTATTCCTCTTTTAATTCCTCTACCGCCACCTATTGCAATTTTAATAACTTCCGCAATATTTCTGTAGTCATCTACTGTTAAGTCTTTAGGAGTACTTATTGCCTTTTGTAAGGATTGTATACCAGCTGTGCCATAATTTCCAGCAGTAGCAATTGAGAGTAATCTAGGTGCCCACTTTATTACACTTTTAAGAACTCTACTACCTTTAGCAGCTGCACCTAATCCTGGAATAAATCCTACCACATCTAAACCTATATTACCGGCTAAGCGTCCCCAATCACCTAAATCCATTCCATCATCAGCAATATCAGCTCCAAAGTTAGCTAAAGTTCCTGCAATTCCTACTCCTCCTAGTCCAGGAATCATAGATGCTATGTCAGCTCCAATCGCTCCGAGTCTAGCTATATCAACTCCGGTAAATCCAGCTGAAACTGGCTTACGTTCTCTAGCTGCTCTTTGTTCTGGTGTTAAATTAGCAGCAGAGGGCTTAGTTTCAGCAGCTTTCTTAGCAGCTTCCTCTATTCTTTTAAACTTAGCTAATACGGCTTCTCTAGTTCTTGTATTTCTACTTTCATTAATTGATTTAATCCTAGTGTTCCAGTCAATAGTTTCACCTTGCTGTGCTTTCAAAATCCCACCATCTGCTTTGTATTTAGGTGCAGTTTCTAACTTATAACCCTCTTCAAACAAGTCTTTACCAGTTTGGGTAGTAAGAGCTTCTACCCATCTAAGTTGCCTAGTTTTAGGGTTGTAAACTCTAATAAGCCCTGTATTAGGATTATAGCTATCAGGAATTACATATTCCCCCGAACCTAACTGTTCTAAAGCCTGGCTTTTTATATCTGGATCATTGGCATTACGTTCAGCAGCTCTTATGTAGTAGTCTAAGTCGTTGGCTAACCTTTGAGCAGCTGTAGTTCCTGGGACTGTTTTACCAATATTTGCAGAGTCATAATATCCAGAACCATCTTCTCTATAAAGAGGAACAGTTTGTGTGCTTTTATCAGGATTTAAATCATAGGCACTAAAACTTAAAGACCATGGATTCTCATATCTGGATTTGTATACACCTTCGAAATTATACGGAGTTACCTCAGGCAAAGTAGAAATTGTATTATAGTTCCCTATATTAGAAGCTCCTAACTGTCTTATGCGTTCCTCTTCAACAGCTTTAGCATCAGCATGTAATTTCTCTTCTTGAGCAGTATTCCTAGCGTCCACTTCTTTCTGAGAAGCTTCATCTAACGCTCTTTGTTTGTTATCAATATAAGCTTGAATTGCTTCATCAGTATATCCTTTCTGTCTAGCCTCAGCTTCCCATTGCCTCCTCAGATCACCTCTTACATCAACTGCAGCAGTTTGTTCTTCTTGTGGCTTTAACCATCTATCTAGACCTCCACCGCCTAGTTCTGCAAATGCATTATAATCATTGTTGTCTAAAGTTCCATTATTAATAGCTTCTACAAAGCGTTTAGATCTGTTGAGAATTTCATCAGCACCAATAGTACCTTCTAGATCATAACTACTTAACATTTCTGGAGTTATACCACCAGCTATATCTGCCATTAATTTTAATCTATCTTCCTCGCTTCTGCGATTAAAGAAATTATCGTTATCTATGTCATTGCCTCCGTACCATCTCCTAGATACTTCTCCAGTGAAGTACTTATTAAAATCAAACTTCTCTTTCTTAGGGGCTGCTACTGTAGGCTTCTTATATGTATTCATGCTTTTAATATAGTCTAGAACATAGTCCCCAGCTCTATTATTAGCATTATTATCGGTATTCATGCTTTTAATATAGTCTAGAACATAGTCCCCAGCTCTATTATTAGCATTATTATCGGTATTCTTCTCTCCTCCCAGGAAATTCTTATCAAATTGTCCTGTACTACTTAATGACTTATCAGAAACGTTGAATGTACCGTCTCCATTTAATGTAACAGTTCCGTTCTTGATTCCGTCAATAAGTCTAGAAGTGGCTGTTCTGAACGCATCAGCCTTCTTTCCAGAAAGGTTGTTATTTGTAATGTAAGTATCTACATTTCTATATAATCCAGATATTAGATCTGACTTATTATACTTACCTACGTCTTTCCATTCAAATAATTCTGGTTCTTCTGGAGATTTACCTCCACTGTTATACTTTCTAATTACTTGTGACATACTTATATAAACTAAGAAAGGAACATATACTTAATCATATATGCTCCTTTCTAACTTTGTAAATGATTATCTAACTCTTCTAAGTTTAGAACCATTTCTAGCGAATGTTGGTTCCTCTTGAGGAGCTTCTCCAGGCCCCATTCCGCCTTGCATTGCTTGAACTAGTGCTTGACATACAGCCATTGCAGCTTCACAATTCTGTGTTTGTACAGCTTGAGCTGCTACTTGAAGAATCTGTTGCATTGGGTCTTGAGCTCCACCTTCTGGTGCTCCACCTTCTACCGGTGCTCCTTCTGCTGGTGCAGCTGCTGGTGCATCTTGAGGTGCAGGAGCTGGGCCACCTTGTTGCATAAATTTAATTGATTTACTTTGAATTCTCATGTTAAATTACTGTTTAACGTTAAACCTTAACTGTTCTACAAAGGTAGTTATAGTTAATGGAACTAACAAGTTAATCTTTCTTTTCCACATATTCAGGTTCACGTTGGTCTTGTTGCTTTAAATATTCAAACATCTTCTTACCAAGTGCCTTATAATCTTTATCTGACTTACTTTTACTAGCTCTTTTAGCCATCCGAATCAGAGTCTTAGTGTTCTTTCTACTGAAGATTCTCTCTCCTCCTTCCAGTTCCATTTGAGTAGAACCGTCAGGAGCAATTACTTTCATAGTAGGTACTTCATCATCATCTTCTATATCAAGTTCATCCCCCTCACTTATTCCAGAGCCTTGATTAACTTCTAGTACTAATAGTACGTTATCCTCTTCAGCTATAGTATCATCGTTTGGGTTGCCCTGATATATTGAGATTACTTCTAAATCCTCATCTATAAAGATAATGTCAAGAGGAATATCAGTATCTTTCATCCAAAATCCTACGGTCTGAGGTTCATCGTACACAAACAACATGCCCTCATCTTCAGCTAAGGACTTTCTGCCTTGTAATCCCTTAATTTTATCTTCTTCTGATTCGGCTACTTTAACATTATATGTTCTATCACCTATCTCTATTCTCATTTGTTACCAATATTTAGTGAGTCTAAATCCAAACTTGCAAAGTATAGTGCTCTATTTCCATAGTCTATAATAGACAAAGTCCTCTCAAAGAAATCAGAACCTATAATGCCTACAATATTATATCCTTCTATTTGAAGCTGTCTTCTTACTGATGATAAATCAGATTCCATAAATATTACGTCTCCTATAGATAGTTCGCCTATAACTACATCTACTGTCATTTCCTCAGTAGAGCCACCTATTCCATGATATTGTACATCTACTGTATGACTAAATACAAACAGTTCTTGATGTGTTCTATAATAATCTGAATCTATGAGTGAAGTGTTAGCACCAGTATCTATTATAAAATAAGCAGTTTGATTACCTACTTGGCTCTTAACTACAGGTATGTTACAAGCTTCTGTATATTTATTCTCAAAATATAGTAAAGATTCTGTATTAACAGGTTTATTATTACATCCCACAGCTAAGAAGAGCATGATAATTAATAAAGCAATTCTTCTCATTGAATTTCTTTTAATATTCCAGTATTGTCGATAGTATTATTAAGTATCTCATGTACTAACAACTTACCTGCCTCAATAGCGGACTCATCATCGCCCTTCTTCATTAGCTCTTCAAGCTTATTAGTTACATCTAAGTTAAATATAATCTCATTACGTTCAATCTCTGCATGTTGTACTAACTCGCCACCATCTTCCTTACTAACTACTGGTATTCCTTTACTAGTTACTTGTTCATACTCTGGACTAATATCCTCTAAATGATGCTTGTGTGCGTGCAATGCTCCGTCTGGGATTACATTGACTTTACCTCCCTCTGCGAACTTCTTTGGAACATATTTATAATAATCTCCAGACATATCTAAATCATAAGCGTTTCTGAACTTTATTGCTTCTGGGTCTTTAGAATTATACCACTCTAATTCATATTTAAGAGTTGGATGATTCTTAGCCTTCATAAATTCATAGATACCTGTTTTAGGATTTAGATAGACAGAGTTTAGGTGATTCTTCCCATTCCTTAAATCTTCTACACTAGATGTTCTCCAGGCCTCTAATTCCTCCTTAGGAGCTAACTCAAAGGCCCTTCTAAGATTATATGAAGTAGTATCGTTTCTATCAGAAGGAACAGTTTCATACCAAGACTCAAATGTTATCTTAGGAGCCGCTCCTGTAATTCCGTCTACCTTACCTCCCTTTTGAAGCTTATTAACTTCTCTAGCTTTATTAAGAACTTCCCTAGCCCATTGTAATTCTTTATCCAAAATCTTTATTCCATTTCTACCTATAGCCATACTTCTATATCCCCCATTTAAAGCTATCTGATTTCTAAGTCCTATGCCACTGTAGTTAGATGCTGTAAAGGCATCTTGTGCTTCTTCATTAATATCAGCAACTAGATTCTGCTGCCGTTTAGCTTCTGCTATTTGAGCATTGGCTCTCTTTCTGGCCCTATTACTGAATAATCCATACTTCTTACCACTCTTAGTAAGAGCATCATCTACCTTAGCTAGAGACCCTCCGTAAGCAGAACCTTGTTGTTCCCAAGTCTCATTATCTTTATTAATAGTATTAGCTCTTTTACCAAAGGCACTATTTATAATACCTAATCCGGTTAAATTACCTAATGTAGAACTAAATATAGAATCTTGAGTTGTCATTCCATCAGTACCACCAGTAATGGCATTAATTCCATCTGATACTAAACCTCCAACTTTCATTGCTCCCCCTATCACAGGATTAATTTGCATAGCCATGTTAGCAGCAGCATCATATGCATTATCTATACCTCTAGTAATAGATCCTTTAGGACCTTGATAAGCATTATTCTCAGGCATAAATGACCCAAGCATATCAGCAGCTTGTCCAACTAGGTTCATGTTTACTGGATTAGAAACAAAATTCTTAGCTCCTTTAAGAGTATTGCCTATTCCTCCGTTGAACAGTTTTAAATCTGCCTTTCTGGAATTACTAAGAGTATTATATATTCCAGGATTTATTGGAGGTATAGGTGGTAATGGACTGAAACTGGAACCTCCATTCTGTATAGGAGCAAGCAAACCTGCCTGCCCCTTCAGAATTCTTCTTTTATAAGTGTTATGCATAGCTTATTGTAAATAATGTCTTTAATGCAGTAATTATAGCCAGCTCTTCACCAGTATATCTAACTCTAATCTTAATGTACTTATCTCTCAACCTAGTTTCTTTCCTACCATTCCACCAATCAGATACATCTATATCATTTATATTATATCCTAATGCTCTTAAATCACTAGGCATAAAATTCTCAACTGGTGTGCTTTCAGAAATATCAAAACCTTTAAGGTCATTAGGTATTGGAGAATTACCTACAGATATAGGAACCTTATTAGTTACTTCTCCATTTACATTAGATTTATTCCAAGTTGGCTCATTCTTCTGCACAAAGGTAATAGAATTAATCTGTACATCCCAAACATCTTCCTGATAATTCATATTACCTCTTAGACGTCCAGCTGTAGGGTTTTTAATGTCTACTGCTTTAGCATGAGTCCATACTCTAAATTCATTTAACTTCTCATTGTATACTATTTCAGTTCCAGATAAGTTAACATAATCTTTATTAGGGGCAGTTTTCAATCTATAGTAATCCTCTACTTCATTAAAAGTATCTACTCTAGTATAATACAGAGGGAACATAGTAGATTTATCCATAGCTCCTGTTGCTATTCCATTTCTAGATATAGGTCTTTGGGAACCTCTTAAATTTAAGAAATTTCTATTATATAAGATGTCAGAGCCATTATATTGATAAAAGTCTTTAGTAGCTTCTTGTCTTATATACATATTCTTCTTATCGTCATGGAAGTCATAAACCTCACCTACAATTTCATAATGGAATGAATCTGGCTTAGCTTTATTACTAATGATATGTAAATTGTTAAATATCTTATGGACTGATGGATTGTCAACCACTACAAATTCATATTCAAACGGATGTTGCTTACCGTACCAGAAACAGGGTTTGATTGGATCTTTTATGTCTATGATTCCTGCTTGACCATGTTTCCAGAAGTCTGTAGTAAGATTCAAACCATCATTCACTCCGTTCTCTAGAATTTCTCTAGTAGTAATAGCAATACTAGATTGATATAATCCTAAATTATAGGATAGATAATCTTTCCATCCAGTTAAATATTCATTAATATCTGTGGGAACTGTTCCAGACTTATATCTAGCGGTAATGTCACATTGAATATTTAATTGAACTACAGGATACTTCCAATCTGGTTCAGAAAGCATTACTAAGTGATTACCTCCTCTAATGTCGAAATGCTTATAAAATCCAAAATTGTCTCTAACAATACTGAAAGTCTTCTCATAAGTAACTCCAGTTTTATCATCGTTCGGAACAGCTCTATTTACTAAATCTAATTCCGTAGATTTCAACCCTCCATAAGTACCCCATTCATCAATAACAACATTAGACAGAATAACTCCATCTTGTGATGTAGAACCTTTCTGAGAAGAACCTAATTTACTTATCCATTTAGAAGTATCCCTATTAAAGCTAAAATATACATTATCAATATTCTCTGAGTAAGACGGAATCCAAGAATAGAATGTAATCCATTTACCTAAAACCTCATTATAACATATATTCCAAACTTTCTCTTCAAATCCGTATAGATTATCATAGAATGTGAACATTACGTCTTGCTTGAATCTATTATAATGACTCTTAACATTCCTAACTCCTATTATTGGAGTCAGCTCACGCTCAGTTAGACTAATGTTCTCATTTAGAAATTCCTGTATCTTAAAATCTGAAATAACTTCAAACTGTTTGCCATTAGTTCTCCATATCTTTCTTCCTACTGTATCCACTCCATAGACGTAATAGGGGGTCTTGATGACACTTTCTGGCCACTGAGTACCAAATGTATCTGACAGCATCATTGGATTCTCTGGCAGCACATTAGAAGTGTTTATGAAGACATTTCCGCCCGAACCTTCTCCGGCAACTGCACGTTCATTGACTGGAATAAGAGCTACTCCATGTTCAAATATGCAAAGTAGATTACCGAACCATTCAACCATCTTCATTAACCCTCCATAAATTCTAGGATAATCCCTATAATGAGTAAATTGGAATACTCTAAGCCCATTCTTGAAAGCATCATTAATAGCTAAATCGGAATACAATATCCTAGTATCAAATCTATTCTTTATATAAGGTACTTCAGGTAATGTATACGAGACTTTCTCTCCAACTGTACTTGCAAACCCTTCATTTACTACAGACGATTCTGGAATTTTATAATTACCATCTGTACTCATTTCTTGTAAGGGATAGAATCCTCTTTTAAGTCCAGTAAGTCCTTCTTCACTCGGATAACTATAATCAAGAGACCTTATAGATAGATTTCTGGAAGTATAGTATTTAACGGTAATCCAACTTCCAAGTCTAATTGCATTAACGTCTCCTCTATTTATCTTCTCATTCTTCTCCTTATTCTCATTATCATAGTTATCTTTCCAAGTATTATCGTCTACTATCTCGTCATTTATAGGAGCTGACGGGTCTTGGAAGTTTCTATTAAGTCTATGAGTATAGTTGCATATATAACAATCTCCTCTATAATAAGTCTTGACATAGCCGGAAACATCTCCTACTGTAGTTAATTCATACTTACTAATTACATCCTCTATACTAACTCTATCTCCTATAGCATAATAAGGAGATGTATCATCATATCTAGTAGTGAAATATTGTTTATATGCTGATGTACCATATCCAGGAGTATATATGTTTATTATATTACCTATGGTAGTATTTCCTATGATTCCGAGATACGGAGAGTAAACACCTCTTACTAAATTAGAAGCATCTTTAGTCTTATTGTCTGATTTGATATACCTAAATCTAAAAGCCTCTTCAGCCTCTCCTGCTCTACCTCTAAATGAAGTATCTTCAATAGCAATTAATGGCACATTGTCACCAACTCCCACTATTTTAGCATTTACTAAGTTATCATCTGAGTTAGCCTTATATCCTGGTACGAAGTAGTTTCTCTCATTATATACATCAATATCAAGATACTTAGATGTAGGCTGCACCCTAGAGTTCTTAGTAAGATATTGCGTTCCAGTAAATAATGAATTAAAGTATCCCTGATTAGTGGAGTATTCTGGACATATTGCTGCTCTAGCTCCCAACTCTGATGAGTTTGAATCAATGCTCATTAATCTTTCAGAATAGTTCTGATTTAGGATTCTATCATCATCCAAGAACCTTTCAATTTTATATTCTTGAGCAGTTGGTATTGCTGGTACTTCAGAATTTATATCTCTAGGTAATACATATGCTTGTGCTAAAATTGTAGGAATTCTCTTCTGTCTTACTATAAAGAATCCTTTAACTTTATCTTTTAAGTATTCTGCAATCTCTGTAGGAATGAATACTCCAATTCCACATACTGTAAAGTCTCCTGAATCTGGAGTATAATCTATTTTAATAACACCCTTGGCATTCTCATAATTCTGTGAATCTTCTATCTCGTAAGTTTCTTCATCAACTGCTATATATGTTCGTTTACCCTCACTATCAAACAAGTCGGTAAGCCCATCGAGAGTATATCCATCAACTCCAAATAAATTATCTCTGGTTGGAATCTTATTCTTACCTCTAATATTATATGCTGGAGATAGAGTTCCGTCAGTCATTACCCATACTATGGCAAGTCTATAAAACTCCTCATTCCAATACCCAACATAATTATAGATGTTCTTAGTATTATAATACTCTCCAGGGGTATTCGAAACACTTATGTCTGTGTAGGTATTATCTACATATCCTATGAGGTCCTCAGATTTCTTCACATCAATATATGGAAGAATTCTTAAGCTTATGTCAGTTAAATCCTGATACATTTGATCTGGCTTGTTAAAGTTACCCAAGAACAGCATGTTCTGACATACTGCCTGGGCTTTAACTTTATCAGCAATCAAATATTGCATATTTATATCTGATATAGGAATCTCAACTGCATTTTCATCTCCAGTAATGATTATATTACATATACCATTTCTTACTGGATATTTCTTCTCTATTTTAAATGCAGTCACAACCCTATTCTGGCTAACATCTGATGTGCTTCTAGTATAGTAAACTTTTAAATAATCATAACTTCCATCAATGTCTGATACTAAGAAGTTGATAGATTTATGACTATTTTGATCAATAAATCCTCCATTGATAGAGAATGGATCACCATCATTTCCTATAAAGCATGATATAATACCTGATTCTGCTACGAAATCAGTTTCGTTATCATCAGCATCTGCATATTTAAAGTATAGTACGTAATTTCCTACACTTAAATTTCCATGATGTAAAACCCCATTGAATGTTAATGAGGGAATTGTATTAACTCTTTTATAAAGAGATGTATCTAAATCGAATTGATTCTCGTCATATAGATTAGTGTCGTTATTTCCGATTCTATCTACTACTTCATAAGTATTGTTCTGAAGTACAGAGAATCTAGTGTTTATTAATCTTGGTATGTTTCTATTGTCATTAATAATAAGGTTAACTGAGCCATCGTAGGAAGACTGAGTAACGATATCTACAGGATTATTTAAACTAAATCCTAATAACTCTGTATCTAAGTCTATTATACTTCCAGCCTCAATGACCTCATCGCTATTAAAGCCTACATCGCCTGGATGTCTACCCTCATTATCTATATCCTCAGACAGTCTAAAGTTACGCAATGGATTGTATTCATATACAATCTTACCTTCAGGCTTTATCTGACTTAGGTAATAAGATATGCTTAGGGTTTGGAAGTTTAAATTGCTAATTGTAAAACTGCCCTCGGATAATTGTACCATTACTCGTATACGCTTAATTTACCCCAATTGGTTCCTACTGCTTTACTATCTTTAAATTCTATATCTACTACTGGCAAACCTCCGAAATACCAGGTAGCGTCTCCACCTCTGACTATCTCGAACTGTTTAGTTATTTTAGTAGCTTGTTTAACCATGAGAGTACCGTCTTGTACTTTTAGGTTTCTAACTACATTTGCCCCAGAAGATACAGTTGCCAATTTGACATCTTTATTCTCTTCTGCATAGTATATGGCACCTGATATGAATGGTTTATCATTATAGTCAAGAGGTACAACTGTATTGTCGTACAATACTGCAACAGTTCCGAATGTACTGCCATCTGCTACTCCAACAGCTGCATTATATACATCCTCCATTCCTGGAGCTTCTACTGTAACTTCAACTGGGATGTTAAAATCTTCATTGTCTACATGATTAAATGTTGCTAGCTTAACTATTTCTGTAACATCTTCCTCCTTAACCTGTTCTTCTCCGCTAATGATGGCATCCACCTGTTCCAGTACCTTATTAACTTGTTCCTTAATAGAGTCGCCAGTATATATAAAGGAACCATCCTCTGAAATTAAAATCTCGTCACCATATGTAGAAGAACAAGTAAGATTACCTTCCACTGAAGCATCATACTCAGCGTTGTATGCATAGTGTTTCTTATTCAAAGAGAAGAATGTATGAGCTACTGCTGTTCCCTTTTGAATAAGTACATTTTTAAACGTTCTGTATACTATTTCAGTCATTTCCAAGGTAGGATATGAGGAATTACCATAACAGAAGTCTTCTACCCACACATAATCGTTGCCATCATACCATAGTAATATCTGATTAGATTTTCCTCCTAAGAATTTATCACTTTTACTCTTTATATGTTCATAGGTGTTAGAGCTATCATCAAATACGTTAGAATGATTGTATGCTCCTGGATTTCCGACAATTACACATGTAGGTCTTTCAGCAATAACTTTCTGAATAACCTCTCTCACCTTGTCTCTAAAATCTCTAACATATAAATCATCCTTCTCCTTTATCTGCCATACACCCGTATCTCCTATTCCTCTATAGTAATTGGGTCTACTCTTGGCATTTGTAGAATCTCTCCAGAAATAGTCTATTATTTCTCTCTCAGTACCACCTCTATCCCTGGTTCTAAATCCAATTTCTTTAGTATTAATAAGTCTTCCGTCTAAATCCTCAACTGGATTAAATCCAAATACGTCTGGAATAGTGTCTTTAGTAATAAACGGTACATATGGGTTTGTTAGAGTTATAGATGTACTAACTGTATTAGTGTATAGTCTAGATAAAGTAATCACAGTTAACCTCAGTCTATTAGCAGTATCATCCCAATCGAATTTAAATTGTTGTCCTATAAGGTTGTTACTAGCATCGAAGAATTTACTATCGTCAACATCATCCTTGGACTCATCCCAGGTAGAAGTTTTATCTATTTGGAATTTATACTCTTTATATCCATTGATATTACCTGGTTTGGCAGTACCTATTAGAGTAATTTCAGGAATTGTCATTTTGGGCTTAGTTTCTTCGTTATCTCTAGATACTTCTATTTCTGTTTCAATACTAGCTTCATTTACTTTAAATGGATACTTTTCAGCTCCTTCAAGTTCATGCACTGGATTTACTGAATATACAAATTCAGTTTTAGAGTTCTTATAAGTATTATATTCTTTAGCCTCATTAGTCATATAAGACTCGTCGCTAATAATAGGAGCACTAGGAAGTCTACTTAGTAATTTAAGTGCATCCTCTATATTAAATATTAACTTGTTAAGAGTATCTACATCTAGATTAGCAAAATCATCTACGAATGATTCATCGGTTCTAAAATACTGTGCATTATATAGAGTAGTTGTAAACATCCATCTATAGCCTACTGTAGTATAATAGTCTTTATTGTCAGTATTTAATTTATAAGCTATTCTAACTAGATATAGTCTTCTTGGCTGTAGAACTCCAAAATTAAAAGTTTCGGTAAATGAACCATTGTAACTTCTTCTTCTTGGAGCTGTATATGTCATTACCTTTGAAGCAGTGAATATATCATAAAATTCAAATATTACAGATTCTATAGCTGTACCATGTCTAGGATAAGCTTCAAGTCCCCAAGTAAGTGTCATAGAATCTGGATTACAATAATATCTCCAAACTTTCATACTTATATCACCACTACCTAGCTTTGCTAAGTTAATAGATCCATTAATTTCTAATCCAGGTAACTTAGTATACTCCATGCACGGAATAGCACTATACACTAAAGTATCATTCTCTACGTCCTCCTTTATTGGCAAATTGAGTTGTCCTCTAACCTTTCTGTCATATAAACCAGTATTTAAGTCGTATATAGGCCATGATTTATCAGAAGCAGGATTTGTATGAAATGGCAATGTATAAGTAGCTTTGCTAGAATCCCTAGAAGTACTGAACTGAGTTCCTAGAATAACATTGCTGGGAGAATATTCAGAAGAGTTACCGTAATAGGAATTATAGGATGTATTTACATCAGCAATGTTTGTAACTATGCTACTATCCGGAGAACCATAAATTCCGTCTGGACAATTGTATTTATACTCCACTTCAAAGATAACAGCCGCATTTTTAGCCGGAACAGTTACCTCTATATCATCATAACTTACATCTGCATCTGTGGTATTTCTATATCCGAATGTAGAAACTCCTATAGAGTCTATAACATTTAAACTAGCTACTAAGTATAAATTCCCAAATACTTTATTATTATAGGTATTTACTGCATGCTTCTTTCTAAATTCGTCTACATCTGTACTTTCAGAATTACTCATAGTCTGAATAAAGTATCCAGAATTAAACTTCAATATTGGAGATGCTGATGCATCAAATGTTATAACTTTATTATTAGCATCAAATCGTTTTAATTGGCTAGTAATGTCTCTAAGATTATTATTAGAGTCTAATACTGCTACAGACAGAGTTAGTAGTTTATTCTTCGGAGATGTTGCCTTACTTCCGGATGCATTCAAGAAATTTGATATAAATAGCTTTAAGCTATTAACATTTGCAGAGTCTAGAAGTATAGTAAACTTATCTCCAGAGCGTAAAATAGTATCTTTGGGGAATATTTCAACCTTCACTATAGTTTGATCTAAAATTCCGTTTAAATATTTAAAGTTACTTGGAGATATAATTACTTTAGCTCTTTCTAATTCTTGACTACTAATGTTTCGTTCAGGGGAAGGGAATGAACCTATCTGTCCTTTGTTAGTAAGGGGGTTATAAGATGCAACATATATAATCCCTCCATACTCTTTAATTCCAACAGGAACATAGCCAGCAGGTAAGTAAGCAGTCTCTACTCTACCATTACCCATATCATTTTGAAGTACAAACTCATTGCCATTATATGTTATTATAGTAGCATTGAGAGCATTAGTAAGCACATTACTAGGAGTAGTCAATGGATTTAAATCCATTATTATTCCTTCCCCAAATGTATTAATTGCTTCTTTCTTCATATTATAAATATTCGTAGTTATTATTGCTTACTAAGATATCTTCAAACTTAGCAGCCCTATCTCTTGTAAATGCAATCTCTGGAGATTCGCATCTAAGTTTATCCTTCTTATAAAAGTACCCTAAATCTATAGGCATTTTAAATTTAAGAAAGTATTTATTGCCGGAGAACGTTAACTTACATTCGTCTAGAATTTTATATACGAACTTATTCTCGAATATGTAATATTTCTTCTTGCGTCCTCTTTTATTCTTTGATGCCATAAAGTCTTCATATTCTTCATCTGTAATAGCTATATAATAATATCCATCCCACTGAATATTCTTTCTCTTATACATCATTCTTACTTTAGTTCGCATCTTCTTTCTGTAATATCTAAAATGCTTTATAGAATTACGTGTTAGTTCTCCTATATAGAACCAATATTTGTATTTATGACTATTAATTAAAGTATCACCTCCAGATACATTAATAATATATATTTGTCTCCATCCATACTTAAGAATCCTTCTAATATCAGCATTACTAAGATACGGAAACTCTTTCTTAACGGCTTCTATATAGTCTGTATACTTCTTAATAATACTGCTTTCCGGCATTTGTATTCTCAGTTATGATGTCTTTATTAATATTGTCTAAGTATACTAATTTCTCTTTAAATATACCATGATTCTGATAGTTAAATATCATAGAATATGCTGAGAAATTAGAATTTAAGAAATCTATATCCTTCCATTTACCATACCTTCTAGCATTCTTGAAATCATCCCCACTAAATTTCTTCATAGCTATAAATGACTTCTTACCTCCAGTTGGCAGTTCAAATCTAGCACTATTATTAATAACATCATCTATTACTAATTTAACTGCATACTTAAATACTTTCTTAGCAATTACTTCTTTATGTCTATTCCCTATTAATTCCTCGCACTTCTTAGTTTCTAAATCAAGTTTACTAGTATCAAAGTTAGCAAACATATCATGAATATTGAAGGCGTACCCTAAAGCATAATTCATTATCACTTCATCGGTTTATATGATTTATTAAATATCTTTCTATTCCAACTAGTTTTAGCATCTAATATAGTATTCATTTCATTTTGATTAATATAGATAGAAACTCTAGCTGCATCACACAATTTGAGCCATCTTTGTTCTAATAATTGTGCCTCTTGCAACATGTTTTGATTGTGATTCTTCCAACCTTCTTTAAACCTCTTAGTAACTGCACAATAGCAAGCTATCGCCTCTTTCTCTTTCTCATTAATCTCTGGAAGACCCTCCTCATCTAATATTATGCCTTTATATAAGATATTGACTTGACCATAGTTCTTGTCAAAGTATAAAGTATCTCCCACTCTTTCATATTTGGCATATTTACCACTTGTATAGAGTGGATCACTATACATCTTTCTAGTCTCTATATAATTCTCAATAAATTGTGAAGCATAATCTCCGTTAACTGTGTCATTAGTAACGTAGTTCCACTCTTCAAAGTTATATGTAACTGCTTCTATTATATCACAATTACATGGCAATTCTACAGTATTGTCAGGACATTGAATGCTAGTAGTATATCTATATAGTCTAGTCCTTCTGTTGCCTATTTTATTCCATGCAATTAGACCAATTTCTTCAAATTCCTCTGGTTTTAGTTCCAGATTATATAATAGATTAGCAGTATAATATGCTGCATTAAAATTCTCCATTATTGTGGCTGTTGGTCATTAGGTGTGATAGGCATAGCAAGTTGCCTATAATATCTTATCTTCTTCTCAGTTAGTCTTTTCTTAATTTCTGCATCAATAAAGGTCATATTATTAATGTCTACTGGTGAACAACATCCATAATAATCAAGTTGTCTAGGGTCTTTAGGTATAGCCACTACTGTTAATTGCTTAATAAGCGGAGCATTAAATATAAACCCATCATACATGTTATTCTCATTAGGAGTAGTATCTATCCATACATAAGGCTTACGTTTACCTCTCCTTCTGTATTTATGATAAGTCATTAATGTAGGATTCGTATAATATATAAATGGATATGTCATATCAGTAGTACCTATATATTCTATACCATCGTCTCCAAACTCTGTTAGTAATTGAGGCAATTCAAAATGAGCTATTTCCTGGTCACATACACTAGCATTGCATCTGCATCTGTCAATACTTTTACAGTCTACTTGAATACATGGAATTGTCATTAATAAGTCCTTTTTAGGAACTAGGCCTTTAATAAAGTACTCCTTAATAATTTGGAGTCTTTCGTCTATGATGTCATCTTCTAACTGCTCTAATGACATAGATGGATTAGAACTATAACCTCTAAGTCCACTCATAATATCATTATATATAGCCGATGCTAATTTCTCGTAATATCCCATAGGTATAAAATAGAAATAGGCAGCAGCATTGGTGTGCTACTGCCTATTTTAATTTAGATTGTTTAGTCTGTAATAGCTTCTACAGTACCGATGTTACCTAAAGCTGCTTCAAAATCAGCTGCCAAGTCTTCTTTAACGTAGAATACGTGAGTAGTCATAGACTTAGTAACTTCTCCCACAGCATCACCACCCATAATACCTCTTTCCTTGCAGTAGTAGATAGTATATTGGTTGTACTTAGCTCCAGCTACTGGAAGCTCCTCTTCATTAAGAGCAGCAAAGCGTCTAGCTTCCAAAGTCGGCAGTCTAAGGTCTTTAAGAATCATCCAGTAAGTACCGAATCCTTCTTTAGATTTAACAATGGTATTAACTCCATCGTAGTCTGGATCATCAGCAGGAAGTGCTGTTGCAATAGTTACAAACTCTCCACCTACAAGAGCTGTATTGAGAGTTGGATCAAATTTCTGAATTTCGGCTTTAGTAAACAGCTGATACTCATCCATTCCTTCAATAACTAAATTGTTACCATTGGCACTAGCTTTAATCCAGCGGTCTCCATAAATAGTCTGAATCTTCTCAATTACTCTAGCTGCCTCTTTAGCAATATCAGCTGCCGTAGCAGAAGCATCCTTAACAGCAAATTCGTACATAAGAGGCTTGCCCTTAAATACAAAGTCATTAGAGTAGTAAGAATTCTGACTTCCTGACAATCTAATGTAGAGAGCTACTCTATAGTTACCTACACCCTGGTTATCCATAGTAAATGTTACTTTACCAAGTACTGGATCTGATGCAGCTCTTTTATAAATATGTACTACATTAGGTTTGAGGAATTTGTTTACTCTTTTAAATTCAAAGCTACCTTCAACTCCACTAGCTGTGTCAGCAGGTTGTGCAGACCATTTAGCTTTACCACTAGAATCTAGATTAGAATTAACAATCAGTGTGTTAGTCCATTTAAACATAATTTATTACTTTTTATTAGGTTGTGACTGTGCTTGAGCTGGATTAGCAATAGTCGTATTAACTGGAATATGAGTTTGAAGTCTTGGGTCACTAGAGTTCTCCATGACTAATTTGACCAGCACATTTATAATCTCTTGGCACACATAATCTGGGAATTCCATCATTTGAGATGTATCTTCTGTTAAGTCTAATTGCTCCTGTGTAAGTCTGATATTCTGAGGAGTTTTCAGATAATCAATGTACACATTAACTAGTTCAAATAGTGATGTGTCTTTACCGTATCTAATCTCCATTCTAACTTGAGAAGTGTTGCCAAATCTAATTTGTCCAGACCTTTCTACAGCATCTACAGCATTACTACCGATTTTAATAGTTTTGGGTAGTCCTCCTGTAACAGTAGTAGTTCCGTCTGAGGTGGTTGCTGATGTAATATCAGTACCACTATTAGTGGAAGCTTGGTAAGGATTAGTAGGATTGGCTACGTTTGTATTTACATTATGAATGTAGAAATACGGTCTCTTGTACATAGGTCTCATATAGAAATTGTTAATAATTTGAGACCATAAGTCAGATGTTAACCTTCTGGCAGAGAATTGTACAAAAGAATCAGGATTATAGCATTTAAACTGTTTCTTAACTTTATAATTACATACGCAGTTAAGAATATGTAAGTAATCTGAAGGAAGTATTACCTCATAAGTGGCTCCATAAAGTGCATTAGAAGCAGTAACACCATCGCCAGTAACACCATCGCCAGTATATGCATCAGCAGCTAGCTTTACTGGTAAAATTGCTGTAGCTTTCAATACACGTACATCATCTGTAGTTTGCTGATTAATATCATAGATATTATAGCGAGTGTTAATGTATTGATAGACAGCTTTATTAAATAGGTAATTAAAATCTTCTAAAAGTAAACTGGGAGCCTCTACCTTATTAAGTTCTATCAGAACTCCTTCATAGACCTGTCTAGCTGTCATTCTTAGTAGTTTACGTTATTTATTTCTTTGCTCCTTTGTCATCATAGAACTCAGGATAAACATCTCTCTTAATGAGTTCAAGTACTTTAGCATTAGTAGGATTCTTCATCCAAGAAATTACCGCGTCGTCAGTTGCTCCAAGTACAATTTGATTCTCACTATATAGATAAACTTTATTCTTCACATAAATGACACGTTTGTCCTTAGCATCAATAAATAGCAGTCTAAGTGCGATATCATCACCACGATAAAGATTAATAATCTTCTCTGGTTCTTTAGATGCAATATTCATCAAGAAGTCTTCTACATCGGCATCTGGAGCATTACGCATGTTACGTCCAAGCAACTTAGCCATTTTAAGTCTACCATCAGCACCTTGTGGGTCTCTAATAATATATTCTTCTGCATCATGGATAAGTCTTCTCTTATTAACACGTTTATTAGTTTCGTAGCCTGGTCTCTCTACATAGAGTTCTGCACTACCGTACCTTTTAGAGTCTCCATCAATTACTAAGTTTCCATTCTTATCACGTTGGTCACGTGACATAGCAATCATCGGACAATGTTGAATAGAATACCACTCAGCGGCTTGCCAAGGATCATTTAGGTTAAATGTCTTTCCGTCTTCTATAATAAATACTCTATTCTCTGCAATAAGCGGTTTCCCCTTATCAGCCTCGGATTGAAAGATTATATCACCCTTACTATCCACAGGTCTTACACAGTCTGGATATCTGCCAGTTTGAGGATCTCTTACTGGATTTAAGAAATACTTTTGTCCTACTTTACCGAATACACTTCTTAAGACAATTACGTTGTCTAATACATCAGCCATATTAATTCTATCATTTTAATTATATTATTAATATCTTGTTAAAATAGTGTGAGGAAGGTCTTATGCCTTCCCCACATTATCTATTATAAACTTATTACACTTCTTTCATAATGAAGCTTCTGTAAGGTGAGAATACACCTACACCAGAATAACCCCAGTTGATAAGCTTAGAAGCAGCTACAGGACTTGAAACAACTCCAGAGCTCAGTCCGTCAAGACCACCAACACCCGGATACTTGTTAGAAATAAAGTCTCCACCCTTCAACGTAAACATTTGAATAGCAGGTTCACCACTTACTTTATCAGCAGTTAAGTCAAGCATTAACATGAAGCCCTTATCGCTACCCCATTCACGAGAGAATGTTCTATCAACCTTGAATGAAATTGTATTACCACCGATTTCATAAGATTGGAATGTAGCACCAACGTCAACATAACCGTTAGCTTTCTTAGACCACAGATAAGTTCCGCAAGTTTTGAATCTAGCAAGCCATTCTGACAGGCAAGTTTGTACATCTCCCCATGCTTTCTCGTTACAGATAAGCACATACTTGTTACCAGTTGGGTTCTCACTCTTCTCATTCATCATAGCAATAGCTGTAGTGAATGCTTCAACTGTAAGTTTGTTATATGCATATTTAGATGCAAATCTTTCAACTTGTGGGATGATACCATCACCAATATAGATAGGACGACCAGTATCTGGATCGAACAGTGTCGGTTTACCATTCTTGTCAACATTAGTCTTATTGAACAGCAGACCATTATTTCTTACATACAAGAAGTTCTTCAGCAAGTTGGATTGAGTCTTATCCATTCTATACATGGTTTCAGACATACTTCCTTTATCCTTACCTTCTCCAATCTTAATAAGAACATCTTCTTGAGCAGCATATAGAGCAGTATAACTATCATCACATCTGTGAGTAGTAATATATCCCCTATGACGTTCAATATTAGATTGATATTTCACATATCCTTCTTCATGTGCTTCAGGCATAGCGTTAGATTGGAATCTTGTAGTATCACCAATTTGACAACCGCTAAGATCAAGAACACTTGAATAATCATTATCAATCAATCTAACAGTTACTTCCCAGTAGTTATCAGCTTTACGAACTGGTCTTTGAGTAACGAAGCATTGCTGCATTGTCTTGTCAATCTTGAAGATATCGTACTTCTGGTAATAGTTCTCTTTGAAAGCCATTACAATTTCAGTTCCGTTCTCTCCAGTTTCAGTTGGTACATCTGCGAACTCAACTCTCTTAATGTAATTGGTTTCTACTTCCCATTCAAAGTACATGCTATCAATGCTTCTGTACTTATTATTTGATTTAGAATCCATGTAGAAGATATTTCTCAAAGATTCAGTTAAGTAGGAGGCAGTTAACTCTGGGTAGAGTCTTGATACTACACCAAGTCTAGTTGGTTTAGTGCCTAGGAACTTATAGAAATCCTCATAAGTTCTAGTGTCGCCCATAGTGGCGCGATTGGTTACGAAATTTGCTACTATCATAGTTATTTAATTAGATTTAATCTAAATCGTTAATATTCATTCCTTTAGTAGGTGCCGTCCTAGGTTCTGGACGCTTAACTACAGTCTTAGTAGGATTAGAGGTTCTACCAGCCTTAGCATCTTCATACCCTTTCTTATAATTGGTACGAGATTGCTCAGTTATCTGATGTTTGTAATATTCTGAAATCTGACGTAATGCTTCAGGTCCTTTAAGGGCAAACCATGCCATTTGTACTAGCATTTGTGGGTCCTGTATAGCCCTAGCAAGATATCTGACTCCAGCAGCATCTGAATCTAAGATAAAGGAAGCAATTTCATTCATATCGTCCTCTGATAGGGTAAGTTCAGACTCCCCGAAATCTATAGTCTCATTATCACGAATAGCCTCTAAAATAGAGTTCTCATAAGCTTCATCAGCTTGTCTTTGTTTCTCTTCGTAGTCCTGCTGAGTCTGCTGAATAAGAGCATCCTCTCTTTCTTTATAGACATTACGAAGGCCCGCCATCTTCTTAGTAAACAGAGCTTCATTCTGTTTCTCTAAATCCAACTGGGCTTGAGCTTCTTCGTCTGTGAGGTCTGGGACGTTTGCTTTCAAATCTGCTAAGAATAGTTGTTCATCTGACAAATCATCTACTTGATACTGTGGCTGTTCTTCTAATCCATCGAGGTAGTCTTGGATAGCTTGTTGTCTGTGAGCCTCTAAATAATCTTGTACACTTAGATTATTCTGTCTGAGTTCGTTAATTAGATTTATCTCTTCAGGTTCTAGACCGTATTCGTCCTCGGCTGGACTGTAATTGAGTAAATCTAATTGTTCCTCCTTAGTAAGACTAGTGAAAGGTATTTCTTCAATCTCCCCCTCGTCATTACGTACCTTAATAGCTTCTGGATTAATTCCTTTGGCTTTTAGTACACTAGTAAGTAAGTCGTCTTCTTCGTCTGGATTATTATCAGGATTATTGTCCAGATAGTCACCTTCTGGCACATCTCCTTCCATCCATCGTTTGACATCATCGTCTGGGTCTCCAGTATGTACTTGACCTTCTTCACCTAAGATGTCTTCGTCGTCAAATCCTAATTCCGCTAATTCCATTTCCATATTAATTCCCTTTAAAGTTATTTGCAAATTTAAGCATAAATTTTGAACCTTAAAACTGATTGGTAATTTATCTTAATTACTAACTTATTGCATACTTTTATTTGTAATATATATTACATAGCGTCTACTTTCATAATAAATATTAACGAATAATACTTTGGTTCCCATTTTAATGGAGCTCCCTCTCCTACTTCCTCAAGCGCAGCTGAAGATAAGTCTATTGTGTGTGTATGATTTCCAGCTGGAGAAGTTAATGCATCTGTAGAACCTCTTTGTACTGTTCTATCGTTAGCATCATCACTATCACCTGGCACTGGTGCTCTATATATGTGAGAATGTTCCCCACTTTCAGAAGTTGTTACTGAAGATTGTGAGAACTTATGAGTATGTGGAGGTAGATTCTCTATCTTTAGCTCAATCTCTTCCTTACCTCCAGTTTCTCCAGCAGATGTGCCAGCCTTAATAAAGCTTCCTACTAAATTAGGAGTACCTCCAGTTCCGTCGCAGATGTGCCAGCCAGTTGGTATAGGAGCATGCCCGTTATACATTACTATCATTCCCGGGAATACTATATCCGGAATACAGATTATATTTACTTTAGAGTTGTTTAAATATATATCCTTAACTTTAGAGCTGTCATATAGTAATGGATATTTCTCCTTAGTAAAATCATATCCAGATAATGTATTATGAAATGTACAATACTCTAGAGGACCTCTAAATGTAATCCCTGATAAGTTGTCTATCATACAATTATTAACTACTGTAGATCCGGAATTCTTATCAAATATTACATTAGATAATGATCCTATAACTTTGACATTACTCATAGTACCATCGAAAGTAAATGAATTATTTATAGTACCTAACTGTACATTATTATAAGTTCCGCTAAGAACTATATTATTGCCTTCATTTACGCTTATAGAATCAATACCATTATTACCATATCTAGCTGGATTAGTTAAATTTAATTTAACATTCTTAAATGAATCTGTAGAACTTAAATCAGTAGTTCCTCCGAAAGTATAATATAGATTATCATTTATTAAGAATGTCAGATGTTTAAAATCATAATTACAGCTATTTCCGTTCTCATCTGTAAGTTTGGTAATTCTTCCCTTAGCTTCTACTGGAGTCCTTGTTATAGCTCCGTTCTCATCCATAGTAGGAACTAATATTCTATCTTGATAGTTAATATCGTATTCTATAATCCATTCGGGTTTATCTCTGAAATAACCAGTCCTAGTGATACTGTCAGGTCCTGCGGCTGTAACTATTATCGGTCTTGTATTATATGCCTCAGTTGGTTCCTTAGAATCGTCAGAATCTTCATCCTCTACTTCACCCTCATTTTCAATTGTATCGTCTTCGGTAGTTAACTCCCATTCGTTCTGGAAATCCATAATACAGTATTTCTGCAAAAGTCCTAAACCCTTATCTTCTATTAACTGTAGTAATTCCTTATGGGTAGTTTCTATATATCCAGGAATTCCCTTCCTAACTACTATATTATCAACCTCTAGGGTAGACTCGCCTCTTTCTAAGTAAAGTCTAAATCCAAGTTTCTCAGTAGCTCCAGGAGACATAAACATGTTAGAAGTAACTTCCCTCTTAAAATTAGCAGGATAGTTAACTTTCATTTCTTGAGGTGTTACTTCTACTATATCAGTATTTCCGGCATTTAAAACTATACTATTAGGACTGTAAATTATAGATCTTTGTTCATCTTGGTAAAGATACATATTACCTACAATTAGGCTATTCTCTTTACCTGACCCTTGTATGACTATAGCTCCTTCAGAAGATTGATCTACCTTACTAACTACAAATTGTTCAGTATATGGATTAGGAATACTAGTAGTAAATTCTATTAGCTCTCCATTCCTTATATAATATAACAACCCAGTTTCTTCTACATATAATATACTATTAGGAATACCTGAAGCTTGTGCCTCTTTTAAGGTCTTATATATAAATCCTATATTTGCTAAGGCTGTGTACTTCTCGTCTCCAGTAGTCTCTTGAGGTCCCTTAAAGGAAACATAAGTAGTTCCTAACTCTCCAGCAATATTTATTACGTTGCCGTCAATAAGAATATACACTGAGCCATCTTCTTTTACATAGTAAATTCCATCAGCTCCTTTTACATCACTTACAGTATCTACTATATTAAATATATCAGAGTTAACGTTTATCTTTCCATCTTTTATAAGATCAATGAACACTTTACCCCATTGGATTTTAACTTGACCTCTAGTTTTAATAATAAAATCGGAATCTGTACTTCCTACATGATCGTAAGTCCTTCCAAACAAAGTTTCCATATTTACTCTATTGTTATCTCTATATTAGAATCATCTCTTAATATGTTCATTAATTCCACAAACGTAGCAGTGCTTTCAGTAACCTTTCCAACAACTTTATTTCTTCCAACTAATAAGCATCCAGATGTATCATCGGCAGTATTACCTACATGGATAAGAACCCCTTCATAACCAGGAACATTTACTAATCTAGGAAGTTTGCCTCCATAAGGCTTAGCCCAAGATCTGTTCTTAAATGTTTCACTTATCACATTCATAACTATCTTATACGTTCCGGTAGGGATTGCAGTCTTACCATATACTTTAATATCTTTTATTTTACTAATAGGCATTTCAGATGTTAATCCTCTATCAGTATCTTCTAAAGTATCACAGAAGTACTCTCCATTTACATATAATTTACCTATTGTATAAGTACTTCCTTTGAATATACGCTTTAATTGTAATTTAATCATGGCTCGAATTAGATTTATTTATTTTGTTTAAATAGATTAAGTAATTGAGTTATATCCTCATCATTAAACTTAACTGGCTTACCAAATATATTAGTAACGTATCCATCGGGGTATTTATCTTTCATTTCTGCTTTAGCTGCATTACCTAACAAATCTACATTAATATTGCCGTTTACATCAGTAAATATATCTAAATATTTACCATATTTATCTTCCATATTCTTAACTACATACGTAATTACCGCCTGACTAGCTACACTGTTTAAATGAAACAAATTAGAAGCTAAATCTTTAGCATACTTATTAAATGCTTGAAATAAAATTTCCTTGTCACTCATTACTTATTCTTATTTAACATTACTTCGTCTAATCTCTTCTTAATTTCAGGATCTTGTTCAACTAGTTCTAATAATGTGTTTACTTTATCTTCCTTAGCTTTAAGCTGAGCATGTATATGCTCTTTGCTCTTTCTAATAGTAGCTAATAAGTTATCAGCAGCTATTTTACCATCTGGAGATGCAACATATTCTTGACTAAATTTATTACCCAGAAATGCCATAAACCCTGCCTCGTAAGTACTTTTAGCCATTTGGTACTCTTGCATAGTTGCTAGAACTTTCTGTTCGTCTAAAGACAGAGACCCAACCTCTCTGTTTATTTCATCTAAGATAGGCTGGGTCTTCTGTTGTGCTTGCTGTGCTTGTTGCATAGCTTGTAATTGTTGCATGTATTGGTTCTGTAAATCGGCATAATTGCTACCGAATGGTTGTCCAAACATAATTACTTAGATTTAGTTTCTGCTGTAGGTGTTGGCGTAGTAACTGGTATTTGCAATTCAAATACAGAATAAGCACAGTGTCCCTTAACTGGAAGGGAAGTAGGCAATTCACTTAGAATAGCCTGATTTACTATACTTTCTAATTCGATAATGCAAAGGTACGTTAAATATCTGATATATCCTAATTATTTAACACTCGCTAACATAAAATTTATTGCATACCTGTAAATGATAATAGCGAACCCCTAAAGTAAGGAATTCGCTATTACTCTTATCTAACTTATGTTAATCTTTATATAGTAACAGTTTGTTCTCCAATTTTTAATGTAAAGGTTTTAACTAACTTATATCTGCCATTCTCACGTACATAAACATTACATTTATCTCCAGCATAAGCTGTTCCTCTATTAATAGTTAATCCAGAAGAAGTCTTCCAAGTGAAAGTGTTTGGAACTATAAATCCTAAGTACACTTCACTGCCTTCAACTGGTATTATTCCCGGTGGGAATAACCATGCTGTATCGTAAGTCACACTTGTAATAGTTAGCTTATTATCCATTGCTATAGTTCCTGGAGATTGCTTGACGTTTCTGGTAAGTACATTACCACTTTCTGCCTGAGTTAAAGTAAATGATCCTTCTCTAACAATGACAAGATTGTTGATAGATAAGTCAAGATCAGTTGGATTTGAGTCACTTGGATAAAGCGATAACCATATACCTTCACTTGTTGAGCCAGTATAATCTACTGGATCCCATTGTATACCACCATTCCAAGTTAACATACTCTTCTCAGAAACAACATTTAAATCAATTCGCTGTCCTCTATAGTCTGCATCTATATTAGGTACACAGTCAAATCTGTAAGTCGGAGTCCATTCATCTTGATTTATATAAATATAACATTTTAATCCAGACTCGGCTTGAGTTAATGTAATAGTACCAGATCTAGGTGGGTCACTAGTATTATGATCTACGGTGTATGTACTACCTTCAACGTGTATCCAGCTTACATCGGATGAGAAACTTACATTAGCAAATTGTTCTCCGTTCTTCCTAGATCTATATGCATAGTTTCCAGACCAGCCAACAGTGCTTGCAGGAACATCAAATGTAATACTTGTTTTACCAGTATATTCTTCATCAGATTTCCTAATTTCAAACGTGTACTCATTAGCTTTACCAGGCTGACTTACCGAGATAGTAATTTCTTTATCAGAACCACTCTGAGTTATAACTACATCATAACTTCTAGCGTTTACTGAAGTATTCTCTGATGCTGTCATTTTAGCATAATACGTAGGAGAGTTAGGAGGGTTATAACCTGTACTAACAGCATCTCCAGTAATCCAGCTAGGTATATCAGTATAGCTAAAACTTACTGCATCACGTGAAGTTACTGTACCATCTACTATTGTTTCTCTATAGCTATATATTCCAGGCTGAATACTACTTCCAGGCTGTCCAAATGAACCACTAGCAGTTGTACCACCACTGGCTGATGTCCAGAAGATATAATTGTAAGAAACAACTTGAGTATGCCCAGACTGAGTAACTCTAGCATAGTCTCTATCTCCAGATTCATCCTGTTCAAAATAAATATTGGCGGTTCTAGAAGAAGTACTACTATTTGATGACACTGTAAATGTCATATCTGATGAATTCCAAGTAATCCAGCTAGGTACTGTAGAATTATCAATACTCCATCCTACACTTTCTGTTTCTCCTAATCGAGACTTGGTTGAAGATATACTAATAGAGGAAGTGGTTCCACCATACTCTCCAATATTCTTATCCCAATCAGAAACTGAGAAAGAATATTGCCAAGCTGGAAGATAAATATCTTCCTCCCTTACTAGTTGATTAGATGCATAGCTAGAATCATTAGTTATATATAATCCAAATCCCAAAATTTCAGTTTTAGTAGCACATTCATTACTAGAGCTTCCTACAGAGAAGTTTGAATAAATCCATCGTTTAGACGCTACTTTATTTGCCATAATTATTTATTTATTAATTTATCGACTACGGCTTCTAAAGCTGCAATTTTATCTTCAAGATACTTTATTTTAACTGCATATATTTCACTATAGTTAACTGTCTTAAATCCATTCTCATCAGTATTAACCATTGATGGGTATACGGTTTCAAGTTCTTGAGCTATAACTCCATAGCCATGATGTTCTCTGTCTGTTCTATCAAATTCTACTAATCGTATTTTATCAGCCTTAGATACATCTATGGATTCTATATTATCCTTTACTCTCATATCTGAAGTGTCATAGAATCCAGCAGATGCATAAACAGCACCACTCTGTGTATATACTCCTGAATTAGAATAAGTAACAGGACTAGAAGCTTGGGATGTAGCTCCAACTAAGTACAGTTTACTTGAACTATTGGTTGAACCAGTAGTATTCTTAGTATCTGTATAGCTAGTAATATATCCACTATCATTAGTTAAATCACTAACTCTACTAGGAATAGCTACACTTACAGCAGCAGATCCATTATATGATTTAGATTGATAGCCAGTAAAAGTTAATGTATTAGCAACCTTATCTGCTGTACCAGCTGTAGAAGGCTTGCCTATTGATACTGTTTGTTTAGAACCCCCACTAGGAGTTACTGTAAAATTACCAGTTCCACTTGCGAAAGTATAAGTAGTATTAGTATCAGAACTTGGAATACCTAAAGCAGTTATATCAGATTTAGTTACTGCTGTAACACCACTGATATGGCTAGTACTATCTGTACTAAACTTATACAAGCCAGTAGATTTACTAGCCCCAGAACCAGCTGGATGAGAGTAGTTGTTATATGTAGCTCCTTTAGTAAGAGTCAGTACAGTTCCACTGAATGAAGCAGTAGTTACAGCATTTCCTGACCCTCCTACTGTTACAGTTATTTTAGGGTTGGTAGAGATTTTAGCACCATTAATAGTATAATTGTCAATAGTACTCTTATTGCTATTTACTGTATTAGTAAGATTTGAAACAGCATTAGTTCTGTTAGTTACTTCGTCGTCTAGTTTCTTCTCTAACTTACCAAGAGCACCATTAACACTATCAGCAGCTGCTAAAGCTCCAGTAGTAGAAGGTTTGGTGTATCCAGTTATCTTAATATCAGCTCCATCTAATACTGGATTAGTAGAGATCTTAAATCCATTAACAGTGTAGTTATCTATATTAGTTTTATTACTATCAATTAGATTAGGAAGTGTAACGTCTAATTTAACCTTATCTGCTGCTGTCATTACACCAGCTGCGGATTGAGTTGCTGCTGGAAGGGTAATATTATTAGTTGCACTAGCACCAGTAGAAATAGTCGTCTTACTAGCAGCTATTCCTACAGTAGATGCGGCAGGAGTTACTGCCCCAAGAGCAAAGTTAGCAGTACTAATTCTATCTAATTCTATCTTGTCAGTAGCACTCATAGAACCTGCACTAGTAGAGGATGCTACTGGTAAATTCACAGTTGTGGAAGTATCAGCTGCATTACCATTATCTTTGCTGATAGTTGCTGTTACTTTAGCTGCATCTGATGAGAATGATATATTACTAACATTATTAGTATTCAATCCATCAAGCTTAACTTTATCTGCTGCACTCATAAGTCCTGCTATAGACTGAGTAGCAGAGTTAACAGATAGAGGTTTACTAATAGCTTCCCATGCTCTTGTGCTAGCATTCCATCTCTTGCCAGTAAGAGTTATAGTTAGAGTAGTAGCACTGCTCTGAGTGATACTCCAGCCATTATAGAAGTCAGTAATACCATCCATCTTAATATTATCTGCATAATATGTTCCTTTGAACCATACTTGCTTAGCATCCTTAATAAATACTAGATGCTTGTCTGCACTCACTGTACCATCAGCTAGTTTCTCATTAAACTTAGCTAAAGTCTTGAAATGCAATAGAAACCTAGGGTCTTCTGCCGCCATAGTTATAAATGTTTTAAGTTATTAATTATAGACACCATGGAAGTACTAGTGTCTTATTCTACCCAATTTGCTTCAATAGTGTAGCCATCTGGTTGCAAATATATATGTTCGTAACTTGCTGTACCATCGTCGTGCCATTCCGTATACAGATGCAGCCTATATCCGTTTTCATCTTTATAACAAGAGCCGTTAGGCTTAAACTTACCATCCGACCCTCTGTACAGCCAGACAGTGTGATAGACTTCTTCAGCTAGAATTATAAATGTATATACACAATCAATTGGGTCTGTATCTTTTAAAATAGTTCTTAAATCTACAGGTGAAGTATAATATATATTAATCATGAACCTATTAGAGTTATGCGGTCCTAAAGTGATCCCCCCCCCCTATTTATAACATATCATTAATATAAACTCTCTAAATAAGCCCTAACTCCAGCATAAACTCTTTCCATACCTTGCATGTTAGGATGTAGGTAATCTGCACTAGTGTAAGTAGGACGTCCATAATCACTCATAGAATTATCACAAGTAAAATAATTAGTATTAGGATAGCTAATTCCAAAGTGTTCGGGTCCTACATAATGAGCTCCGTATATCTTACATACTTTCTCCATTGCTTCTTGGTATTCATATTGATGAGTACCACCTGTGTTGGTATAATCATGATTGTTTCCTCTATACAATTGGAACACTACTATTTTAGAGTTTCTGCATTGAGTTTTAATGTTTCTAAGCATCATAGTAAATGCTCCTATATAGTTAGTAACATCTGTACTTCCAATTTCTCCTAAAGCAACATTACCGCTAACATCATTAGTACCTGCCATGATTACTATGATTTCTGGAGCACCAAATTGATAAGTATCAACTTTGCTGTCAACATTCTTAAGAGCTGCACAACGGGCTGTATTATTCATTGCACTAGCTCCAGCACCACTAATTCTAGAACCAGACCAAGCATCATTTCTAATAAGCCTCATTCTACACTCATTAACTAGAAGTCCCCACCAAGTGGCATCTATGGTATTAACATACTTGTGATTTACTGAATAATAAGCTGCATTACCATCGGTAATTGTTCCAGCAAATGTGGTAATTGAGTCTCCTTGAATAGAAATGGTTCTATCTTCCAGTGGTGACAACTTGCCTCCTCTCTCTATAAATCCTACATTTAATCTACTATTTGTACTAGTAGACATAGTAGAGAGATTAAATTTATTATAATTATAGAATCCATGAAGAGTATATGCTGTTCCGAAATCAGAGCCGCCAAATTTAAAGATACATGTATCACCTTCTGCATAAAATCCTATTCCCTGATCTTTCTCTAGAACGATATCTTCTGGAAGTCTTATTGTCTGAACTCCAAGCTGTCTAATATATAGTTTCCAAGATTTAGCAATTGATGCCTGTGTAGTTCCAGCCTTATTAACAAGACTAATTGTTAAGTATCCAATCGTACTTACGTTCAATCTTAACTTATAAATTGATTTGCCAACTAATTTCTCTTGTCCTATAGGAACGTACATATTAGTTGGACTAGTATTAGAAGAAGCAGTTTCATCAATTTTACCCCATTCGAAATCAGAACCAGAACCTCTTTTATAAAGACCGATGTTAAGGTATCCTGCACTGTATTTAGTCCACTCTTCCTCAGTCATTGCTGTTTTACTAAGATTAGTTCTCCCAATCCATCCAGACGGATATGCAGTAAGATAAGTTAAATCATTATTATATGTATACCTAGAACAGTCTGCTGTATACCAAGCCCCAACAAATTGTCCTTCTTCTACTACCACATCTTCATCTAAATCCCAGTAGTGATAGCCAGTAGATGTACACATGACATTAACTAAATCCTTTACTACAGACTGTTCTTCTGTAGGATTAGCATCAAATATATGCTCGTTTACAATGGAAATACGGCATCTTCCTGGAGTACCAAGCATCATTTTAATTCTATTAAATGGCTTACCTATATATGGTTTATTATAACTATTTACGTAGATAGCCATAGTAGCAGTATCTTTTATATCCTCTGAGACTTTAGAATATAGTATATTAGCTTGTCTGTACAATGGCATAATCGGAATGTCTCCACTATCTGCAACTATATCGCCTCCAGCAGATAATCTAATTTCATCTTCTGCTGCTTTAGCTCTTTCTGTCTCTGCCTTAATAACAGCCAAATTCTCAGCTTCAGCTTGCATAGCTCTAGATTCCTCTGCAGAGATAGCATTTGGTAAGGTCTCATCTAAGCTAGTTTTATCTTCAGCAGTCATTACACCAGCAGTGGTCTTGGTTGCCGCACTTATTGATAGATAGACATCAGTTCCATTGTTATAATCTTTCTCCGAAGAACCTTTTGATACTTCTCGATACTGGAATCTAATCTCTTCAGCCCTGTAATCTATAGGCTTTATAGTACTAATAATAGAGTTTGGTACGTTGTCAAGTCTTCTTGTATGTTCATTATCTTTTGCAATACGAGCCTCTTGTTCAGCTTCTATAGCGTCTGGTATAGTTTGCTTAAGTTCTACTACGCTCTCTGCATCCATCAGACCAGCTTCTGTAGTAGTTGCATTGGTTAGTGGGATGACTGATCCCTCAGGCTGTTCAACGTAATGACCCTGTTCATCTAAAGAAGAATACTTACATTGAATAATAATGTTCCTGCTATTTTTGTTGACTATTGAAACTCCACTAACTAAGTTCTCAGGCATACTAGATATTACACTCTCAAGATGTTCACCAGTTACTTTGTCTGCCTTAGCATCAACTAAGCCTTTGAGTACTTTACCTTGCTCAGCAGATAGAGCAGCGCTAGTTCCTCCAGTAGTAAGATCGTCAACAATATTTACTGCTGATGAACCAAATGGATCCCAGTCAGTACCAGTCCATGCATAATTAACATCTGTTTTAGTAACATTCCATACATCTCCTTCCAAATTACCTTCAGTAGGTAAATCATTATATGTAGGAACTGAACCTTTATAGTTAAGAGGCTTACTTACTTTCTTTAGTAGATTTAATAAATCATCAGTAAAGTCATTAGTAGAAAGTCCTTTACCTTCTACCTTATCAACTTTATTGCTAAGCTGAGTTTCTATGTCAGATATCAATTGCTGAATTTCTGCATCAGATTTAGATGAGCAATACCAATAAGTTCCTCTGGTGTAAATAAATTTGGCGTCTGGAATCCAACAGATAGAAGTATCCATTATGTTTCCAGCTTGAAGCTCTCTATCAAAAGCTTCTTTATTCTTAAAGTGAATTAATTTCTTATTAATTGCCATATCACTAGATTATATAAAGGAGGAGCTAAATACTCCTCCTTTATTATTTTACTCTACATCAAACCACTCAAATGAAGCATCCGTATACTCTTTAGCTGTTGCTAAAGTATCAGTATCTCCTTGTTTAAGTAGGTCTTCAATCTTCTTTAATGTATCATATTCTGTAGATACTCCGCCTTTCAGAGCATCAATTGCCGTTTGAATTTGATCTACTACTGGAGTTTCTCCAACTCTTTCATTCAAATCATTAAGGGCTTCAGCTACAGCAACCTCATCATCATGAATCAGTTTGAAGATTCCAGTGGGAGGAACTGTACTACCATTACCTGGATCTCCAACCTTTGTGTTTAGTTCATCAAATGCTTCGTTAGTAGCAACATCTTCTGCATATGCTACGGTCTTAGAACCACCAGGATAATCAACCTTAACTTTACCATCAATTGAATTAAGAGTTAGCTTATTCTTAGTAGTACCAATCTCTGTAACTACATCAGAATCATATTGTCTTTGGGCAACAAGGACTCCACCTTCAGGACTCTCTACGCCTTCTTGACCCGGTCTTAATGCTGAAATAGAACCGTCTGCTGGCAAACTAATTACTTTCTTAGCTGCATCCCAGTCTACTTTTTGAGCTAAAGCTTTAGCTGTATTAGTATTCATTTCAGGAATTACTGTATCAGCTATATAAGTTAGGTCAGATTGCAGTTTAGTAATTTTATCAGCATTAGCTTTACCTTTACTACCTTCATAAGCAGTTCCTTCTACTTCGCCTAGAGCAATAGAAGCAGAAATCTCTACCATCACCTGACCATCCCATCTGTAGATTACATTAGTTCTACCTTCTGAGTCCGGAAGTCTGTGATTGTAGATAGTATCACTATGAGGCTCTTGACCTTCATCCCAACCATCTACTGTCTTAGTGTAAATCTTCTTCTCTGCTTCAGTATAATATTTATCTCCCGCTTCTGCTTCAATACTATCTAGAGTTGCTCTGTTAGCTACAAAAGATTCCAAACCTACTACCCTAGCAAGTTCTCCATTTAATTGAGATACTGGTACTTTACCATTCTCGTCAAGAGTAGCTAGTCCATTAGGTTGGCCTTTACTAGCCATGAAATCTAAAATAGTTTGCATCTGTTCTGGATTAATGCCTACAGTTACACCACCAGCAATAAGCTCATGTGTATCCGTAGCTACATAGAATCCGTTAGCGTGCAATTCTGCACTGTACTTTTCTTTTAAACCTCTAAAGAAGAATTTAGCCATAATTATACGTCTGTCCAACTTAAATCACTTAAATATGCAATCTCATTAGCTTGTTCACCAGACTGTCCACTGGTCTGAACTGTAGGTCTTTTATCTATTGGGGTATTTAAATTTAGTGGCATAGAAGGTGTACCTATATCAACTACATCCCGCCTATTAACCATAATAAGATTGCCAGAACCACCTTTAGTATTCTTACCTATAATCATGTCCCCATTCTCTAGTGTAAGGGCTTTACGATTAGGCAATTCTGTTGTAGGTACGTTATCTAATACTGGGATTTCATACTTATCATTATATGTAGGTCTCTTATTAAGCCCATTAAAATTAAGTGGAAGTTTAGTAGTACCAAAGTCAGCTATATTCCATTTAGAAATCATAGCTAAATTATAAGTATTACCGTCTGTAGTAGTTCCTAATAAAGTATCATGATTACCCAATACTATAGCCTTTCTATTAGGATTCTCCTCAGTCTTGATATCTATCCACTTAACCATCTTAGACAATCCCAGTTCAATAGTTTCAATCTTCTCTTCTAAAGCTTCCTCAGCAGCTTCTGCTCTATCAGTTTCTTCCTTAACAGCAAACTTTAAGTCATCTTTAGTAGCATATTGATTAGGGTCCAATCCTACAGCAGAATATTTCGCTCCTTGGAAATAGATAGCCTTCTCATCAGTAATAAAGTAAATAGTACCAGGGTCTGGAGTTATGAGTTGATAAGCAGCAAATGTAAGTGCTTGAAGACCTACAGCTGTATTAGTATCCTGCCAGTTAAACTGACATTCAATTCCATTCTTACCCTTAACTACTAAGACCTTCGACTTGGTATCAGGATTAATAACTAGATCAGCGTATATACCATGAGGAGTAGTTTTAATATCTACTGTTCTAGTAAGAGTAGGATTGTTAATCTTAACTGTAGAACTTACTACACTGTCTATTACCTCAGTAATAGTAGTATCAGTCTCATGACCCTTTATATTGAAGGATTCTAAGCTTACGAAGAATTCAGAACCATCAGAATTTGTAAGCTTTAACCATTCCTCTCCTACAATTCCAGGAATTCCATTATCTACATCTTCTTGTGTTAGTTTATGTCTAGTGAATCCAACAACTTTAACATCTTTATCTATCTGAACAGATGTTAGTTCTTGTCCATTAGCATCTAAACCAAATATCTTAATTTTATTATTACTTAACTCCTCAGTGCCTAATTCTACTATGCCTACCTCAGTAGCCGTCACAAATTGCTTAACGGCTTCTGAAGTTGGTATAGAGTTTGGAGTATCCAAGGAATCAGACACTTCATATGAGCCAAAATAGGTCCATAAATAGTCTAGTTGGCTCATATTCTGTGGTCTTGGTGCTTGTTTCAATGGTTTAGTCATATTCTCCTACTATAAATTGGGCGGATAATCCAGCAGCTCCTATAGTTAATAATATGTCAGAAAGATTATTCTTGGCAGTATCAATTACTAGATTAGCAGATAAAGAACCATCATCAACCATTTGAATTGAGTTTGTGTTCTTCTTATCTAGTCTAGCATACACACCAGAAGTACCATTATCTACTAGTTTGACTGCATCAGAGTTCTCAGCAATTTTAAGAGTTGCAGAGATTTTATATGATGTATCAGTAGTACCAGTCCAATTAGATACTTCCATATTAATAGAAGATGTATCTATCGGGTCATAGATATTCATCGTATCAGTTAAGTCGATAACTATCTCATCACCAGTAGTAAGTTCAATCACAAGAACTGGAACTCCAACTTTACTAGCATAACCATTATTAACATCCTCCTGAGTAGCAGGTCTTGAGTAGGCAGAAGACATAAATCTTTCCTTCTCAATATCAATATATGTTACTTTAGGAGTAACTGTTGGTTTAGTAGCTTCATCAGTATTAGGATCTGCATAAGATTTCTTGGTAGTAACCTTTAATCTTATCTTATTACTAACAGTGTTGTCCCATTCTATAGATTGAACTAAGTCTTTAGTTTCTCCCCATACTTTATCATAGAAATACTTATAGTCGTCAGCATCAAGTACTCTCTTAATACCTTTACTAGTAAGCTCCCATACATCTCCATCAATTACAGCTGCAATTCCTCCTGTGGTTAGTAACTTCTGTTTCCAGGTTCCTGTAGCTCCATCAAACTCAAGTAGAGTATATCTAGTGCTACCAGAACCTACCTGTGTAGACGCGATATATTTATCACCTCCGGTTGCAGATTCGGGAAGTTCAGATAACACAGTTACAAATCCCTTAATAATAGGTAGATTCTCTAAGTCAGTAATATCAGTCATTGTATGACTGTGATGAATATCTGCCTTCTTATCTAAAGCCATCTGAGTAGCTGTAGAAATAGGCTTATTCATATCTGAAGTGTTATCCACTTTACCCAATCCAACTTGTTCCTTAGTAACATGATGTGGATTATTGAAATCAGAGACATGTGCTGCTAAGTCAGTTTGTAAGGCTTTCTTATCAAGCTCTCTGTCTACTCTATTGAATTCATTTTGCTGTGGTACTGAAATCGGCTTCTCTAAGTCACTTGTATTATCTACCTTGCCAAGTCCAACTTGTTCTTTGGTAGTCTGATGAGGATTATTTGTATCCTTAATATGTGCTGTTAAATCAGTAGCTGCACCTAAGAGTTCTTTATCAATTCTAGTAATTTCAGTCTGGACTGCATTACTAATAGGCATTTCAGCGGGAGAATAATTCTCTACTTTGCCTAACCCTATCTGATCTTTAGTAACCTTATGAGGATTGTTAAAGTCCCTAATGTGATCATCTATAAGTTTATCAGTACTATCAAGAGCATCCTTTAATCCAGGAATATCATCAATTTCAATATTAACAATTCCAGATTGCCCGTTTACAGAAATTACTGCATCAGCATTATTAACTCTAGTCCAAGTACCTCCAGAATTAACTACCCAGTCACCTACAGCAAACGAGTTGTTAAATCTAGTTCCAGCACTAGATACTATATAATACCATCCTTCTTTATCAACATCATCGTTGGATAGCATAGGATCATTATCAGCAGCATTCCATGAACCATGATATTTAAGACAACCTTTGATTGTTTCTGGCAATTGATTCTCAGGAACTACTCCATCTTCTAGATCAGCTTTATTATTAGTAAGATTAATAATATTATTTCTGATTTCTTCTATGGCTTTATTGATTTCACTAAAGTCTCCTTCAGCTCCATTCAATTTGTCTTCAAGTCCTGGAATGTCTTGTATGTTAATAATAACATCTCCTATCATTCCATTAACCGAAGTAACTAAATCAGAATTATCAATCTTTACCCACTGACCACCAGCATTTAAAATTAAGTCTCCTGGCTCATAATCAACTCCGTTGAATCTACCAGCAACAGTTACTAGGTAATAGAATCCGTTAGCTTCAGGTTGTTGAGGTTTGAGAGCTGGTGCATTAGTCTCTGCATCCCAAGTACCTTCATAATGAACTGACTCTCTAATGTTAGTTGGAATCTGGTTTTCGGGTATAATACCATTTACTAAATCCGCCTTATTACTTAACAGATTATTTGTTTCCTCTTTAGTATATGACCCTACCTGTTCAGCAGTAACTCTATGAGGATTATTATAATCAGTTATATGGTCTTCTAATCCTGTACCTCCCTTATCTATTGCATCCTTCAATCCGGGAATGTCACCTATTTCTATGATTACTATTCCCTTCTTGCCATTTACTGAAACTACAGAATCTACATTATCAATTTTACCCCAAGTACCTTTAGAGTTAACAACCCAATCTTTAACGTCAAAGACCTCTCCAAATCTTTCACCAGCTTCTGATACTATATAGTACCAACCGTCTTGAGTTGGATCTCCACTATTAAGTTGTGGGTCATTATCTTTAGCACTCCAGGTGCCCATATATTTCATTCCTCCAATGATAGAGTCTGGAAGCTGATTAGTAGGAATCTTACCATCTATTAAATCCGCCTTATTGTTAGTAAGGTTAGTAATATCCCCTTCAATATTAGTAATACTCTGCTGAATATTCTCAATATCTTGAGTATGTTGATTTAATAAATCAGTAAGCTTATTATCAATTTCTTGCTTAGTATAAACATCACTACTATTAGCCTTACTATCTAAGATATTCTGTAGGTTTTCAATATCAGCTATTCTGATTACTACATCACCTATTTTACCATTGACAGAAGTTACTAAGTCAGTGTTGTCTATTTTAATCCATTGACCATCTGCATTAATAATAAGGTCTCCCTTATTGTATTGTATTCCGTCAAAGACACCATTAGATGTAACTAGGTAATATTTACCAGTAGAATTTTTATCTCCAGGAACTAATGCAGGTGAGTTGGTAGCAGCATCCCATGTTCCATCATAGTGAACAGAATCCTTAACATCATCGGGAAGCTGGTCCGCTGGTATCTTGCCATCTACTAAGTCCGCTTTAGTATCAAGAAGTCCATTAACTTGCTCCTTAGTATATGCACCAGTTTGTTCTGCTGTTACTTTGTGTGGATTATTAAAATCTTTTATATGCGCCTCTAGACCATCACTGACTGAATTCTTAATAGTTTCATTCACCCATGCTGTAGATGGGATTCTATTAGAGCTATCATTTGGTGCTGGAGGATTCTCTACTTGAGGATTGCCCTTAAATACTGGAGAATCAATAGGAGCCTTAGTATCTAATTGTGCATCAACATAAGTTTTATCAGCTTTAGTATCTAAGGCAGCCTGCGTTGCTACTGAGATAGGTTTCTCTAAATCTGTAGTATTGTCTACTTTCCCTAAACCTACTTGCTCTTTAGTTACGTTGTGCGGATTGTTAGTATCATTGATATGAGTAGTTATTGCACCTTCTAGTTCGGTTTCCTTAGTAGTTGCTCTTTCGATTTCAGCTCTAAGTCCGTCTGATAAATCAGTTTCCGCAGCTGTAGCGCGTTCAGTTTCCTTAGCTATAGCATCTGCGTTCTTCTCTATGTTAGCAGTGTTAGCAGTAACTTTCTCATTAGTTGTAGTTAAGTCTCTTCTTAGCTGATTCTCTGCTTCTGTAGCTCTTGCTACCTCTTCAGATATTGCTGCATCATGAGCTGCATCCTTCTCAGTAGATCTTTCTACTTCCGCTTTAAGTGTAGCTTCTAATTCAGAAATATCTGTATTAGTTGAATCTTGGAGATTATCAATTTGCTTCTGCAAATCAGTTTCCACTCCAGTAGCACGCTTAATCTCTGCATCTAGATCATTTCTAAGTTGAGTTTCAACTTTATCAGCTCTAGTAGTTTCAGCAGTAATTTTATTATCTAATGCTTGTTCAGCTGCTTTAGCTCTGTCAATTTCAGCCTGTAATGCGTCATTTGTATCAGAACCACTAGATATAATTCTATCAATAACTACATCAAGAGCTTCATCATTGTGAGTTAGGTTATCTGTAGTACCCTTTACATAGAGAGTATTATCCCTCTTCTCAAGTATTTGATACTTATCAACATACAATCTAACGTCTGCTGATAGTTTATCGGTACCTCCTCCTAATACATCTTCCTTTTCAAGAACTACAACCTTAGTAGGATGGCTATTATCAACTTCCCATTCTCTAATAAGTGTCCCTACAGGAATTACTAATTCTTGTTTACTTCCATCAAGGAGTTTGAACACCATTATAATAGCTTCCTGGTCTGGGTCGTATTTAGCACTTTCTACAATAGTAGATAATCCTATAGTGTGTCTACTAATAATGTTATCATTAACCTTTACAGTTAAAATTCCATTCTCATATTCAGTTTCTAATTTGTAGAATAGCCCATCGTTCTTAGCTTGAATGCCATTACCATCGTTAGTAGAAATTTTAACGTCAGCTGATAATACAGTCTTGGTAGTCTGCTTATTAATAGTTAAATCAACTGTGTTAGTATCTTCTACTTCCAAGTTGCAGTTATTAATAGCTTCGTTAATAAGACTGTCAAGAATTTTAAGTGCATTCATTACTGATGTAGCATCTTTCAAATAATAAGTTTCCTTATCAGGATTATATGCTCCATCACCGCTAAGTCCTACTCCAACTTGTGTTTGGTCTAGTTCCGTTTGTAAATTAGCATCTGTATTCTCAGATTGTGCTTTAAATTCTCTAACAAAGTCCTCTATTCCTCTAAGGGTTCTAAAAGGTTCAGTTGGAATAGGATCTCCCATTATATCTGCAACCAGTGCATCTAGTACATCTTGCAATACATCAGTATCCTTAAATCCAGCTAAGAAATCAAGTAATTCTGGAAATGTGTCAATAGAATCAGTATTAGGTTCTCTGGTTGTTAAGAATCTATGTAATTCTTCTGAAACAGCCGTAAGTGACTGATAATCAAGAGTCTTTAGATACTCTCTAATGTCATCAAGTTCAGTACCTACTGTAGCTTTAAGTTCTTCTTTAATAGTATCTACCTTACCTCCATCTTCTTCTATAGCCTCTCTTAACTCAGCGATTGCTTCTGCTATTTTAAGTAAGCTATTAAGATCTTCCGGAACAACTGTATGGTCAGAACTTCCATAAATTGCATCATCAGCTACTTGTCTGTCATAAATCTCTTTCTCTAACTTCTCTGCTAGCTCCTCTAGACTTTCTACTGAAGTAGAATCAATAAGTTTAGTAAATTCTAACTCATCATTCGTCTGCTTCTTAGTAACCCACCACAGGGATTGCTCTCCTGTGGCTGAGTCAGCTACTAGTTTAAGCAATCCCTTATGAAGAGTTGCAGCTTCTTCTGGGGAGCTGTAAAAGTCCTTTAGGGCAGTTTCATTCTCAAATATGAAGTTGGCTTCCATAGGGAAACTACCCATACGTTTGAAGCTACCAATTAGTTCGGAATACTTTCCCATTATTCTTCGAATTTAAATGTTACTTCTGAGTTTAACATTGCTAACGCTTCTCTATATACATAGAGTTTATATATAACATCTTCTGGAGCTCCTGGAACTTTAAATGGAATATCACTGATAACGTCAAATGCTTCAATTCCAAATTCTTGAGCAGGAGTAACAACCCCAATTAAATCGTTGTAATCTTTAGGTATTGCAACAAATAAATGTTTGAGTTCTTTAGGTGATGAGAATTCATACTTGTGTTTGATTTCTGTAACATCGTCTCCAAAGGATTCAAACTTATTGTTAATAGGGTCGTCATTAACTAATTCCTGAAGATATTCAAAGGTTACGTTAGAGGCTACATACCATTTAGGTAACAATCCTACAAATACATGTAAGCTAACTTTAGTAATAGAAGATGCTTCGTACTGAACTCCATTTAATAGTGTTACTACAAATTTAAATTCAGTATCTTCGTAAATTGGTAATGAATTAACTACATGCATTCCGGTTTCAAAATCATCCGAAGTAAAGGTTCCAATTAATTCTCCATTTTGATAAAGTTCAGCATACTGAATAGTAAGAAGTCCACGAATATACATTTCCACCTTTACTGTATCACCCATGATACATGTAGGAGGAGATTTAACATCTACTGCTTGACCATAGAATATTGCATCCATAATTTCTTGGAATGTTACTTCTCTTGATAATTCAGTTTCATCTTCTACAAATCCTACAGTAGTCTGCACTGGACCACTAGTAATCCAAATAGGTTGTAGTTTATCTACTGATTCTCCTATTTCTTCTTTCAGCTTATTCAGCTGACTCATAACTACTAGGTCGTCCTCTTCTGTTCCTTCAACACCTTTCTGAGGTGCAGTAAACGGAACTGTGCCATCACGCTGTACATAATGCTTACTGTAGATCTCTTTAAGAGTACCATGAGGATCGTATTGATTTACATGCTCTTCTACAGCCCCTTTAGCAGCGTCTGCTACTAATTGATTAATAATTGCATCAATTTGATTTCTAGAATATGTTTCAGCTCTAGAATAAGTTTCTGATTTCTTGAAGTAATTATTAAGTCTCTGATTTAGTAAGCTTAGGAACCCATGCGGATCAGCATCAACCAAATGGTTAAACATCACATCATCTACATATTTCTTAGTAGATAAATGATTATCAGCTTTAGGTGTGACTCCTAATTGAGGTCTTAAGAAAGCTACACTGCCATCACTCTTTATGCAATTGTTGACTAGTTTATCAACTTCACTCTTAGTGTACAATTCAGCCTTCTTATATATCTGGTCAACAGTAACATATACCTTAAGTATTTCTTCTACTAAAGGAATTATATTATGCGGGTCTGTTTTAGCTAAATGACTGTTCAATAAGTCAGTCACAAATCTCTTAGTAGTTAAATGAAAGTCACTTACTGGATCAACACCAGTTTGAGGTGCAGTAAATGGCGTAGTTCCATCCTGCTTCACCAATCCCTCAAATTTACCTTCTATCTGAGGAAGAATATTATGCGGATCGTCTGTAGCTAAGTGGGTATCCATTGACTGTTTGACAGCTTGCTGTATTCTATTGTCAGCCGATGCCTTGTCATATACGTCGTCTACGCCTACTGCACGTATATTTATCCTAGCTATATCTTTATCCGACTCTGTTTTAAATTCCCCCAGATGTCCATCTATAGTTAAAAATTGTGATGTGTCTATAACTTCGTTTGTTGGATTGACACACTCACTTCCAGAACTACCTGGTACTAAAATAGTGTTATCTGCCATTTATGATTAAGATAAAATTGTTCTACAAATTCAGACCTACTAAGTTCACTATCTTCTAGCAGTCCTATTAAGCTAATCTGTTCTAGAATTAGCTGATAATCATATCTGTGGCCCCTTTCAATATATCTGAGTAAGTCGGTATACTCACAAATGACTTTCTTCTTAAGAGCATCCACAACCTCTTTCTGGCCACTTTCTAAACTCGGATTTACACAGTCCATTACATCCTCCTATTTGTTCTATGATTCTCTCTGCCTCAGCTAACTGATTAAATTGAACCATATACTTAATTACGTTAATAGCCATCCAGACTAAATCTCTTTTATAAGCTAATTCAGCAATTGTGGTGTCCTTACTCCAACATTTACTAAATCCCCTATTATTAAATATCTGCTGGCACAAAGATAGATAACATTTATTAAGGAAGCAAATAGACACGTAGTTATTGTAAGTTCTAGAGATAGTAGTGTCGTCTATGTTTCTCTCTACTATCTCGTCTACTGTAACAGTGCTAATAGCTTCATTGAAGTACTTATAAATGTATATTCCATCTGAATAGTATACAGTTTTATACATATTAATTGCCGAGCCTACAGGTTTGGCTAACTCTCTATCAAACCATTCCTTAGTTGGCAATACAATATGATATACATTAAACCATCCATCAAATCCAACTGGTAGTGTTACTGACTTATTAGCATCATCGTGTAATGTAAATACTGGCAATTGAATTTCAGGATTATCTACTTTGTTATGTTGTAAGACATCAATTGACACTGTATCAGAGTATTTGAATCTGTACTTAATAGTCGAAGTAGAAGACTCGGAAAGATAACCTTTGTCTCCTACTGCCGTTTCGTCCAATATGATTACCTTACAGTTATCGTTAGTACAAACTTTAATATGTAAGTCCATTATATATTCTTTATTTCGTTATTTCGCTGATTCCCATCATATTGTTGGGCTACTTCTATATCTGTACGTTTGGTGTCATTTTCAGAAGTACTCTGTTTATAATCTCTGTCAGCTTGAGCCTTAATAATTCCAATCTCATAATCATACTCAATCTTCTGTTTATCGAGAGCAAGTTTAGCTTCATTAAGAGACTCAATCTTGTTCATCAACTTCTCCTTCTCTTGACTAGCTCTATCAAGTTGTTTCTGTAACTCTTCAAGTTGCTGCTGTAACTGCTGAGTATTCTGTACTTCATCTCTCCTCTTTTGAAATGCTACACTTAGTTTAGATTTTAACTCTGTCATGCTTCTGGCAGTCATACATTCCATAGCAATGTCAGGATCTAACTGACCAGCCTTAATGAACTCCATCATTATTTGCTGAATCTTATCTATCTCTTCCATTATCTTAGAACTACTAGTAACATGAACATCGTAATCAGTAAAAGTGAAATGTTCAGGTAGTGCAGTAAACACCTTCTGTAATTTATCTCCTAGTATAAGAATTCCTGTAAGAGGTTTACGCTTCCATACCTTCTTAGCTATATTTAGAGAATCTATCAATATATCTTCAGATAGAGTATCCATCTGTTGATAATATCCTTTAGTAATAATGTATGAGTTTCTCATTCCTACTTTAACATTATTAACAGCAGCTCTAGTTTCAATGCCGTCTAGCCTTTCTCTAAATACTCCAGTAATTGAAGAGCAAGTGTTCTCAATTCTATCAAGAGCAAGTTCAAAAGCCTGAATAGTATCAGCTTTTAATGAATCATCAAAGCCAGCAAATGAAGTATTGTTATTAAATGCTCTACCTTCCTGACTGGTGTCTATAGGAGCTATACCGGTCTTCTTATAGGCAATGAACTTCTGAAGTCTCTCTGTTAAATCATCACCTAAAGCTGTAGGAAGCATACTAAAGTCGATCCAATCTCCAGCAGTTCCACTGTTAGCTATTATGTTATCTTTGAAGAATGTAATCAAGTCGTATTTATCTTGAAGATGTGAACATGCTAAAACAAGAGAATATGGTTCATTACTTCTATTAACAAAGAATAACCCATTCACTGATAACCCACATTTGGAAGGATTATCTTTAGTTCTAATAACATCAGGAGATTTGCCTGTTAATATGTATATAGATTGTCCAATTTTAACACCTTCATATCTATTCTCTATGAAATCATCACCTTCCTTATCAACATCAATCCATTCTACTTCAAATACAGGAATTAACTTATAGTTATATGTTTCGTAATAGTCAGTAGGAAATCCGGGTATAACTTCCTTTCCAGCCTCTAATCCGTCGGTAATAGGTGCTCCAGTTGTGGCATTATTCATAGCACGAACATATATATAACTGCTATCATAATAACCTTCGAACATTTCCTCTAGTTCATTTATACTAGAATCATCCAGTTTACTACCATACTTATTCAATATTTGTTGCTTAGTAAGCCATCTTCTGATTACAACTCTATAACTATCCTTAACGTATACTGAATCTGGATTTCTATCTACAAAGACATTGCGAGGATCTAATGCCTCTATCTCTACATTATTACGCTCTTTAGTGGGACGTACTTGATAGAAAGACATTCCTGCTACCAATAGATCTAAAAGCAAATTCTTAAGTTTAGTAAGTAGATTAATATCTCTAGACTGAATTATATATTCAACAACATTCTGTGCAGCTATTTCATAATCACTAATAAAATTATTATTGATTTCTTCAACTAATTTATTTATTTGCTGCTCTACTGCCTTGTCAGTTATATCCTGACCGTTAAGAAACCTAAGAATTTGGTTATTTAAATGTCTTTGCAAATATCCATATACTTCTTCAGTTATCTTCAACTCTTTGTCTCTAGTTATCTTAGATATAGTTTCTTTATCCTTGCATGATACTTTAGGGAGTAGTGGTGTACCTAGATATTCATTTAGTAAAGCATCTACATGCTTTCTGATAAGAGGTGTAAATTCAATAGAAGTAGGATTACCTATTCCAAAATTCTCCTCTAGGTATCTGTACTGCTCAGCATCCCTATATCCATTATAATAATTGTATGCTTTCTGTAATTTATACTTAGGATATACTAATTCGGATACTGCCTTATCAATATGCTCCATTAAGTATTCATCACCTCTATTGTGTACACTCATTACAACTTTCTAATTTATTATATTGTTTATATCCTAAGAAGTATAATGTGTCTCCTAGCCGTCTATCTCTAAGTTCTTGTTTAAGGAATTTAAGGTATGATTTAGAATCACCTTCAAATGATATAATAATAGGCTTATCTACATTGTTCATTCCAAGAGTAAGTTTATATCCTCTATGTGTACCTTCAGTAGTTAATAACTCTTCTAGTTTTAACTTTCCAACATATTCCTTACAGTATACTTCTCTAAATAAATCTCTGATTGCTACTTCTAATCCTTGTAGGGTCATCGTACTGTGTTGGCCATAAGTTAAACTTAGGTACTATAGCTTCTCTTTCAGGAATTACTCCTTTATGCCTAATACCTCTTTCATCTACCCAATACCCAAATGGTCGTAGTTTATTATTAGGACTATCCATTTCTTTAGGAACTACTCCCATTAGTTCTTCATCTCCGAGCTCTGCCCAATATGTTACCCAATAGGCTTTTTATCCTATTGCTCTAATAGTTTCCTATTAGTTCAGCATACATATTCATCCTTATTAGGATGTCCCAAACTCTTGGAGAGATTATTTCACTCTCTATGCGTTACGGTATCAGATATAATCTGACTTACCTCGGTATTAACATAATAACTAAACTTACTAAACTTTCTATTCAGATAGACAGAGCCATCATATATATATGAGAACAGTGACTTTATATCATCACTTTTGCTGGTACGTATTTTAAACATATCGTCTCTATCTATGTAATATATTCTCATTTCTACTCCCAGTTCTTTTAATATAAATGCCCTGACATCCTTCAATATTTCGTCTCTTTTACAGTATATCTCTACCTGAGCAGATACTCTGTAATTCTTCTCTCTATTCTTGGCATTGGGCTTTCTAACCGACATAGAGAAACACCCATCTCCATCAAAGTAACCTCTGATGAAATGTTTTATTAAAGACTCATCTATGTTAGGAATGTGTAACTCTCTCCATGTCTTAGCTTGCGTGATTCCCAGATTCTTTAAATCAGAAATTAATTGCTTACTGGTAATATTAATTCTAACGGAATCTTTAGAAGTGTATGTTTTACCTCTAGAGTTGAAAGTGTTACCAACATAAGATTCTATACTACTCTCCGGGCTTATCCATTTCTGAAACAGCTGTGGTATTTCTATATCTTTAGCACTAACATGAATTGATAACGTATTACGTTTCTCGTCAATGCTACCATCTGCTGCTATAAATCCTAATAAATAGGCTTGTATTTCAGTTTCTATAGAATGGAAGAATCTGTGCCTGATATTCTTTATTCCTTTACCCGTCTTCTCTAATGGGCATATTGTGTTTAGTAAATCATCCATGATAAATCATTTTATTTAAGTTACATTAGTCTTCACCGATATTTCGGGATTATTTTATTACCTCATGTTACCATGAGGAGGGACAACATTCTATCCCCCAAGCTGCTATAATATCGAACTTACGTTTATTCTCGTAACTATATTTAATAGCTTCTTCTAGTATTTCTTCAAACCATATATTGTGGCAGTAATCTTCAATATGCTGTGCAATTAAATCTAATTGATGCCTAATAACTACCTCAGTGGCAGGTGCTCCAAACTGTTTACTACGTCCTCCTTGTATATCGGACTGTGTAGCTCTAGGACGCCTCATCAAATGTCTATTCTCTTTATGCTTCTCTCTGAAGAATTGCAGGGTTGACATTCTTGTAGATTCCAGTACTGCTTGACAGTCATAGTATTGCAATATCTTTAAGCACGTCATATGAGCTTCTCTAAGGGTTCTAGGTCTATCTCTATAATAGCATACAATTTTAGGCTCGTCAAGACCATAGGCTCTCTTCATAACTACTACACAGAAATCGGACGGGTCTTGAGTCTTATCAGAAGTATCTTCACCACCCATATCAATACCGTCAATACCAGCTACATATAAATTTCTAGGAACCGATCCATGTTCTCCTCTAATAGGATGCTCAAGTATTTTAACTTTACCATTTGAATTACTAACAAACCTAACGCTATCTATAGCTTCTTCAGTATGTTGATTATTAGTAAAGTTATACTCCAACTGGCCTACGTCAATATGTGGTCCCATTTTATGAAGCTTAATATTAGCTAATTGTTCTGATAATAATACTGTGTTGAACTGATTATCTCCTTCTAGAGCCAATGCATCATCTGGAGTGAAACAGAACTCAGCACATGCTATTAAGTGTTCTTTAGGATTAGCTAATAGAGACTCTCTCTGTTCTAGATAGAATTTCTTAGCTTTCTCAGTATTAGTAACTCCTCTATTATCTACATACCCATCTCTAGCTACGAATGTATATGCAGGAATAAAGAAAGAAGTTAGAGCATAAGAACCATCTTTAGTATGATTATGCTTATATGGTAGGAAATTGTAACCTCCAGGATTATAAAACATCTTACTGAGTCCATCTAATGCTGGACCTTGGTCACCACCAGTTCCCCATACGAATCTAGTTCCGAATTTATTACCTAGAATCTCCACAAGAGCTGTACTCTGTAAGTAAGTCTTTACTAAGATTGGATTAGAACCAGATTCTTCAAAGAATAATCTATCTACACGGTCTCCACGAAGCTTACGAGGAACATCTACTACAAATCCCACAATATCTGACATGAATCCAAATTCTTCTCTATCTTTAGTAAGAAGGGAAGCCTTCTTATGCATGTCAGAATTATATTTCTGTCTTAAATGTCTCATACCACCTTCAGTATCTGCATTCAAATACTCAAGCTGCTCCCAACATTTACGGAGTACGTCAGTAACAAATTTCTCTGTAAATGCTACATATACAGTATGAGAACCTCTAACAGTAGTATATAGTCTAACTCCAAGTGACGCTGCAATTTCACTAAACACTTTGTTACCGTATAGGCTTTTTATCCTATACTTCTTATAGTTTCCTATAAGGTCAGCGCACATATTCATTCTTTTATAGAATGTTCCGCACTCGTGGGAGGATTATTACTCTCATTAACGTTCACCTCCTGCGCGTTACGGTGGTCAGCGATGAGCTGACTTACCTCGGTATTAACATAGTAACTAAACTTATTAAACTTTCTTGATAAATAGAAATTAGCATCATCATATAGATAATGATATAGTTTACTCACTTCGCTTTTAGATGAAGTAGATATCCTATACATATCATCACGTTTAAGATAATTAATATTTACATTAATATCATTCTTAGAAAGAACCTTCTGTATATCAGACAACATAGTAATTGTTTTACTACATATATCAAACTTATATCTAACTCTGTCAGCTTTACCCTTCTCTGTAGCTAACCATCCAGTAATACACCCATCTCCATCAAAATAACCTCTGATGAAATGTTTCACAAGGTCCTCAGGAATGCTTGGAATTTTGAGTTCTGCTACGCTTTTATTATATCCTATCCCTAAGTCTACTAAGGCATTACATAATTTGGAACTAGTAATGTCAACTCCAAATGATGCATGGGCATTTACTTTCATACCGTTTCTTCCAGTTACAATATGTGGTGCTACGGTAAACGTTCTAGCGTCTGGACTTATACTATCTTTAAATAAGTACACTATTTCAGAATCTCCAGACTGCAAATGAACTCTTAAGGTTTTGCGTTTCTCATCAATACTGCCATCAGCGGCATAAAATCCAAGCAGATAAGCTTGTAGTTCAGTTTCGATTGTATCGAAGAATGTATGTCTTATTCTTCTGTTAGATATATGATTGTTGTATAAGGGATAGTTATCCTCAATAAATTTTAATTGTTCCTTCTTAGTCATAATATTAAATTTAATAAGTGATTAATCACGTTAGTCTTCACCGATTTTGCGGAATTTATAGTCGGCTTTAGTTTATTGTGTCAACCGACTCCACGAGCTTTAAGGGCACATACATCCTTACTTAATTTCTCACATAGTTCTATGTAATGAAAGTATTCATATTGCTTACTAAAGAATGCTGGAAATGTAGTTTCACGACCAGAACCGGCTTGAGACACGTCAGTATTCTTAAGTCTGTAATAGTTTAAGAAGAAGTAATTATCACCTGTAATCCTATATCCATGTGATTCATATCCTTGATTACACCTTCTAAATTCCTCTACCCAAAAGTCATTATACTTCTTAGATCCCTTAGGATAGGAACAATACTTACCATCTCTTAATTTAATCTCTCTAGCTTCAGTAAACCATGCAGGATCAAAGTCTAACCCTCTCTCCTCATCTATTGGTCGATAACCAGTCAGTTCATAAGATAAAGTAGGATCGAAATATGTAATCTTCTCGTTAGCAGTAACATCCCATTCAAACTTAGTTTTAACTGTTGATTCCTTATTAATTGGCTTTACGTAAGGTATAGCCTCTACTAATTCGGGTTCTACTCTATTTATCAATTCTTGAACTGTTTCTGGAACTTCTACTTTCTTCTTAGGTCTTCCACGTCCAGCCATAATTATCTATCGAAATGTCCTATATCACCTTCACCTCTGACTCCAGTTTCCTCTTCCTGCTCTTTCTTATACATATATTCTAGTGACTTAAGTTCATCCACCACTTTAGAAACCGATTGCATCTCTTTCATAACATCATTAGTCTTCCAAATAGGTCTTCCAGTAATGGGATCTCTTTCACTTAAATCTATAGTATCGAAATAATCAGTAATTTTATCAACTACTCCTTGAGCGGCTTTGATAAGTTTAAGTGCTCTGGATTCATTTTGCATATCTCTATATTTCCTACATGCAGCTCTGAAGACTGGGTCTGACCATTCATCTTCACTTAAATTAGCATCTTGTAGACAAGCTTGGTGTCTGTCTTGTTCTGCGTAATCAGAATAGGGAGACGCCCAGTCTATCATTAGCCATATGTAAGCAAGCTCTCTATAAGCTCTAGATTTATAAATGCCTTTAGGGTCTTCTTTGGTCTTATTCCTCTCATTAGTCCATAGAGCAGCGAATTCCTTAATAAGAAGAACCTCTGGCTCATTTATAATCACTTTATTATTAGCATTATCAAATAGGAATACCTTCATAAATTATTTATACGATTTGCCAGCTAAGGCTTTCTTCTGAAATCCATTAAACTTCATCTCCCTGGTACTATCTGCTGAGCCAGGACCTCCGTTTATATGACGAATGGCGTCACCTTTAGCATTTGATGGAATACTCCATTTATTGCTAACTGTACTGCCCATATTCTTCTTAATACGTTTCTTAGCTTTACCACCACACTTGAATGCAACTAATGTGCCTCCATTTAACTTTTTACCTATTTTATTACTACGTGCAGCTGCTGCTTCAGATTGTGCCCTTCCACTACCCTGGTCTTTCATATCCACTTTAGTTTGTTCAGAAGGTGACAATTTCCTATAATCAGATGGAGTCATCTTCTTATAAGGAGTCTTCTTGTTACTTAGGTTGTAAATTCCCTTCTTAGTATGAATTGTATCATTCTTAGTGATGGTATCACCATTCTCATTCTTCTTAATTCTCTTCTTAGCCTTTCCTCCGCATTTATCTTTGAATACGTCAATTACTTTATTACCTTCAGCCATAGCCTTCTTTCTACACTTAACACAACCTCCAGCCATATATTTCTCAACCTCATATCCTTCTGGACATCTACCTTGAAGTCTCTTAATGTAGTCTATTCTAGCTCCGTCTTTAGCTTCCATTACTTTAGATTTATTACTCTTCCAATCCGTATATAATTTATTAATCTCTTCCATACCAGTATCTAATAAGAACTTCTGCAACTCTTCATCGTTCTTAGCTCCAGAGATAGCATATAAATAAGAAGCAAATTCTTTACCATCCTTATTTAAAGTACCTCCGTCTTTGTAAAAGAGAGGGCTAAGAACCCTCTCTTTATTATTGACTGACATTGTTATTCTACTTTTAATAAGTCCTTGGTATTAAAGACAGCCTCTTGAAGAACACCTTCAGTGGAGAACCATCTACATCTAATACCTATAAAGTAATCATCTCTCTTCTCATCTTTGGATGGTCTAAACGTCATAGTTTCCTTTTTAACTACAATCATCTTAGGCTTATAAGGAATATCTTGCCTAAGAGTTACCACCTCTCCTGGTAAATAAAACACTTTCTCTTCCATAATTACAATTTACTAAATCTCTCCTTTAATCCCTCATTAATAACCACTTGAACTTGCTGTTCAGCTACTACTTCAAATCCCTGTCTGAAGAATGGTACAGGTACTCCAGATGAACGTCTGTAATAAATATCGTCACCCGGCTTAACAAACTTACATAAAGGACTTACTTCTATCACATTAGCAACTACTGATAATTGATATTCTGTATCCTTCTCTCCAGTATCTGGATTCTTAAATGCTCCATCATATTCTGGAATAATAAGTCCACCTTTAGTTACTTCAATCTTCTGATATGGATTTTTAGCATAAGGTTTTACTAAGATATATGAATTAATAGGCATAATTTCCATTGAATTCATCTTCTCTGTAACTTCCTCAGCTTTAGCAAGCTCATCTTTAATATTCTCATTTAAAGCTTTAGTGTAAGCATCTACTGCCTTATTATGTGCTTCCACAGCAGCTTCCTTCTTTAAATCTTCAAATCCATCTGCACCAGCAAAGCTAATTCCTTTGCCACCAAACATTAAATCCATTGTTCCGTTGTTACTCATAATTAAATCATTACCATTTACCTGCGGGGCATACAGAATCTAAGTCTCTAACTTTAGCACTGAGTCTGCATCCGCATCCACGTTTATAACCATCTTTCTCTTCAGTTGATACATCTCCAGTTTTAGGATTCAGCCATAACTTACTACTACATAAGTATCCCAAAAATGAATCCTTTCTAATAGGACATTCTTTACAGATTCTCATTCGAGCTCTAGCTATATCAGCATTATTTCCTAGTAGCTCATTTAAATGTCCATTGACAATATTAGCTAATCCCATAGATTCTAATGAGTTTAAATATGGTCTTCTACTATTTAATATCTCAGAACTCAGCCTGAAGGATACTCTAAATTACATTAACTCATTAGAACTCTATAGGCTTCCTTTTATCCCTAAGTTCCTCTAATACACACTGCTTTCTATGATATTTAAGGAGTCTTTCAACATCATCCTTTAAATATTCTACTTCGTGTTCAGTAACATTGCCTGAATGATCATAATGTACTAATATAAGTTTCTTAACTACAAAGTCTGGATTTATTTGCTGAAGCATCCATGCATATAAAGACAATTGTAAAGTATAATGCACTTTATTACAATCCATTAGATTATTGATGGGATACTTCATCATTTGGCTCTTCTTAGTTTTAGTATCGAAGAATGACTTCTCATCCAGTTTCTTGTTGGTCTTATAATCTACGATATAAATATCATTGCCATCCTTAATTAATAAATCAATTTGTCCCGCCAATCGTACTACTCCATCGTCAGATTTGTAATAAATTAGATACTCCGGATAAACACCTCTTTCAATATCTAATTCATAATAATCTGCACTAACTTGAAATTCACCTCCCACTCCATACTGCTTAACTGTACATTTCTTTTTACCTGTATACATATGCTCTAAATCGGAATGAATAGAAGTACCTCTATCAGTTGATGCTTTATTAGTTCTTTGCCATTCATCCAGTATGTCTTGCTGTACAGAATTAAATTCTGTTTCGTCTAAATCATATGTATCTATAAAATACTTCTTATCAAATTTCTTAGTATCCAGTAGGTGTTTCTTCTCCATAGAGAACTGTGCAGGACTTAATAGTTTCTGCAATGCTTTATACTGTGACCAGAAATCTGAGTTAAACTCTTGACAATACTGACCAATTAATGTTGTTACTGAAGTATGTCTTCTACCATCATTCTCATTCCAATAGGTGTGGGTTAAGTTGTTGAAGCACACCTGACCATTCCTTTTGTCCACTTCCATAATACTCTTTAAATTTCTCCTTAACTGAGTTATAATCTAGTAAGATAGATATGCGTTGTGCATAAGGAGCTATAACTGAATTGTAATATCCCAAGTGATATTGCTTCTTATTCTTATACAGTATAACTATCATTCCTTTAGGGTCCTTTAATCCCATTAGTGGATAGAGGGCTGCTGATTTAGCATTACATTCCTCTAATAAAGTACACAAATTGGGAAAGGTTCTAAAGTAGGATTGAATACTATCCATACGTAAGAACTGATTATCATTTATAAGCTCTATCTCCTCACCGTAGTTCATATACTCCAAATTAGTCCATAATTTAATACGAGCTTTAGTATCATAACCTCTTCTTCTTTCTGTTAAGGCAGTTAAATAACGATAAGACAAGCCATGAGTGCTATTTAGCGTATTATGATAATTCAGTAATAATACATTAGATGCGTCTTTGTCTCCTTTCAGAATTGCATTCACATAATCATTAATGATTGGAGTAATCATCTTAGTGTATTCTTCAGCAGCTGCTTTATCATAAGCCTCTACTTTAGTATAATCTTCTAGAATAGCTTTTGTGTGGTTAGATACATGTATTTGCAATAATACAAATGCCAAACTAACTATTATGATAGTTTTAACATTAGTATTAAGCTTATCTATCCACTCGTACAACAGTTTAAGCTTGCCCAATAACATTAATCTGCTAATTAGAAGTTGATAGTTAATAATTCATTAAATTCCTTAGTACTTATTAACATTAACCCTACTAATCATTAATTCATCTAATTCATTTGATTATTTGCAAATATAGCCCTAAATTTGTACACAACAAAGTGATTTAAAGTGTAATTTAATTATGGAATTCAACGCAGAGCAATTAAGACTATTGGGTGATTCTCTAAGGGACAAATTTATTAATGCAGACTTAGATAGAATCCCTATGTTTGCTAGTGGTAATAAGCTAGTCAACAAAGATAAGAAAGGCAGTAAGATACATATTAAGAAGAAGAATAGAGGTAAATTTACAGCATCAGCTAAGAAGGCCGGACAAAGTGTACAAGAACATGCACGTTCTGTACTTAATAATCCTAATGCCACTCCTTTACAAAAGAAGAGAGCCAACTTCGCACGCAATGCGGCTAAATGGAAGCACTAGTTATGAAATTTAAGTATGATAAGCAAAGGAAACTATTGTTCTTCATAAATCCGTTATTTCCAGTAAAAGGATATCAGTATATGAATATCTGTGGTATTCTATTTACTAGAAATGAATCAGCAATAGATAGAATGACTGATTCAACGGTGCGACATGAAGTAACTCACACTAAACAAATTATTGAGATGGGAATCATATTCTATTATTTGTGGTATGTGATTGAGTGGTTAATTAGACTGCTAATTATGGCTGACAGTCACAAAGCTTACAGAGCTATATCTTTTGAGAAAGAATCTAGAGCTGCAGGGGCTGATCCTAATTATAATAGAAAGGTGTTTCAATATAGATGGATTAATTACTTATAATTATTAAAAATTGTATTTATGTCTAAGGTAAAAGAGGATACCGCCAAGGTTGACAATACGGCAGTAGTTAAGCCAAAGGTATTTGAAAGACTTAGAGTAACACCTAGGAAATACGAACTTGTCAACCTTGGCGGTACTCCGTCTAATGATACTAGAACTCCTGCTGAAAGAAATAAAGATTATCTACATCCCATTAAAGGAGCTAAAGAAAGATTTAAAGCTTCCATGAGCAATGAGACTAATCCCTTAGTAGGTATAGAGCGAACAATACTTCCTTCAGCAGCTGGTGCAGCACTAGTAACCACTCCAATAGCTTTAGCTAAGGGTGCTGGTTATGGATTTGGCATT